AAAATTTTGAGCGATAGAAATCTGTCTTTCATATTCTGATTTTGATTTACTTTTTTTCATTGTAAGAGATTCCACAGTATACTTACCATTAATTACAAACATTTTGTCCTCCTAAAGTGGACATGAATCTCATAAAACACATTTGATATATTCGTGTATTTACCTTTTACTTTAATCATTTGGGACGGTCTTCTTTGAGTATAAAATTTTTATCGGGCGAAATATTTTTTAAAGCCATTTTAAAAGAATAAATGAACTTTATAATCGACATATCTCTGGTCATAACTCTTGAATGTTTTAACTTTGATTCTTGTTGTTTCTTATTTACTTTTTCTCGGTTTTTTTCGTAATATTTCTTTCTACGTTTTCTACATGATTCTATATAGTTGAGATCTTTAGCGTGTTCTTTTGTCCACTTTGCTGCTCTTTCAATCATTACATCTCGATTTTTTAAATAGTATTCTCTACTTCTTTTTTTAAAATCGTTTAAATTTCTAACGTATTTTTCCTTTTGTTTTTCACTAAGCACTTTTTTATTTTCTTGTCTATATCTCGCATTCTTTTCAGCTATTTCTTTTTTATGAGTTCTGTTATATTCTGACGCAGCTTTCGCAATTTTTTCACGATTTTTTAAATACCATAATCTTTTATATTCACGATATTTTTCTCGATATTTTTCGCGATATTTTTCGCGATATTCAGCTTCTTTTTTTAACACTTGGACTATATGAGTTTTCCGGTATTCTCGTTTCTTTTTCAGAATTCCTTCGCGATTTTTTTGTCTCCATTCTCTCATCTTTTCTTTTACTTGTGTTTTATGAGTTTTCTGATATTCGATTGATCGTTTTATTTCTTGCTCTCTGTGAGCTAAATAATATTGTTTATTTTTTTCGGTTTGATTTCTCATTATTCTTTCATCAATTTAAGCATTTGCATCAGTTCTTTTTTGGTGATCTTTGTAACTTTATCACTTGGTTTTATGTGAACGGCAGAGCCAACTATTTTCCATATAGACTCTTCAATTATTACTCCTTTTTTATTTGATTCCGCAATCAAATATTGTTTTTGTTCTTTGATATTCAATATTCTGCCATCTGGAATGATTTGTTTTAACACGTTTGGTGGGGAATTAAGTAAATCAACGAGAATTGTATCTTCTTCCCCATCACGGATTACCAACATTGGAATTGTACCTTTTGCGATTTTTTGTTGTTCAGATATAGGCAACTTGCAATTTTGGAATGGTGTGTAAAGAAATTCTGGTAGTATATTTCCTCTGCCAACTCGTTCTAAGAAATTCAAAACAGCATACGAAATATTGAATTCTCTAAATCTTTCTTTTACATTCGGATCCTTTTTTAGCAATTCAATATATATTTTGCCAGCTTCTTTAATATGTTCTTTCACGCCATCAATGTGTTGTACTATCTCGGCAATCATATCGTCAATTTCTTTTTGTAGAGACTTTTCTTGCACAGACTCATGAAATCCTTTTTCTTGCAAAAATATTTGTTCATCATTCATATCATTTTGCCTTTTTTAAAATATTGAAATAATCATGCAAAGTGCAATAAGAAAATTTCACTTTGTGAGTTTTAAATTTTGAGGTCAAAATTTTCTGACCTTCGATTGCGTCTTTTTCTGTATCTGTCACCAATCTTGCGGATGGATTATCAATTCTGTAAATAACCCACATTGAATCAATTATATCAATACTTCTCGAATACAGAACTTTTATTTGTTTTGCAGAATCCATATTTATAACTCCAATTCTAATTGATCTGGATCTCTCTTAAAATTAATAAATTCAGGTGTGTCATTAATATCTTCCTTCGCTAAATCTTTCACTGCTATATAATACCCGCCATGTTCTTGTTTGATCATTTCTCCACAATCAAGACATTGTTCGCAATAAGATTTTCCTTTCGGAAATTTTCTATACCGTAATTCAATATTTTTATGTAAACAACTCATATTATCCCATATCTCTTGATTTTGTAAATTACCATTTCAAATCTTCTTTTAGATATATTATAGATCTTATTGCTGAACTTGTAAAGATAAAAAGCGTAAAATTCTTTCATGAGCACTATAAATTCTCAAAATTTTCAATCTATCCGGATTCAAAAAGGAACTCCTATTTCCGCCATTCAAAATGTTACTTTTGATGTAAATTTTTTTAATGGAGATGATTACAAGGAGGAAATTTATTCAAAACCAACAAAATACGATATTGTATTATGTTTAGATGGAACTAATGAATCTAATGCTGGTACATATATTTCAAATGCTTCTTCAATTCTTCAAATGATTAGAGAATTAATTTCTTCAGGATTAGATGTAAAAATAGCATCAGCGAATATTGGATGGATTAATCCGGCAACTTCCAATCGCAGATATAAGAAAACAGAAAGTTCTGATAATTTTCTTCAAAATGAATGTCTTACTTATTTCCCTAATTATGCTTATGATCCATCAGATACATTCTCAAAACCATTTTTTATTATTAATGAAGATCGTTTTTTTACTCATGCATATTGGCAAGCTGCCAATTTTATAGTTACTACAATTGAATATTTTTTACCTAAAGTCCCTTTTACTAGAGCAAAAATTGGTATGGCCAAATCTGTTTTAGATCCATTATTTTATATAACTAATGGAAATTATCCTTTAAATGATTCAGAACGAATGAGTTGGTTGACTTCCAATTATGTTTATCATGTTGAAAAATTATTATTTTTTACTACCACGCCAATAGCAAGGAATTATGCTGATGTTTGGACTGATCCTCAATCTTTTGAAGATTGGCAAAATAGAAATGGGTGGTTCTTAAATCCGGAATTTTATAATATTAATGATGTTTACGAATTAAAAATGTCTAATCCATTTAATATCTTAACAACAACTACTGATTTTTTTCAATATGCAAAAAGAGATGGTTCTCAATTAATTTATATTATCATGGGAAAAAATCGTGATGATTATTATTCTTCATGGTTTGATGAATTAATTCATATTGCCAACAAAGATATTTGGGCATTTTATTTTACAGAATCATTCAATTATACTCTTTATGATTCAAATTATCTTTCTGGCATGACTGATGTTGATACAGATTATCATACTGCTGATAAAGATGTATTCGCTAAAAAATTATCTGAAAATGCATGTGGATATTGGCTGGGGTCTAATACTTTTTCTACTATGATTACCAATACCAAAAATCAATTACTCAATCCTTTAAAAGATTTACAAGTCAAATATGTGCATGATCAAAAATTTTTAAACTATATAGCTACTTATACAAGTAATGCGATTGATATTGAAGAAACTAATCCATTTCTTGAAATTGGTGATTTTACTCAACCAGTAATTTCAGATATCAATATTGTTTATGATGAAATAAATACAAGATTTATTTTTACACATATTTTAAAAGATCCATATGATTTAACTGGTATTGATCATTCAGATGATATAGATTTTTTCAAACGTATAAAAATGGAAATTTACTATTATGCAAATGGTAATCTTGCTCATTCCGAGATTGTGTTTTCTTCTAATTCAAAAATTATCTACATTCCTTATCAAACATATGGAGAAGATTTTATTTTCACGAGAAGTTTTGCTATTGATAAATATGGCAATGTTCATGTTGCTCCTAAATGTGCTATCTTAGGAAAATTTACATATCCAAATAAATTAGCTATGGGTGCTCCTTCTTGTTGTGCGAGTTTACCTGCTTTCTATATTGGTGAAATTTCTTGGCCAAATCTATCAGTAAAAACTCCATATTTTGAAAACAATGAATTATGTTTTAAATTGTTTACTGATGATAATAATCTTATCCCTGATAGTATAACGACTCATATAACTCTCATTAGCGATGATTTAAGAGTCGTATTAAATGAGGCTACCTTAACCAATAACAATGCTATAAAACGCTTTGCCGTATCTAAGAATTATCTACACACGGGTTCCTACTACTATTCAATTAAATTAACTGATGAGGTCAAAACAAAAGTATTTGATGGATTTTGTCAATATTGGCATGATGCAGAAAATTCATCATTACAGACAATTTATCAGAATTGGGCAATTACAATTCAACAAGTAACCACAGGGTGTATTATTGATTTAAGTCCTCCAAATATTTCTGATTCATATATCGATATATATAGAAATGGAATAAAAATAGCAACTGTGGAATCTGGAGAAAGAAAAATTTATCATGATTCTACAGTAAATCCATCTGATGTAATTAATGGACATATTTTATACGAAGCAAGATTAATAACAAAATTTGAACAATTTAGTTCTATAGTCAATACAGAAATTACTTTATTAAATGGTAATTGGAATGCAAGTAATTCTTATTTAGACCCATTCACCATTGATAAATCTTTATTACAATATTACAATGGATATAATACAGAATATCAAGTTGGTAAAATTAATTTGTATGATGCAAGATTTTTCAATATATTAATTGGAGATTTCACAAGAGATGCTAATGCAAGATTTCAAAATGCCGAAGTTGCCGGAGGAGGAAAAGAAGAAGCAGATCAAGAATTTTTAGAAGAATTTAATTCAGTTACTACAATAATGCCAGAATATTTTATTCACGATTCTTCGATCATTCTCAGATTTATAGAATCAATTTCTTCACAAGATAAAAAATTTGAAACAGACAAACTTTTCGATTCATCTTTGTATAATTTTGGATTAATTGGAAAATATGTAGATACATGTATCATATACCCATTTCGATATCATAAAACATATAAAACATTATTACCAATATTTGCATTTAATATCACAAATGCTATTGTTAAAAATTATGTTGTAAATGGAATTTCATTTTCTTTGAATATTCCAAAAATTGGAGAAATTAAAAATACACGAGACACATTTTATTTATATACTTTATCAAATCCTTTAAATGTATATTATGGTCATAGTGGAACTGGAATTTCAATAGAATTTAAAAAAGACATGATTCCCGGAGAATATGGGCTCATTGAAAATACTAATTTAAATTACAAAAGTGGATTTTTTTTCAATAGTAAATTAATTAAAACAGATCAAAATGGAATCATGTCTTTTATATTCAATAATTATGAAATATCTTTAAATTTTTCTACAATTGCTTATTTTGTTTCTAAAAATAATATGGAATTGTTTAAAGAATATATTTTTCAAATAGGAGAAGATATAAATCAATTTTTTGAAATTGCTTACGATAGCGAAACAAATGAATTAATTCCAAATGAATATTTGATTCAATTAACTGTTTATCATAATGAAATGTTTATTTACATGTATAACTATAATATTCGCAAAGAAGCTTTTGTATATCAATTTTTTACAGATGAACCAATTACCCCATTAACACATTTCGGTATAAAATTCCAAAATGGTGGTGGATCTTTAGTGAACCCTGTGATTTTGAATCTTGATGATTATTATTGCGGAACTATTACTCTAAATAATTTTCTGCCTGTAATTGCTACTATAGATTCAACACAAGTTAATGAAATTATAAAAATTGGTTCTAATAATAAACCAATTTTTAGTTTAACAAACTATATTTCACAATTTGAATCATCTTATAAAACATTTTCAGATATAGATAATTATTTTCCAATAGAAATTACCAATTACGATTTCACAAATTTAATAATCAATAAAATTACAGGAAGATCTGCAAAAGAACGATTACTTATGGCAAACTTAACTGAAATTCATCAATTATCATTTGTCAAAGATTATGCAAATGTAAGTAATTTATTAGCAAATAATGAATTATTTGTTGGACAATCTATGAATATTGATGATGATACTGTTTCTTTAAAAATAAGAATTACAGAAAATCCTACTGTATTAACAATAATATCTCCGGATAGTTCTACTATTACTTATTCATTTACTGAAATTCGTTGGCACGAAATGATAATTTCGAATATTAATTCAGAAATATTTGTAATTCTCGATGGGAATATTGTGAGGATGTTAACTGAAAATTCTCCGAGCATTAGTGAATATACTATTAAATTTAATGAATTTGTTGAAATCAAAGATGTATATACGACACAATTGATAAATAATAGAAAGAAATCAATAATAACATTGGATGCATTGAATAATATAAGGATTTTCACAAATTTAGTTTTGAAAGAAAATTGGGATATCAGCACATCATTTGGAAATATTTTGCAAAATTATTGGGATAATATATTAAAAAACGCAAAAATTATATCAGAACATTATTATGATTGGGAAACAAAAAGAAATATCATTTATTTTTATTTTTTACCATACAAGAATGTTAAGATTGATTTTTTACAAACTTTTGGAACAGATTTAAATCTTTCTATAGAATTGATTAAAAATGGAACAAAAGAAGTTTTTCCGAATTTTGTATACACAATGACAATTCAAAATGAATATATTAAATTTGAAATTGATGAATTTAATATAAATAAATTTTCAGAATCTTATATAATTAAATTTGTGATGGAATATAATGGAATTGAAAGAGCAGAATATTTTGATTTTTGTTTAACACAATTTTTCATGAAAGAAAAAACAATTAATATATATAATCAACTTGTTGATGGGCAATTTAAGGTTTATTTATTAAAACACACTTATAGTGGTGATGAAATTTTACAAAGTGTAACACAAGAAGGCGATAGAGTAAATATTATGAAAATTTAAAGTTAAAATTCTAAAAAAAAAGAATTGTTTAATGAATTTTAAAATTTCAAATTACAATAAACTTTGAAAAATAATGAAATTATCTCAATTAATTAAAAATTCGGCAGATTTGGAAATTGGCGATGAAATTCTGATGGGAAAATTTAGAAATGTCCCTGCGGTTGTGACTGGATTTGGCACAGGCACACACGGACAGCCGACAATCAAAACTACAAAAGGAGAGAAACCTTTATATCGATTTCGAATAAAGAAGTTGCTTCCAAAGTCTGAACAGAAATAAGAAAGAAGAGATTTTCTTTTTTGGTGCAATAATGGAGATCAATCTTTAAGTATCAGAATATTTTTTATACAAGGTTAAAATTTTACAAAATATAAGGAGTGAAATATGAACATTTCACAAATGATTAAAAAAGCCATAGAAGAATTAACTACTATGGATATTCTAAATCAGTATAAAAATGAAATTATGAAATTAATTCAGAAAATAAAAGAAATTCATCGTCTGAATCTTTCCGATAAAGTTGCATCATTACCAATATTATATGGAAAATTCGGAAAATATGTTCTTAGTTATTGTGAACGTGGATTTGTAAAAGATGAAATTGTAGCGAATGATATATCTCTAATGATAGATTTTAACAAATATGATATAAAGAAAATTTTAATTGAGATTATTCAATATTTGGATAATATTATAAAAAGAAATTAAAATTTTTCTCAATAGGAGAATTTATATATGCCTTCAGGAAATTTTGACTCGAGTGTGCTAGCTGGTACTCTAAATGGCTATCAAAAAGATCTATCCAATGGAGTTCTATTTGCTTCATATAGTGATAGTAATACTGTAACACTTTTAAATCTTGATAGTTTTTCTACATCTTCTGCATTATCTACAATCAATGGTCCCGGAGGAATTACAAAAGATGTGGGAATGTTAATCGATCCTGTATCTCATATGTTATTTTTAGCAAATCCTCTAAGTGGAAGTTTTCAGGCATGGGATACAACGTCACCGAATTCTCCCTCGCAGAAAACTTCTCAAATTACTAGATTCCCATCATTAGGTGTAAATTATTTTCCAAATAATTCGAGTATCAAAGCTCAATGTCTTGATTTAGCTAATCGTTTAGTGTATTGGATTTCATCAAAAGTTTATTTCAATAATTCTTCTGGAAATTATGTTTCTTACGATTACATTATTGCTCTCGATATAGTAGATAGAACTTTTGTTGCACTTTGGGAAAATACAAGAGAATATTCTACTGCTGTGTATCCAACTGGACCACAAGTTTCTGATTATGGCTTTGTTAATTGTGTTGCTGATCCTTACAGAAAAGTTTTATATGTAATGTGCGATGGATTAAATAATCATGGAATTCTTACCTATTCTGTAGATACTGGTATTTTTCAACAAACAGGAACAATTGTTGATTCTGGAACTGCTACTTCGGGTTCCACATTAAATACTTTAGAAGATACATCTAAATCTTGGACTACAAATGTTCATGTCGGACGTTTATGTCGATTAGTTTCTGGTACTGGTGTTGGTCAAATAAGAATTATTACAGCAAATACAGCAAATACACTTACTGTTGGGTGGCAAAAATTCAATGTGGCAATTCCAACTAATACTACTCAATACGAAATTTATAGCACTTCCTTTGTCAATTATTTTGTAGATCGAAAAATGTTTTTCATCGGATCTAATTCTTCATCAGATTGTATTCATTATATCGATACAACAAATTCTAGTACTACAATTGGAAGAATGCTTGTTACAACTGGAGCAAAATCGCAATTAGCAATCAATAATGTAATGGAAACTGGTCAAGTAGATAGTGCTACAGCTTCTACAATATCAGATGTTAAATCTTGGACATTAGATCAATTCAAAGGTAATTATGTAAGAATTTCCGCTGGTACTGGTGTCGGACAAGTAAGAAAAATTGCAGGAAATTCATCAACTGGTGATATTACAGTGGAAATAAATTTCTGGATAATTCCAGATGGGACTTCTACTTACGAAGTTCTTCAAAAATTTAATGTCTATGAATATGATGATCAAAATAATTATATTCCTGTGGTTCTTCAAAATGATATCTATCTCTATGATAGAGCTACTTATCCTGCTGGTGGATCTCAATTATGGCATATTTATAGCTCATACGAATATATGGATTCTAGTTGGGATTATTATCATAAAAAATTCTTGGTTTGTTTAAATAATACAGATCATGATAATATTGTTTATGACTATTCTGGAAGTACTGCAAATCCTGTAGAATCTTATAAAACTTCTACTACTGGAAAAATTGCTTTTATGAATTTCATTCGTCAGGTTGCCTATGTATCAGAACCTACACCAATTGAATTGCATTTCTTCGATTATTATTCAAATATGAAAATCTATATTCATGTTTATGAACGTTACAATCCTCCTGGAGGAAGTGTTACTGCATTCATGAATTATGGAGGTTCATTTAATTTCGTCAACCCTGGAGGACAAGGGCATCAAATTTATTGCGACATCTGGGTTTATGATCCGGATAATAATCCGCTCGAAGACGTTCAGGTGGTCGTAACCACAACGGGCGGAACTACAAACCGCCCGACGTTTACATACTGGACTAATGCATCTGGTAAAGCCAGAAGAACTTCTGCTGGGGGATCCGAAGAACAACCTTCATTTACAGTTATTAGTCCCGGGCAAGTGTTTGTTTATGTAGCTGCAACTATTTGATCCGCAATTACTTACGACTTAAAATTAATTGACCACAATCCCAGATACGATCTAATTTATTATTTAGAATATTTTCTAAATCAGAATTAAGAGGATTATAAGATTTCATTTTAAAATCTAAAATTTTTGAAGAAAAGAAATTGTAGTTGGTATAAAATGATTTTGGTGAAAGCATATCTATCAATTCAAAATTATTTTTCAGATAAAAATTTCCACTTTCGAATCTTCTATCAATTTTGATAATTACAGATCCTAAAATTTCTTTTAAGAATTTTTCAAAACTTCCAATTACTTCTAGATTTAATTTATCTCCATATCTCAAGATTTCATTATCTTTCAAAACTAACACAGATATTAATTCTTGATTATAAAACAACCCTAATTGTTTATTTGATTTACAAGATCCTTGAATATGATTTTTTTCTAAAAATTTATTAGATTCTTCTGATGAGATTTTCTTTAAGACACAATCTACTGAATCAATTTTATTTTCAATCAAATTTAATTCTCTCGAAATTAATGATTTAACAATTTCTTGTTTATGAAGCCATTCTGATTCAAAAATATGAATTACAAAAATATTTTTATTTTTAAAAAAATAATCTGATTTATTTAAATGGTAATATGGATATTTACATCCTCTGATTTCTGAATGATAATATAAACCATCATATTCAATTCCAATATTTTTTGATGGAACCAAAACATCAAGTTCATATTTATATTTTCTAAAGCCTTCGAAATATCTTTTATTACGTTTAATTTCAATATATGATTCTAACCATTTTTGGAGTTTTTGCTCAGCAAAAGAAGTTCCAGTTGTAATTGGAAAACAATTTAAACATCTAGGGATTATATAATCTGTAAATTCTAAATTACATCCTAAACACAGCCATTTATATGCAAAATTACTTCCTTTATATTCATTTATATCGAATAATGGTTTTACTATCTTCATGTCTATTAAATATTGTTTATAATAAATATCAAATTTTGTGCGAGTCATTTTTGTTATTTTTGCTTCGAATTTATCAGGATTATTTTTCCAAAATTGATTAATTTTTTCTTGAATAATTGATGATCCAAATGGATTCTCATGACCTAATGTTTTTAGATTATGTGCTTTAATTTGATTTTGAATAGTTTGTGACATAAATGGATTTGGGACACCTAAATTATCTATATTTTTTTTAACAATTTTTTCTTTAATTTCTGGTAAACAAAATGGCGAATTTTCTCCATTCCAATGCACTTTTGCTTTATTTTTTACTTCTGGAGAAGCACTAGGACTAGAACCATTATATTTTTTCTCGCATGTTTTTTTCATTTTTTCTTTTACAGTAGGATCACATGCAGGTCTTGGGCCATGATGAACTTTATTATTCGTTTCTGTAATTTTTTGTTGGATAATCGGAGAGCCTAAAGGACTTTTATATCCATATATTTCTATACATTTATTTTCTGTTTTTTTACGAATCGAAGGACATTGTTGAGGATTTCTATAGCCTGTGTTTTCCTCACATTTATTTTGTGCTTTTTTCTTCGCCGATTCGGCTTGCATTGGATTAGTTATACCTTCACCGTATTTAGCTTCCCAAGTAGCTTGTTTCTTTTTTATGCCATCCTCGGAATGCAAATTGCATGTATGTCCACATGTATCCAGATTTTTTTGTTTAGTTTTTTCACGAACAGATTTTAATTTTTGAGGATTATCTGTCCCCAATGTAATTCTCCACTTAGCTTGTTTCCTTTCGTAAATTATTTTACGACCTAATTCTGAACTTCTACATTCTTTAGAACAAAACCATTTTCCCTTTACTTCTTTTTTACAAATAAGACAAATAGTATTCATATTATCCTTTCAATGAGAAATTGAATGTCCATGATGTATTATACCCTTTACATTTTATACCTTTCATTCTATCTTCTATTCATGAAATACATTGTGATTATTTTCTATTATCATTGAATATTTACAGTGAACCCACAAATGATTTTTTAAACAAAGAATCCCTATTTCAAATATTGAAAGATAATCACATTGATATTAAACTAACAAAAACACCAGATGGTTTTGAAAAGATGCATTTTGCTTATATAGATGAAGATTCTATAAAAATTTACACAATTGTATTCACAAAATCTGCGATTTACTCAATAGTTGAAAACAGAGTTGAATTAGGTGATTTTTACAAAGTAAAGGATGAGATAATTTTAGAATGTATTCCTATTGAAATGAATTCTAATCACGAAGTTTACAGAGCATTGATTAATCATCGAAGATCTATTTTGAATATCAAACACAAAAAGTCATTAAATTTGAATTCTGATTTAAAATTATTTTTAATTATTTAATGATAAATAAATTTTAAGGAGGATTAAAATGGCTTTTAAAAAGAAATCAACACCTATAAATGCAAAAATTAAAAATGTTTCTAAAAAAGAAGGTGGAACAGAACCAATTGTTTTACAATTAAAAAATAGAGCAAATGTTCCAAACATAAAGAAAAAATAATTTACTTAGGCTATCTTTAGAAAAAGGATGGCCTATTTTTTCTCTAAGATAATTTTTACATCTTTATTTTCTGATAAAAATTGAGTAAGTTCATTCTGAGTAACTTCGAATAGATTCATCATTACAAATCTAGCTTTTTCAGAATTTAAATTCATTAATTCTTGCCATAATTTACCAACTGTCATTTAATTTCTCCTTCTTCTATTAAGAAATACCCTTTTTATGGATAAATGAGGTTTAAATCTTTAAAATAATTGTTCACAGAATAATTTAAAATGACAATTAAAATTTCATTATGACAGAACTCAACAAAACTCTAAAAACAGTATACACAGAAGTATTTGGACCAATTACAGAAACTTTAAATTGGTCTTATTATAATACAAATGGACATTTCAAATTAACACAACGAAATATTTATAATTGGACTTTAAAAGAGAATGGATCAACAAGATATGAAATCTTGAATTCTTTTGCTGAAACTCCAACACCATTAATAGATGGAAGATTCCTTACATTTACATTAAATAATAAAGATATTGCGTCAACTATGACTTTTATAATAGATGGAAGTTCAAGATCTCTTGTAGTTTCTAATGTTGCTGTTTGGACAATTCCTTTAGCTGGACACGTTAATCTTATTGATAATAATCCATTAGGAAAATCTACTATTATTTTTAATCCCGGAGATACTCCGACAGCTTCAATTACAACATCTTATCAAAAAGTTATAATTTCTCAGAATTTTCACCAGGACATTACACCTTCTGGGACAATTACATCACCTAATAGAGCGTTCATTGTTCAAAATAATTATATTGATATTAATACAATTTCTATTATTAAAGATGGAGCACCTTTTACATTTATTCCTATAACAGATTTAGATTTATTAAAAGCAGGAAGAGTATTGGTTCGCGATAATGAACCTGGATCAGGACAAACAGAATTGCAATTTTATATTTCAGATGCGCCAAGAGCTTCTGTTACTATTTCTTATATCCATCACAATATAGTTACTGATGAAATTCCTGTTGGTAATATTAATGGCATCAATATTTTATTTGCAATTGCAAGTAACACAATTCAATTAAATACTTTGACAATTGTAAAAGATGGGATTGTATTTCCTTATGCATTAACTTCAAATGCTCCAAATCAAAATGAAATTCGATTTATTTCTGATAATCCATCACTTGGACAAAGCACAATAGAATTCAATCCTATTGATGCTCCAACTGCTTCACTAATTGTAAATTATCATCATTCAGGAATTTCTGTCTCAAATGAAGTTCCTACCGGAATAATCACAGTACCCAATAAAGTATTTACAATACCTTATGATGATTTAGATGAAGGATTATCAAGTATTTTCAAAGATGATAAACCTTTTGAATTTACAAATATTTTTTCCGGGATACCAACTCAAGGTCAAGTTCTTATTGAAAATGATTTACCATCTGCTGGAAATTCTAGAATTACATTTCATGTAAATGATGCCCCATTTCAAAATCTGAAAGTCAGTGGAATTAGTTTTGATACTATATCAACAACTATTACTAATGAATCTGCTATCGCAATTATTGATGGACAAGGATTAACTTTTTCTTTAGCCAATGATAATATTGAAGCTAATACATTAATGATTTTTAAAGATACACATCCATTTGCATTTACCGAAGTTAGTGGATTGCCAGCTCAAGGGCAAGTAAGAATTGAAAATCAACAACCAAGTTCTACAAAAACTCGAATCACATTTAATATTGCCGATGTTCCAACAAAATCTTTACTTGTTGATTACAGATATGACAGACGATATAATATGGATAAAGCAGATGGAAGAATTTACAATGTAACTATTCCTCAAACAAGCACAATAACTATTGATTATTATTATTTATTACCTTGTGATATTCTTCAATGGTCTAATAAAACTAGAAGATTTTTAACTTACGATATAGATAATTCTACTTTTCATGTTTGGAGAGATGATAATTATGATGTTGTTCATTCTGAACAAATCAATATTAAAGACTATAGAAATAAAAATATAATTGATAGTATTGGTAATTTATTTCTTCTTCATAATGAAGGACATAGTAAATATTTTATCATTAGTCGAAATGGACAAATGGACCAATTATCTTGGAATCAAGAAGTATATCCTCCTAATAATGGAACAGAAATTACTTATGAACCAGATCCATGGGTTCAGGGTTTTTGGACACATGAAAGATATCCAGTTTTTGATGGATATATTATAGAAGCAGCATGTTTGTCTACAACTCAAAAATATGTTAGAATTTTGGCTTCTACTACTTCTAAAAAAATTGGATATTCATATGAACTTCATACTTTTAATTATGATTTTACCAATAATAAATTTGTGGCTTTAAATACAACTTTTTTTGCACATGCTTTTGAAAAAATATTCATGATTCATGAACGATTTGCTTTAATTGATGGGTCAGGATATACAATTCCAAAAGAAAATGAAATTTTTACTTCAATTACTTCAATAGTTACAAATGTTGCTTCTGAAAATTATGTTGTTATTGGAAATTATGCTATTTTCTCAAGAACTGGTCTCGGTTTAGTAAAATATGATACTACAACTCAAGACACTATTAGTGTGGTAAGTTCTACGTTTACTACAGATCGTATCGACTGTTTAATTGATAAGGATAGGGGATATACCTTTATCTCTTCCGGAAACGGTTGCATTGAAATATTTAATGCAACATTAACTTCTAAATTAGGGCAAATTAATGTACGTTCTTACACTTCTGTATGGGATGAATCTCGTCAATCAATAGTTGGTATGGCATATGATCCTTATTATAAAAATTTATCAATTGTAGTTCGCTCCACTTTTGAAAAATCAACCATTTTGAATTTAAGAATAGATACAATTGGTGGAATTTATTTAAGAGAATCTATAGTGACATGTGTCGCACTTCAGGCATGTAATGATTATATGGAATCAAGAGTGATTTTTTCTCAAAATTTACCTCATCAAATTCATTTTGATGAAACTCCTTCGTCTAGAAGAATTAATACTCCGATATTCAACAGTTCAAATTTATCTTGGACAACAGATTTAATACAAGATAAAACAGATGCATTTTATTTTCATATTAATGATTCAGGACAAGATAAAATTCATAGAGTTTCTTTCGAAGGGAATTTAATTGAACCATATTACCAAAGTTTCAATTATGATAATGTAAAAATAATGCAAGATGGGCATAAAATTCAATGGACTGATAATGTATTCTTATTACAAAATAATTTTGAAAATATTACAAAATTAGAAATGAATAAAACTATATCAGGTGCAAAAGATTTTTATATCACTCAACAAGGTGCTGTTACAATCTATAATCAAGATATTGTATTTGCTGGATTTCCAGGATTTCATTTATTTGGCAATAATTATATTCATGATGCATTTTATAAAGATGGATTTTTACATTTGTTTGATAAAAAAGGTAATGTAGTTAAAGTTATTGATGATAATTTATCGACTATTAGAAATACTCATACAACTGATAATTTTACAAAAATATCTGAATCAATTTCTTATATCGTTGGATTCAATATTGGAGATACAAAATTCTATTATTATAATAAGGGACAAGAATCATTTCGCACAGAAACGTTTCATTTGATTCAATTAAATAATTTTTATGTTGCTGATGTAGTAGCTTTCGGGTCAATGTGTGTTACATCTGATCCAAATAGAAAACAGCTTTGTTCTTATACTGGTCAGGGATTAACTTATACCGAAAAAAATGATAGAATTGTAGAATTGCATTATGAAGATGAATCTCATTTCTATGGATATGATTATTTTAATAAACGATTGATTTTATATAATGAAGATTATTCCGAAGATTCTTATTTGCCACTTAAATATCCTGCTACAAGAATTATTAAAAATGGTTCAAATTATTTCGGAATTGATGACAATAATAAAATAGTATTCGAAATTAATTTGGGAGATTCTACATCAATAAATACTCATGTCTTAAAATCGGCAATTCCTGCAACTAATAATGGCTACTATTTATGGGCAATTATTAAAGGTCCACCTCAATTTCACGGAACTTATCGAGTATTTAATGAAGTTGGTGATAATTTAATCCATATTTATAATCATTCAACTGGTTTATTTGTAAAAGATATGATTTGCGATTTTATTCCTGAAGCTTATGTTGCTTCAACAAATAATCCTGGTGTTTCAGAAGATGATGATGTATATGATTTATTGATATTCGCAATTTCTTATAATGAAAATAAAATACAAACATTTAGATTCGATGTAATTGGAACTATTGAAGATGTTTTTACTTTTGAAACATTCCCAAATCATTGGCTATTTATGAGATCTGCAATTATTAATAATTCTACATATAGTCCAAATACTTCTCAATACACTGGCATTAGCAGCTATATAACTGCTTCAAATAATTTGTTTTCTAAAGATCTGCAAATTTTACAAAATCAAACTCATGTTTTTACTATCAATAGTTCTAGAATTAGTTGTTTTACAAAAAATCTTGATATGTTATGGTCTAGAAATTTTGCTCAATATCCATACACAGGAACTTATGTAAATTTAACTGTTGATGATGATTATATGTGGATAATTTATACAAATTTAATTAGAAGAATTGATTATACAGATTTATCTTCTACTAATTTTGCAATAACTGGAGCAAATATTACTGGTGCATATAAATATAAAACAACTGAAATTATTTATACTAGTAATAATCTGATTTATAACTATGCAACCACAACTCAAATAAGTACTAATTGGTCATCAAAAACTAAAGAAATAGGTGTGATTAATGTTTCTGGAATTTTATCTGCATTTTCAATTAATCCATATGAATTCATAGTAAATGGTGATGATTTTGCATTTATTAGTGGTCAATTTATTGTAAGATATGATAATACAAATAATAAATTTATTTATGCAAGATTTGGAAATTTCACTCCTACTTCTTTAACTTATACAGGAACAGAAATTGAATTCATTTGTAATGATACTTATTATAAAGTAAATCATACAATGTCAGTCATTTTAGATTTCACGAATATTACAGGAACTTATACAGATCCATTTGATTCAAATACAATAAGTAATATTAATGGGGTAAATTTAGCTGACACATCTAAATCTTGGACTGTTAATGAATTTACTGGAAAATATGTATCAATAGAATTTAAGAAAAATAGAATTGGTGAATATATTTTAAATAACACAAATAATATTTTAGCATTACAGAATTCTAGTATTACATGGACTTTAAATTGTTCTTATCAAATTGTAATAAATTATGGTCAACCATCTCAGCAAGTTGTTGATTCCGGAACCGCTACTGTAGTTGGTAGCACATTAACTGACACAATTAAAACATGGACTGTTAATGGACAAACTGGTCGTACAGTTTTACTGGATTTTGGATATGGATCTACAATAGATGTTATAATTAATTCAAATACTTCTACAACTTTGACTTTAGCATCTATTCCTGTAAATTCATTACATCCATCATATTATATAATTGATAGTTTTGAACAAATGAATACAGGTAATTTTGTTGGTATTACCAAAAATGCATCTACTACATTTTTAATGACAAAAAATTACATTAAAAATTTAACAAATAAAAGAAATTATCGTCCTATTGGCGTTATCAAAAAAGCTATTGTAGATAATGTGAATTCTGATATTATGTATTATTATGATTTATATTCTGAAAAAATTTTTAAAACAACTATTTCAACATGGCCAAGAATTAATAGAACTAAATCATATATGATTACAAATACTTATGCTGGCAATTTAGAATTTACATTTGACGGAATGAATTTATCATATAGAATTGCCGCTAATGCATTAGAAACAATTAGATGGAGTGATTTCTCATCATATCAAAAAACATTTAATTTCTTTACGAATATTCATTTAAAAGAACGAATAAATACTATTGGAACAATATTCATTGCTGATGATGCAAAAAATTTATATGTTTATGATGAAACAAATGCTAATGAATTAAAAATATTTGATTTTGAAAAATCGTTTATTTATTGTAAAAAAGTTTTTAACAGCACTTCAATTTATAATTTTGAAACAGGAATGTTGCATGAATTAGATTTAGCTACAAAACAAGGATCTAGCAAATTATTTTTTGCTGAAAATTATTTAAACACAGGAGAAATTCTTAGTTTAAAACATAGAATTTTTAATCCATCAATAAATATATTTCAAGCATTATCAGATGATGGGATTGATTTGAAACTATTAGAATTTAATACTTCTACCGAAACATTCGCAAGAACAACTTTAATAAATAATTTACCAGCAGCAATCAAAGACACTCATCAAATAAATACTGATCGATTTATTAGAACTGAAACAAATAAATTATACCAATTTAGCGGAAATACATTTTCTGAATTTGATTCAAATTTATTTAATGTTATTTCTATTTATGTTAACAAAATAATTGACGAATACATAATCTTATACCAAAGCAATACTGGTGATTTAATGTATCGAGTAGGAGATAATTCTACTTATACAACTAGAACTCTTACTGGGAATTGGCCAATTACACTGGCTCAATTTGCAGTCATTGATAATTTAAATGTTGTAATATCAAATTCAGCTGGTGATTTGTTTATCGGAGAGAAATCTACAGGAACTTTAAAGAAAATTTTAAATTTATCTAATATTTCGGCATTTGAATATGCTTATATATTTGGAGGAAAAATATATTATGTTGATATTCAAACAACTTTAGTAAATTACAGAACTATTAGATTTGATCAGGCGCTAGAAAATGAAAATAATTTATTTAATATTCCGATTACAGTTGGATATAATATTAAAGATGCAGAATTTTATGCAGGGCAATTAATTTTGCTCTGTGAAAATCAAAGAATGATTTTTATTGATAATAACACTGTGCAAACAACAGTTAATATGGGAGAAGATTTTGATTACATCAAAAAATATCGCATGAATGTATTTTTCTTGAGATCTGATAAAATAGTTCGTTTGAATGTTGTAACAAAAGCTTTTTCTCATGGTTTAGATTATTCTTCAATAGAAAAAATTGAATTTTGGAATGGAGATATTTGGCTTTTAGTTAATAGTGGAAATATTGATATTTTAAATACAAATAATCTTGCAGCAATTGATTCTTTATCTTTAAGTGGAACATCAAAAGATGTTATCGTAAAAGATAAATTTTTATTTACAATTGATGATACGAAAATTTATACATATACATGGGATCGTATTGGCAACGATATAACAATTACAGAAATTTGTAATGAAAATTTTATAGCTGATAAATTATATGATGGAGATGGAAAAGAATCATGTCTTGCTTTAAAATCTAATGGTATGTGGAGATATGGATTTAAAGCGAACAGACCATTTATGGCATTTGCTGATTTTGCAGAACCAGGATATCTCGAATTTCACAGTGGCCAAGGATCTCCTGCTATTCCGGATTCATGGGAAATTTATTGGGATTTCGATGAAGTTAAAAAAAGAATGTATCATAAAACTGATTATTTTTCAGAAGAAAAAGCAATTTCTATAAGTGTAAAAGATAGATTTGGAAACAATGTCCCTAAAGCCACTGTAGAATGTTATATTGGGAATGGATATTATTCTGTAACTCTTGATAGAAATGATGCACAATCATCTCCTGGTAAACATAAAACTTGGCAACAAAATTGGCTTGGGAATATGAAGGGGTGGAGATATGATCCAACTACATATCATGATGGTGAAATTACTCATTATGGACATTGGGAAGAAAATCAGGACACAGAATGGAGTAAAACTTTTTATTTAGATAGATGGCCAGATCATCAAATGCATTTTATAGCAATAGCTTATAGATCAAGGAAGGTAATGTAATGTCGATAAATTTAACAGGTGCAGCTCAATTATTTAGAATATCAAGATTATCTAATAAAGGATTTTGTTCTATAGGTAATGATAATAATGCAGGAATTTTATTTAATTTTACAGAAACAGTTATTTCATCTTTTGATTTTGCAGGATGGAATATTCTTGATGCCCAATTTTTAAATAATTTAGATAGATTGGGATTGCTTTTAGAAAAATATGAAGAAGATATTGGTGGAGATTTAATTTTAACACTTCGCATGGTTATTATTGATATGACCGGAAATATTTTACAAGATACAAATGTGTTAACAAGGACAATCCCTTATTCAACTGAATTAAAAATAACATTGCATTTATTTTCTGTAGATGCTATTGATAATAATTTTTTATTTTTATTTAGGATTTATACTGGTGATATTGAAGAAATCAAATGGAATTATGTTACTGATACTGTGTCTGTCAGAAATACAGGATTTACACTTAATGAATTTGTAACCGAACAGCAAGATTTCAAATTAGTTGGTACAAATAATTTATTTTTTATAACCAAAAAAAATTCACAATATATATTTAGATATGATTTAAGTTCTGGCAATATCGAGAATTGGTTAACATTACCTGGAGAAGGTGGTTTTATTACGAATGATGGGGGATATTCTTTTGAAGGAGAAGGTGTTAAATTTACTACTGGAGAAAATTTAATTTCTACTTCTGGAGATGATGTAATAATTATTGATCCAATAGTAAAAATCATCACAAAAACAATTCCAATTGGAATAGCTAATTTAGTTGGTTTAGAATATTTTATTGGAGAAAAAGGCTATATAGTTATACTTAAAACAAATTCTTTGCAAATTTATGATGTTACAAAAACTTCAAATTGGCTTGTTGCTACTAAAACATTTGCCCTCACATTAGAACAATTTATTTTTGATAGAGTTGCTGGATTATCAATAATTGTAGGGAACGAATCAGGAGATACAAAATTATCAATTTATAAAGTATTTTCTGATTCTATTACTTACATAGGTGGATATTACATAACAGATTTGATTAAAGATGTACTTGTTGATTTTCCTTCTGAACAAGTTATTTACACAACTGAAAATAGTAATGAAATAATTTTCAGAACTTTAATGAATGGATATATATTGCAATTAACAGCAAATGAGAAAACTTTTGAATGGGAAAATATAGAAAAAACAATTATTATAACTGGAAAAGTAACAGATGCAAGTGATGAGCCTATTCAAGGTGTCACATTGAATTGGGAAATAGTTCCTGATGCGACAGTATCAGCAACTTTAGTTACTCCTAGTTCAATTACAAATGCGAATGGATATGCATCTACAACTGTGAATATAGAAGGAGTGGGAAAATGCCGAATAAATGCGAATATAGTCAGTTAAGATTTGAAGCAAAATTGATAAAAACACCAATTTTCAAAGACACCCGAAAATTAGATATATTAGTTGCCCCAAAAGGCACTCGAATAAAAGTCATTCGTGATATGAATGATTGTTACGAAATTAGTGTGGTTTCTACTGCTGGAGAAAAAAAGTCTATGAAGAATGTTCAATTAGGCGAACATGGTGTGGTTCTCAAATCAAATATTAAAAATCATTGGAGGATTATTGAATGACCCTTTCTCAACAAATTAAATATGCTTCCGAATACCATCCCTTAGAATATTTGTTAACACTCCCAGTAATGAGTAAGATTGAAATGACAGGAGAAGACAATCAAGAATTTGCTGCAACTGGAAAAAGAGGATTATATAATTACCAAGATCAATCTAATCTTACTATAAGAGAATTAATTCAATTGCTTCCAATTCAAAAATACCAATTTGAAATAGAATTTGAACAAGAAGAAAGAGATATATTGAATGAAGCTAGAATTCTTAGATCAATAATCCAGAGAAAACCAGAATTATCAGGAAAATTAAAAGAATTAGAACTTGAAATAGCTAAGGATCCTAAATGGGCATATGAGTATGCTCTAAATGTTATTAAAGGAAGATTTGAATTAGGAGAACCTGTAATAGCTAAAGATGCTAAATTAGCATATAATTATGCTCTGAATATAATCAAAGGAAGATTCCCATTAGGAGAACCTGCTATAGCTAAAGATCTTAAATATGCATATTGGTATGCTAGAGATGTTATTAAAGGAAGATTCCCAGAAGGTGAACCTGCGATAGCTAGGGATCCTTATTATGCATATATTTATGCTAAAGATGTTATTAAAGGAAGATTCCCAGAAGGTGAACCAGCGATAGCAAAAGAGCCTTATAATGCTTATTATTATGCTCAAGATGTTATTAAAGGAAGATTCTCGTTAATAGAACCAGAAATTGCTAAAGATTCTAGAGAGGCTTATTATTATGCTAAAGATGTCATCAAAGGAAGATTCCCAGAAGGTGAACCAGCGATAGCGAATAATTCTTATTATTCAAAAATGTACAATGATTTTTGCAAGAAGTGTGTTACCGATTTAACCCTTAAATCAAAATCATTGATTGAATATACTAAAAATCCAATGTTTATATATGAATGTAAAAAAGAATTTTCTGAATGGAAAAAGTTTCCATTAGAATATCAGGATGCATACGTATTATATTGGTTCGAAAATGATAAAAAGAATATGAATGTAAATATTGAAGTTTTAAAAAAATGGAAGAAGGCAAAGGAACTGATTTATTCACTATGAATGACGAAACATATTATTCTTCAGAAAATATTTACGATTTACTTTCCACACACAATACTATTTATATATCTTCGGCTAGCAATGCCGTTGTTACAGAATTTAATAAAGGTGGTACAACCGAATTGGTTGTTACTTCGATGCAAAGTAAATTAATTGAATTAATTAGTGAAGAAATAATAATAAGCTATTATACCACAGGATTTTCAACTATTATAGAATTCCCCGACGGCGGGGGAATTTCATTTAGTGTTCCTTTTGTAAGTTTATATGTAAAATATAATGAAAATACAAATACACTCGCTTGCATTTCCGCAGGTGGACGTTTAAGAATTTATAAATGTGCTGATTGGTCATTATATAGAGAAAAAGATTTTAACACATTAATTGCAGATTTTTATAATTTAGGACACACATGTATTATTTTTAGTTCAGATGGAAAAACTTCTTTTTACATTCCTCAATTTGATCATTATAATTTTTCTCATCTTGCCAATTACACATTTATTGCTTCTAATGCAGAAACAATGCTTGTGTCAAAAAATGACAGATTTTATGCTTATGATATTTTTAAAGAAATTTTAAAAGTATCATATTTGTATTCCAACATAGCATATAGAATAATTGATTCATTTGGATTTGTTGTGTTCTACGATAATAAGGTAATGATTAAAAAATATAATGAACTATTAACTTTAACTAATTACACATATTCATTAAGTAATATTTCATTTTTTGATGTATATAATGAATGTTTTTACACAGTTGATGGGAAAACAATTATTCGTCATTTATTTTCTGATAAATTTATTCCAGGAGAGCGTATTTATGTAGGTGATTGGTGGACAAATTTCAAAATTAATAATAATGCACAAACAATTACATTTTGGAATGCTAACCAAATTCAATGTAGAAAATTACATGAAATTTATCAAATAGAAATGGCTGTTCCTTCTGGATTACAAAAAGGTTCTGGAATTACTAATTTTGCTGTAGATGCTTATGTAAAACGTAGAAATTTATTAGCTCAGGATAAACGTATTTACTTCAGCGGTGTCAACGCCTCTCCTGCGTCGCCTGCCGTCACAGTTGATGGTTATAAGAGAATGGGTTATTCGAATAATGAAGACGCTCTCGATAAGTATGTGACGGTTAAGACGTGAACACTAATTTCATTTTCATGATTTATTTTTGCATAATCATGAAGGAAATTCTTTATGTCTTTAGCTAAAATTTTGTGATCAAGATCCATTTAATACCTCCGAATATAAGATAGATGATAACGAGAAGAATGTAAAGACTTATTTGAAAAATCTTTTCAAGGAATAAATTTCTATTTTCCAATGAGTTTTCCCGCTATCTGGTTTACCATACTCAATCTTTAATCCATTCCACATTATGTAAAGAGCAATTGTAATGAGTAAAGAAACATAGATTTTAATCATCATTAAACACTTCTCCTAAAGTTTTTGCATTTTCTGGCAAGAATGTATTAAAAAGAGCTTTTTTCATTCCTTTTCCAAGCATGTATCGGTGCATAGTGTTTATTTGTTTTTCGGTAGGTTTAATTCTTTCCACCCACATAAATCTACTCATAGATATTTTTACCCATCCTAATTTGTCAAGAGTTATTTGAGTATCTTCGTCTTTGTCTTTCTTTAACTTGAAATGTTCACATAATTCATCAGCAAAATTTATATGTTGTAAATCAGCACATGTATAAAGTTTTCCTTCTCTATCAATGTATCCTGAAGTCCATTTTGTATTTTCTGGCTGATCTGGTTCGAAACGATCTTCACGTTTACTATCTTCAACAAGATTGTGGACGTAAGCCATAACATCTAAAGATTTACCCTTTTCGATTTTTTCAATCAAAGATTCGGATTTATTTTCTTGATCACGTTCTTCAAGAGCCAATTCGCTAATATTTGATTCTTCTCCTCTTCGTTTTTCTTCTTTGGCAATATCCCATTTATTGAACTGTGATAATCCACTGTAATTCATAGTATCATCAATGTGAATATGTCCTTCATATTTTGTTTCAAAATAAATTCTTATCGGTGTAAGAATCGCTTCAATTTCATCTCGTAAATCAAAACATTGATCAATATTTCCTTTTGCTTTCGGATATGCTTTTTTAGTATTGAATGTAGGAGTAACAGGAAGTGGAGCATCAGGAGTTTCAAGCATTTGTAAATCCAGATCCATTTTCAAACGCATTGTCAAATTCCTGATTTCTGACCAATTATCACTTACGTGTTTGCGATAAAAATTTTCTGTTTTATTTTCTTCTACTGCTTGTGCCCAATATATAGAATTATTTCCATTGCCTTCTTGAGTAGTAGCGAATCTTCTATTCATTCTGACTCCTCGAAGATTCATTTCTGAAAAATAAAGCTTCACTTTTTTCAGGAGAATCACATCTTCCCAACTCTGGAGTAAAGGGAAAGAAGTATTTTCTTCCCCATCTTGATATGTGCTCCAGTATTTCTTATTATCATCAACAAGATCATATTCATTATCACCAACAAATTTCTTTCTCCCAGATACCACATCAAGAAAATGAGTTTTTATGATCTTTTCACTAGTTAATTTTGGAAAAGCCCCACACCATACATTGACAGCTTTTACTTCGCTGCCTTCGACCCACAAATGTCTCAACATCCAAGTGAGCCATTCTCCAGTGATTATAAAATGAACTCTATTTATTTTTCTTGTTTTCATACTTTTGATACTCCAACATATTCAATTTCAGGATATTCTTCACTCCACCAAGTAAGTATGTAACATTCTATACCATCAACAAATTTTTCTTTTTGTTCGCAACATTCTCCCCAACCATCAGAACATTGTCCTGAAATGTAATTTATAACTTGATAAATTTCTTTCTTAGTTAATTTTTTACAAACTCCCACTTCACAATATACGCCATTTAATGAATATCCGGTTATTGTCATTGAAACGATTTTTCCATCAATTACATCCGTTGCATATTGTTCAAGATTAGAACTATCAAAATCGTTTTTGATCTCCTCAAAAACATCTTTTTTTGATCTATCGGAAAGATTTGAAAATAATTTTTCATCATTTTCATCATTACTATTCAAAAATTGAATTTTAACAGGAATATAAAATTTGTATACATATTTAATTTTATTCATATATTTCTCCTTATTTAATTGTAGAATAGAAAACAATTTTGAGAATGTAAAGATTTACTTAATATCCTTTATATTTACTCATATTTCCCAATCCTTATCTACTTTGTGTTTAGAAAATGCTTTACAAAAAAATTTATCTTCATCTTTTTTGGTATTTACAGATTTTGAATATCTTTTAATTTCTATGTTTATCGTATTAGAAATTGATTTTAAAAGTTCTGAAAAATTATTTTTTAAAGTTTCCTCTGGAGTTTTATCATCGAGATTTGAAATTGTATAAACTGCCAAATGAGGAGATCCAATAAATTCATTCAAAATATTATTTTTAGTGTAATCATATTTAATTCTGATTGTATTACTATACCATTTTACAGAATAGCATATAGTTTTATAAAAAGAAATTAATACTTTTTCATGTTCATAAGTAATATAAGATTTTGTTTCGTTAATTTTATTCATTGATATTATCATTTCCTCTTGCATCATCCACAATATGTTCAATTGCTTCCATTAGCCCAATGTTTGTTGACCAATTACAAACTTTTTGATGGTTACCAACGAAATCTTGAAGTTCTGTAAATTCATTATCTTCAAGATCTGATAAGGATTTTCTTATCAATTCTTCTCTCGGTAATTTATCCAAGAAGACTTTATATAATTCTTTTTTGGCCGCAAATTTATCGATTTTATTACTTAACATTTTTGATAACCCACTGATATTTTTTATCTTTTGTTTTGATAAGATTTCGTTTTTTGCCCAAGAAATTCTTTACCAAGCGAATTAATATATATGTCATATCAGTTTCTTTGAGAAATACTGAATCACTGAGTTCACTAGCATCTTCTTTTCCATAAATTTTATTCAAAATAGGAGTCATAGAAATACAGTGAGAAAGATATTTTTTAACTTCATCTTCACTGAAATAGGTTTCGGTACTACCTGGATCTCCTGACCCATAAAAAAGGGCACTTCCATCATTTATTTCATCTTCACTTGCCAAACCTATTTCATAGAAGCAATCATCTTCAAAAAGAATCTCCAAATTTAAAAATAAATTGTGATTTTCACCGATTATTACTGTTTGGTCTAATGCATCTTTAAATTCATTTTTCACTTTTATACTCCATTTTTTCCACTTTTTTACGCATTTTTAAAAATTTATTTCTCCAATAACAAACATCACATACTTTTCTTTTTTCATCAACTGTTATAGCTAATGAACCACATTTGCAACGCAACATATTATCATAATATATGGAATTAGCCATTATTTATTTTCCCTTTTTATTATTCATAATATAGAGGTTAATTTCATAGATGTAAAGATTAAAATTACGTTATGGCAATTCATTTAGGTGCAACCACATTTCAAAATTATGGGAATAATTGGACTGAAATAAGAATCAGTCCTGAAATTTATACTACAATCCCATTAGAAGGAACACATGATCCAGAAACAGACATGATTGTTCGAGTTAATGACCAATATCATATTTATAATGGTCAAGGATTCAAAAACATATCTGCTACCGCTCAACAAGTCACTTTTGCGATCAGTGTGAATAGTCTTCCAGGCAAGTGGTTTAAAATAGAAATGAGAAAGCAAGGAAATATTACTGCGTTCTTAAAAGTTCAAACAGATGATGGATATGTGAGCCAAGATGAAGAAGAAATTTCAAGAATATCTAATTTTGGTGATTCCATGTTAAATATTATAATGCCAGCAGGATCTGTCCTATGGACTGTGAGAATTAAGGCAGTAGATATAGGGATTCCAGAATTAATATACAACGCTAATCAATCAAATGATTATTTCATAATTAAATCTTATTTGAAAACTGGTAAAAGAGATGTTCGAGGTGGTAGAGGACATTATTTAATTGAGATTTCAAAAAGATCTGATTTTAGAGATAGTGATATATTTTCAACTTCTACATTAAATGATGTAGGGTTATTTCTGGAAGAAAAATATAATTTAGATAGCAATCAAGTCCCAACTACTGCTATTTCAGGAACTAATAAATTATTAACAAAAAACCCTGCAGGATCTGGGGATTATTCCCCAAATGGAGCAAATATTGGCGAAGCAGGATGGGTTTCAACAATAGGATTGAGCAGAATTGGCGTGCTTGAAAATTTTTATTTTAGATTTTATATAATAGATGGGAATTGGGAATAATTATGATTTTATCTGTAATGATTAAAATTGCACAAAAAACGCATTATGAATATAAATTAGATCGTAAAATGATTCATAATGATTTTGCTGAACAATATGTAAATTTCTTAGAAGATGGATATTGGTTTAAAGATGATTTTGAAATAGTTCCAATAAATGAAATCAAAGATGAAAATGTTTGGAATCAACAAAGATATGAAACCATCATGCAGAGTCTCGAACATAATATGGCTTTGCCGCCAGTCAAATTATATTATGACGAAGAATTAAAAGAATATCGGCTTTCAGATGGGATTCATCGTTATAATGTTTCTAAAAAAATGGGATTTACACATATTCCAGCAATTGTAACCAGAAAAATAATTGGTATTCCTCCAGAAATTAAAAATAATTCAAAAATTCTTGAAATTCAACTTCGACGATTAATTCAAAAAGAAATTATTAATGAATTAAAAAAGAACAAAAAATTAGATATATTAAATCCTCAATATTTTATTAAATTGAAAAATAACATTGCAATATTAGAAATTGATTGTTACAATTTTACCAAAATTGAAGAATTGATAAAAGTAAAACTTATTTTAGGAGATGTGAAAATTGCTCAATTTTATTCGAAATTTATAAATAACAAAATAAGAGCATTTTCAATGACAACAATTTTACAATTTATTACAGAAAATTTATTGAAAGTGATAGAACAGTATGGCAGAAATATTTAGTTATTCAGAAACATTTACAATAACAAATTATGAAATTGGCGGTAAATCAATTTCAGATGAAGAATCCTTGTATTTTAAAGATTCTAAAGAGAAAAATATTTCTCGAACTCTTCCTCAATCTATTAATATATATACTAGACCAAGGACTGAATATCAAACAAAAACTGTAAGAATTCCAGCATTAGGAAATATTCAACAAGTTGCTTCAGGACTTACTTTTGAATCTGTGCCAAAATATGCACCAGGACGAACTGCTACTAATTCTATAATGTATTTAAAAACACATAACAATAATACATATTATTTAAGACAGTATAAAGAATTATTGCAATCATCATTTTTTGTTACTTATATATTTCATAGAGGAATGACTCAACCATTTAAATGGGATTTATTGAATCCTAATTTTCCTCATGTATTACCAAATGCTTATACACTTATAGTTAATGATTTTCTATCAATTCCCATGATTGGCCATCCTTTAGGTTATAGTGCTACTTCTTTTGAATACATTCAAACTCTCTTTACATTAAATAATGGAAATGAAATTTTATCATCATTAATTTATTTCTTCCAAAATATTCACACAGCTGAAGATTTAATGGTAAAGGCAAGACCTCCAATTGGTAATATGACTGATAAAGTTACTGGATTTCCAACAGTCGGATTAATTGGTGATCAGATTATTGATGGATTCGGATGGAAAATTATGAATTTACCATTAAGAAGTAGATTAGTATCAAATGGAAAAAGATTTTTTACAAAATCTGGGATTCATACAATGGTGCATAATTATAACCAATATTTTGATTATGTAAATAATGTCAGATGGGATTGTGCCAATGAAGACCATTCAAAATGGAGATTTTATAGACCAAACACAGAATATCGAATAAATTATAATGGAAATCCTCATTATAGTCCTTATCACAATATTTACGTTGCCGAAAAAGGGAAGTCTTATAAAACATATTGGCAATTTCCTCCAATAAATGTTGATGGATGGACTTTTAAAAATAAAGATATTTATCCTCAAGATTGGAGAATTTTTTGTGGGATGACTGGAAAAGCCTATTGGAATTATACAAATCAAACAAATACAACAAATCCTTTGGGGTTCCCGAGTTATAGAGATAAAGATATGGAATTTCCAGCGGTAACGTTGAGTTCATATCTTTTTGCTTTTGATAGAAGTACCATGTGTGAAGATGCAGCATCAATATTTCCATTTACAAGTTTTACAACACAGGGCATGTATGGATTATTTCGAGGAACAGATTGGAATCAAGAAAATGTGTATAGCCCTGTGTGGATGCCTACTACAGCTCATAATGCGAATGATAGATATGGAAATTTAATTGTCGAATCGAATCCTGAAAAATTAATTACATTAATGTCTTGGAGATCTGAATATATTTCGAAAATGGGTGGTTACGCAAGAAAGAATATGTTGTATTTACCTTCATGGTATGATTCAGAAAATACATATTATAAAAATGGGATTCATTTGTATAATGATTTATATAGAACTACTGGTAATGGGAATGAAAAATATATTACTGATGCAATAAAAATGGAAGATAAAAAAGATGGAGGTGGTGTTGACACTGCTTGGTATTACACTAATTGGTTAACAGATAAAATAGAATCAGGTAATAGAAAACATTTGAAAAAATATCTTGATGGATCAAATATTTCTTTGAAGAAAATTAATGAATCTACTACGCAAATATATTATTATAAAAATACAATTCCTCCTGTTGTTCCGTCAAATATAGATCTTACAGGGTTGAATGATTCTCATTATGCTCCTGGCCAACAATTAAAAAATTATTGGGCAAATCATAAAAAATTTCAAAAAATTCCTATCCCTATAGCAAAAGTAGATAATTTCACTCTCGCAGGAGGAAAAAATACTGATGTAATAACAGCGATGAGTCCTGATAGTCAAGAAGAATCTATTATTGGTTCTACAACTTTCACTTACGGAGTAGATTTTGATAATTATAGAATTTACAGTCATGATGCAATTATTAACGTTCGTCCTTTTGTATTAGGGGAAAATGATGAAAAAATCTATGATGGAATTCAAATTAATTCCATTTCAATTATTGATCAAACTGGTAAAATTTATAATCAATTAAATCCTACCACTATTGAAAACATAACTTCATTTACCATGCCAATGCAAACAATTTCACGATATTCGAAAAGATATCTTAATTTTATTATAGAAGATTTTGTGAGAACAAATTCTGTAATTTTAAGATATCCTTTTATTAAAGATAGTATGGATATTACAGAAATTCAAAACACTTCAATCAGCAAGGTATTAAATTAAATGATTAAAAAAATAATATTTTATGCTGATGATAATATTTATATGAGAAATACAATTCGAGAAACTTTGAATGACAAATATGAAATATCAACATATAAAGATGGTCAACTTCTTTTAGATGCTATTACAAATGGATCAATCCCTCATGTAATTTTATTAGACATACAAATGCCACTAATGGATGGATTTGAAACAGCTGCAAAAATAAATGAATTGAATCATAATATTCCAATAATTGCTGTTTCAGGATTTATATCTACAGAATCATACGAACAATTATTCAAAGCCAATTTTTATGATGCTATACAAAAACCATTTTCGTTTCATATGTTGAAACGAAAAATAGAAAATGCACTAAAAGAATCAAAAATTTTGAATTTTGAAAAAGCTGAAGAAATTATGATAACAACTTTTGCAAATCTTGAAGAATTAAGAGATCCATTGACAAAAGGCCATAATGATAGAGTTAGTAAAATAGTTGCATCGATTGCTACGGCGATGAAATTTGATGAAACGATGATTCAGAATTTAAAATTAGCAGCAATGTTGCATGATGTAGGAAAACATGGAATTACAGAAAATATTTTGAATAAAACAACAAAATTATCAGATAATGAATTTGATATGATTAAAAGGCACACAATAAAAGGGAAAACAATTCTTGAACCATTATCAGCATTTGGAATTGATTCTATGATTCTGGCAGAAGAAATTGCTTTCAAACATCATGAAAAATTAGATGGATCTGGATACCCTATTGGTATGACAAAAAATGATATCCCAGAATATGTTAGGATTGTTACTATTGCTGATATTTATGACGCAATTGTTTCTGAAAGACCATATCATCCTCGTAGAGCTCATAGTGAAGGAATTTTAGCTTTACAACAAGATGTAATGAATGGGAAATTAGATAATGAAATTTTTAAAGTTTTTAAATCATTCCCTAATTTTGATAATTAATGACATTAATTCTTGTAATAATTCCGCATCAACATTCCCAATATGATGTAATAACATTTCAGATTCATTTATGTATATACTAATAAAATTTTTATTAAAATCTTTTAATTCGCTAAGATTATTAATTCTATCACATAATTTTATTTTTTTTACTTCTATTGGAGCATTTGCCAATCGTTCACAATCATATTTCTTTCTAAAAGATCGAGGTTTAATACCAAGTTTTTTAGATTGATTTGTTAGCCAATTCACATAATTTGCTACTGTTGCACCAAATTCTATTTCAATTTGTTTTTGTGTAATTTCTTCACAATCTTCTAAAACATCGTGCAACACAGCAGCTATAATCATTTCTTCAGTAACATCTTTTAAAGTAGACACCTTATATGCTACACTTATTGGATGATTAATGTATGGAGTAATTCCATTTTGTCGAAATTGTTTCGCATGACATTCTGCAGCAAATTTCATTGCTTTTAAAATTTTATTTATATTCATTTTTTCTCCCCCTAATTAGAAAAAAAGTATTTTAACACGTCCTGATATGAATAATCAATAATTAATTGGAATTCAGAAGGATAAATAACTGATTTTTTAAGATGAGTGTAAAATGTCGATAAAATATCAATGCATAAGATTTGTTCTAAATTTCGCCAAGTTATTTGTATGCCTTCATTATTAACTTTTGCCCAAGTTCTAAACAATAATTCTTCAAAATATTGATCTGGGTCTTTTATATCTGATAATTCTAATAATATTGATCCAACTATTTTTCTTACATCAATAATTTTATGCAAATTATGCACTATGAAATCAATAAATTGTTTTGAAAATACACAACATCCATTACAACCATTTTTAATTTCTCCAATATTAAATGATGATAATTTTCCTTCGTCATTACATATAATATAAAATTTTGTTCTGTTTTTTATTTTCATTTTTATAGTATTTAACAATATTGCAAAATCATATTTATCATCAAAAGGTTCTAAAAATACATTTAAAATATCTTGTGAATCTTTAAAAAAATCTATTTTAAAATTAAAACATTTATAACTATGAATAGATTTCTCTTCATCTACATATTTTTGAAATTGTGAAGTATCAGATTTATAAAGTGCTTTTTCTATTAATTCTGCTTCGGAAGATATTAAATTAAAAAATTGTCTATAAAATTTTGAAAATTTTTCTTTCATTATGCAGCCAATTTTAAACATTCATTATAAAAGAAATTATTAATAAGATTGATTCTCCGATATGCGTTATCGGATTTAATAATCTTTGCATCATAAGTTGTATAATTAGTTGCTAAATTAGCAACTGTCCATAAGTTTCTACCTTCCTTTTCTAAAATTTCTGGAGAAATTGTTTGAATTTTTTTTATATGAAAATTGTGAACAAAATTTTTTAAAGAAACTTTATTTAAGTGGTTGAAAAACTTTTTCAAATCTGTATCAGAAATATTTTTATTTTTTAACATTTTCCATTCATCTACAATTTTTGTGAATCCAGAAAATTGATTCTTTATAGCTTGCTTAAGAGCTTGAATATCAATATTTCTATGCACAAATCGAACATCTTTTACGATTGTTTTTGTTGTTAACCCATTTTTGCAAACTAAACGATTACCACCAAATTGAACTATAAAAGGATCTTTTCCAGTTAATCCATTATATAATGTAAATTGAAAATTAACGATATCATCAATATTTGTTTGAGTTTTTCCTAAATCGAAAACAACATCCGGAAATTCAATATCTAATTTCATTGTTGATTTATTTTTACCAAAAATTAAACGATTTTCCAAAATGTTCATTTTTTCAAATTTTCGATCATCTTTTGAAATTTCGCCGATCGATTGCAATAATGTATTAACTGCCATTTTATGAGAAACAACTGTGTATTTTTTCGAAACAATTCCAAGTTTTGATTTATCTGTGGCATTAATAAGAATTTTATCTCTTTCGAATCCTGTAACACCCTTAAACTCTGGTATATCTTGCAAAAGCACTTCTTTAACATCAAAATCCCATGATTTTATTTCACTCATTTTATTCTCCTTTATCTCTAACTAAAACTTCTAAATTAACTTTATTATAGATTTTATCTAATAAAATGTAAAGAAATTTTTATTTCAAAGATACATTATATCAAAAAAGATTTTTTGTAAAGGAAAAGTAAAGTGAAACAATTTAGAAATACTCGTGATTATTAGATTTTTTCAAAAGACATTTTTAAATAACCAAAGGATCTAATAATTCAATGGCAAATATCCAATTTTCGATTTTAAAGATTCATGATTTTAAATCTTCTGGCAATAATTCTTGCACCATTTTTTCATCTTTTATAATTAATTGTTTATAAATTTGAATTCTATATTCGTATAATTCGATACCATTTGAATAATCTTCAATAGCTTTATTAATTGAATTTAATGCTTCTAAAAATTCATTTTTTTTGAAAAAATTTTTGGCATTATTAAAATGACTAGTATATCCTGAATAAGTCTTAAGCATATATTTTTCCTTTAAAGAAATATACCTGAGATTTAACAGAGAATAGTAATTTTTTTTATATTTTGTTCTGTTGAAAAAGAAAGAGATTCTAATAGACTTGATAAATTGTATAAAATTACATTTTCTATCGTTTTTAATTCTAAAATCTTTTTCATCCGAACATTTAAATCTTTTTCGGAACTTGTCACATTTAACTCCTATGAACAATTTTCCTAACTAATATAAATTTTAATGGTGTTTTTCATTTAAATCAAATTCTTTTATTTCTTTTTCATTTGATAATCTATAAATAATTTGATTATTTAATTCTACCATATTTTCCATAATTATTTCTAATTTTTCCAGATCATAATTCAATACGTCTTGACGGATTTTTGGAATCAAGATAGATATTTGAGTTCCTAATCCTATCGTTGAAGCTATTCGTATTTCTCCATTCATAGATTTTACCAAATCTTTTACGATAGATAATCCAATCCCCAACCCCATTGTTTGAAATTGTGAATTTATTTGTGATTTATCAAATATTTTATCTAATTTTTCTTTAGGAATTCCATATCCATTATCTTTTACCTTAATAATGTAATGATTTTCTTCTTCCTCTAAAGTAATAATAATCATTCCATTTGGTGTATATTTAGTGGCATTAGATAAAAGATTATTCATGATTCGTATAATTTTGTCAATATTATAATCGTAAAATTCTTTTTGACTTATTGTATTGTCTGCAAATTCATATGATCTTACTCCACTATTATATAAATCTTCATATTGAATTGCAATTTCTTCTAATAGTTTTTGCAAACTTTTGTAAGGAACTACTTCTTGATTAATATCTAAAACATCATGAACTGTCAATTGTACTGCTTTAATTGCGTCAATCATTTTTTCTAAACATAATTGAAGTTTTTCAAAAATATTTCTATCTATATTGCTATTTTTAAGAGTTTTAAAAATAATTTCAATATTCATTAAGATAGTTTGCAATGGATTTGAAATATCATGATTAAGCACAATCATTTTTTCACGTAATTTATTATTTTCTTCCATAAGAAGAATTTTACTCTCGGAAATGATTAATAAGAAAACACCTCTAAAAAAGTCTTCGCAATGTAAATTTATTTTGAGCCGAAAAGGAATATCCTATTCGAAATATTGCGCACATCTATATGTATCCAATTTACATCTTTTTCCATTGCGGTAATATATTGAAATTGTTCTGTATTTTTTTTAGTGATGATTGCCAATCTCACATCGTTAGCACTTAATCCATCAACATCGAAATCAACAGCTCTGCCGCATACATGTTGTGAATATGGAGCTTGAGCATTCATTTTGGCATCAGTGCGAAAACCTCGTTGACTAAATTGACCACCCCAAAACCAATCATTAATTGTAATTTTTTTATTGAAATAATTTCTAATTTGATCTATCGAATACAGAAGTCTGCTATCTATAAATGACCAACATTTATTGCCATACATGTTGATTATTTGTTCATCAAATAGTTCTTGAATTATAAAATGTTCTGGTTTATAATAGTGCATAAATATATTTTAAACTGTGTAAACCGAAACTACTATTAACGATAAAAATAAATTACAAGAAGCCTTCATGCCTTGTGCTGAAGGAGGGTTCATACCTTCACAATTTTGTAAGCCATAAACAACATTGGACATTTAGAAGCAATATAATTCATTGATTCTTGATTTAGTAACTTTAATGTTTTTCCACATTTTTTTGCTATATTTTGGATTGTAACAGAAATAACATTTGCACGATTTTCGAAAAAAGATTTTGGATTGCCAGCACAAGTCATTTGAAAACATTGAGTTTTCTCAATTTCTGCAAGAGATTCTCTTGCAGCAACTACTGTTATACCAATAATAGAATCTCTTTTCATATTTAAAGCAAAAAAATCATTTATTTCATTTTCAAAATCAACAGACCAAATTCTGTTGAAATCGAGATAATATATATCGAATGGATTAAAATGATTTCCTTGTTTTACCCAATCTTTAAATTCATACCATAAATATTGAGTATTTATTTTACGATGTTTAAGAGATTGAGCTTCCCAAATTTCCCTATTTTCTTCTATAGAAATAATATGTGCATTTTTAATCGAGAATGCATAAACATCCATAGCTTTAATTCCGGAAAAAGTAAATATATTTTTGGGATTTCCAACAAAATAATCTAATAATGATTTTCGAATCCTGCATTTAGCTGTGGAAGTATAAAATTGAGATTCCTTAACTTCTGTATGATCACGATATTTTTTCATAAATTTAAAATATGGTTTTCGATCTTATTTCTTTCCATAACATTTTATTTAGCATTAAGTTTTGTCCATCCTTTTTAATAAATAGATCTAGATTTTTCTGATGTAAAGAATCAAATAAAATTTTCTCCGGAACTCCAATTTTGTTTGCTAATGAAGCATAAGAAATTCCAGACATTTCATATTCGCATAAATACATCAAATAAATTATGGCCATAGATACAATGGGACCTAAATCTTTAATATAAAATTTCAGAAAATACGAAGGAACAAATGTACTATCATTATAAGAGACAGTCAATTCTTCTTCCTTGTTTTTATTTTCAATTATTTTCATTTCTACAGCATCGAAAAAATCCAGTTCATTGATGTTAAAATATTTCCATGGTATTCTATGAATTCTTTTATTCTTGACGATTTTACATGATTCTTTCCAATATCGTGTATTTTTCGCTTCAAACTTTGCTCCGTAATTTATATGATCGATCTTCTAAACTTAGATAATATTTATTTCTGACCAGTTTAAAAAAATCACTCTCTCGAATTTCAATTTCACCAAGATCATGTTTTGCATTTGGAATTTCTTTATAATGTTTTCGATATTGATTTCTAGAAAGAATTCCTCGTTTTGCACATTCTTCAACATATTGTTCGAGTGTGAGATTTCCTAATAGTTCATCAATTAAATTATTAATTTTTGTTTTCATTAAATGAATAAATAGTCCAATATCTAATATTCTTTCCGCCAACTTTAAAAAAACAATTGCATTTTGTTTGTATGTAAGATAATGAAGCCATCATTTTTCTTCCAAAAATCGTCGAAGAGTAATCATTTGGAAATTTTTCAGAATACAATAACAATAATTGGTTTGTTTTGATTTTCATTTCGTTTAAATTTAGCGATACGATTTGATCTCCAAAAATTTTTACTAATTCATTTTTTAGCATTATTTTATTTTTATATGGAATTTGTTTTGATTCTTTCCCTAATAATTCTTCAACTAATGATTTCACATCATTAAATTGTCTACGATTAAAAAATTCTAAAATTTCGAGTGTAACTTTGTGCATACTCGAAGAAAGTTGATTCAATTCACGAATTTTATTAAGTATCATTACACAACTCCTATTCTACCATTTCTATACTTTGTATTTCTTTGGTATTCATTTCAATTTTAGACCATAAATTTTTCTAATTCTTTTTTCTTTTGTCCCCACTTGTGTTGGTCTGCAACTATTATGAGAACGATAAATACATTTGAAAAAATGACTAAAAGATGCAGGAGATAACACATTTTTATCACAATAATCTAAATATACTTCATACAGTGTGTTTTTATTTTCACAAAATGGTCCGAATTCTATATTTTCTTGTAAGAAATCACATACTTCTTTATTTTCGATAGTTCGCATGCCTAACAATTCATGAATTAATTCATTACTATATTTTCCCTTTTCGCAATATTTCAGAATATCTTTAGAAATTTGATGAATTTTTTTGATCTCTTCATAATGTTCATTTTAAAAAATCCAATCTTAAAAGTGTTTTTATTACAAGATAGAGTTTATATTATCATTTGTAAACGTCCATACATTCAGCATAATTTTCCATTTTTATTTCTGTGTTTGCGATATTTCTGCGATATTCATAATAACATGTTTTCTGGTTCAAAGCCTTTAAAAAACATATCCCAAATTTCAGATGAAATATTCTTGCAATCTCTAAAGACCATATGTAACTTGAAAGTATTCGGATTATTTCTTTTTTGAGAAATGTGTTGATTTATTATTTTTATGGTTTGATCTGGATATACAGACAACATCTTTTCAAAAAACTTTTTTTGTTCTTTATAATGGCATTTCAATTGTTTTAAAGACATTTGAAAAATCATTTTTGATTTTGCATCGACATTCATTAAAAATGCGTAACTCTTGAAATCCCCGAGTTCTAAGATATCTCTCTTTTTATTTTCTTTTTCTAGTTCATTATAAAAATTTTCCATAGAAGAAAGATTTATCATTTTGTTCATATTTACCCCAAATACAGGAGCAGAAATGTTTCCATTATTCTTAATATAAGTTTCAATTCCCTTTTTTGTCGTTAAATATAATGCATGAAATAATAAATTACGCACCATCAATGGTGTCTTTCTTTCGTCAGCAACATAATAATAATTCGGTTCTTTGCCTTCACATTTTCTTACTGCTCGGCTAAATCTTTGAATAATCAATTTAGGATTTATTGTAAATGTCAAATCTACTACATTCATTAATCCTGGAAAATCCCAACCAACTCCACACATCCCAACTACTATCAAAAATTGAATTCCTGGATGATTTTTAAATTCTAGATCAATTCCAAATAAATCATCTTGGTTTGATGTCTTGCACAATGAAATTGTTTTGCCATTTCCAAAAGTAGAATTTATATAAGCCGACAATGATTCTGCGTCAGATATTTTAGCACAAATCATCAAGGTTTTCCCTGATAATGTTGGAATTAATTTGTTTGCTTTTAAAGCATTTATTAATTTATCTTTTAAAACTTCTTGACCAATCGAACTTAATTCGCCATCTTTTTTATATGCTTCATTTTTTAATTCAAAATTTACGTAAATGGCATTTATATTAATATTGCTGATTATTCCATCTTCAAGAGCCATAAGAGAATCATATATTTTGTAAGCAACTTGATCATTCTTAATATCAAAAAATTTTCCTTCCAACATAATTTCGAAAGCTGTGCCTGTTAATCCGATAATTACAGTGTTTTTATGTGAATTTAATGCAATTATCTTTTTCAAAGTTTGGGCAGATTTTTTATCTTTTGTTTCCAAATATTCATGAGCTTCATCAATTATGATTAGATCAAATTTGTAAGGAAACAAGAAATTTCTAATTGTTTGTGGTATTGTAATAATTAGGAATTTTTCGATTTCTTTTTTATCAGTTTTAAAAATCCCAATATATTCTTTCGGAATAATCCCATCTTCCATGCATCTTTTATATGTTTGTTCGCGAAGTTCATTTCTTGTGTATGTTAAAAATAATACTCGTTTACCTTGCACTAAAAAATAATATATTATAAGTTGTGCAATGTGCGTTTTTCCTACTCCGCACATTGCATTAATAATGAATCTTAGAATCTTATTTTTTAGCGCAGGATTCAAACATTCCTTAAACCATTCAAATATTTCTATTTGGTGAGGATAAGATTTCATGCCGCAGTTCTCATCGTATTCCACGCAATTACTGCTGCAACTTGCTGTCTACTGAGTTTGAATTCTTTTACGATTTCCTGACTTGTCAACCCCTTCTTTCGAAGACACAAAATGGCTTCCTGTACTTCACTCATGATTTTTTGTTTCTTTTTCATTTTTAGATTCTCCTTTTTGTAAGATAGATCACTCTATCTCTATGTAAAGAATTTTCCACATTTTGGACATTCATCATCTAAAGTTCGAACATCGCAATCTTCACAATAATTTGAATCTGTGCAGAACCCGCATGGTGGATTACCCAAATGACAATAACACGATTCATGAACATAATTCCTTGCTGCTTCTTCGTCTTCTTTATCGTGTTTTTCTTTTTCTTTCTTTTTCTTCCAATAATCCTTCATTGCACTGCTTTTACGATATTTAGCTTTCTCTTGGCCAACACATCTCTTGAAGTGTTGGTATTCTAATTTCCTTTTATGAAGTCTTTCAAAGTGATTTAGTATTTCAGAAAAATCATCATTCATTCAAATGTACTCAACTTGATAATTTCATTTTCATGTTCAATAAGTATCTGAGCAATGTAATCAACATCTTCCATTTTTATTTTAGTAAGGAGATGTTCTTTAATCACTCTTACAATTTGTTCTTTTTTCATTGTGATGCTGGTTGTTAATCCTTCGTTTCTTTTATGAATTGAGGAATTTATCAAAATTACTTCCATTTGATCCTTTCTGAATATTTCGAAATTTGATTAATATTCCACTATCGTATTGAAATAAAGATTTAGGATATCATAATATTTTTGAAAATCTTTAAAAGTTTTAATCTTGATTTTTTTATTTCTATATTTTTTAACAATTTTTAAATCCTCTGCTTTCGTTATTTCTATGAATTTGTCATCATCACGTCCTATGTAACATGCGATTTCTGCTTCCGGATCATTCAACATTTCATTAAAGGATTTGAAATTCAAAACACTTTTACATGAAGCCTTTTCAATAATTTGTCTTTCAGTAGTAGAATATGGTCCTAAATGGCCAAATTTTATCTTGATATTTTCATTTTTTGTTGAGAGCGGAGTCCATGACAAAAACCATCTTGCGAATTCATTCTTTTCTTTTTTCTTTAAAAATCCATTAATTTTGTCGAAAAATTTTATCAGCTTGTTGACATTTTCAATTTTCATTTTGGCATCCTTTTTATTTTAGGGATTCTCACAATTAATGTATCTTCCCATCCTAATGAATGTTTCATATCATGAACTGCTTCTAAATAATATAGTTTTTCTTCACGAGGAGCAATTGAAAAATAAATACTTTCGGCGACAAAATCAAGATTTAATGCTATAAATGAATCAATTTCTCCATTCTTGAATTTGCGAATTAATTCATCAATGATTTTTATCACATCTTTTTTTAATGGAAGTTTGGCTATATAAAAATAATCACGAATCTTACTGAGCATTTCACCGTATCCACGAAAATCAGTTGCTAAAAAATCGGGCAATTCCCAAAAATATTTATGACAAAAATCATATAAATCTTTTGGTTCATCTTTATAAATAAGTGGAATTGCCGGAATGATTTCTGTAACTATTTTATTTTTATTAAAGGAAAGTTTTAAGAGACTCAATCCTTCATCTGGTAAAATGGCATAATTTTCTGTATCTTCTAGAATTTCTCTGTGTTGAAGTTCCTTCAATTGTTCGATGGTAAAATTCTTAATTTCTTTTGCAACAATTTTTTTCTGAATAATTCCATTGAATTTACTCATGAAAAATTTTTTCAATTGTTTTGATTTTGCTTTATATTCCTTGTTCATAACTATAAGATAGATACTTTCTTCTTATTTGTAAAGATTATTTTATTTCAATATTTTTAACAACTTCACCATTATGATAATATTGTAAAGAGAAATAGAGTCTAAAAGTTGAATCGTAAAGATTTATACCTCAAAATTAGTAAGTAAAGAGAATTCTTTAGATTTTTGGAGTTCGTTCTAATCTTTTGATAAAATCGTAAAATTTTGTAAAATCAACTAATTTAAATGGATAAGAAATGAAGTCTTTAATTTCAGAAGTATTCACAACATCTTTAACTTCATAGATATTAGTATATGGAATTTTTTCTTCTTTTAAAAATTTAATACAACTATCTTTCGAATTTGCCATTACAATTAATTTTATTTCATTAGATAATTCTTCTATAATATCCATAATCACAAAACTACGCAATTCGTAATTATTTTTTAAATCTTGTTGAATTTTAATTGTTGAAATTCCTTGTGCTAATGTGGCTGAATATTTTTCATCAACAACAATTTCTGATGATGGTGATTCCTTTTCTTCAAGTTCTTCCGGATCTATTTCTGTTTCAATTTGTTTTACAGATAAATCAAAAGATAAATTGAAATCCTTATTATAGACTTCTAAGCCTATAAGTGCATTTAAATGATTAATTCCCGGAAATTTAAAATGGACAAAAGGTTTTGTTCCAGTTCCAACAAAAACAATATCTGAATTTGGTATTTTAAAATCTTCCTTCCCTAATGTTCGTGCGATATCCAAAATTATTTCTTTCTCCATTTCGTCCAAATTAGATAAAATTTTATATGGACCAGTAGGATCAAGTTTAAATGTAACTTCAGACAACATAGAAATCTCTGAAAAATATTTATGAGCCAATTCTGTAATTTCAGAAGATAATTCTAACAGCGAACATTTCTTTTCAAATGGCTGATTAAATATTTTCTTGTATAAGAAGTAATGAATAAAATCTTCATTAGTTCGAAGGATTTTTGATTCTTTTTCAACTTCTTTTATAAACTCATCATTTTCTCCATTAAATATTTTGATTAATTGGCGAATTGAAAATGCATCATTATTTTCAATAAAAATAAGATTTCTTCCCCAATCATAATATCTTGCATTTTTTTTTCCTTGGTCATAAGAAATAATAAAACATGGAAGATCATCATTGAATACAATATAATCATAAATTTGAGATGATTCAGAATTTTCCAATTTATAATTGAACATAAAATTACTCCTACTCTAGATTTTCTAAATGATTATACTTTTCCATAAAATCTTCACGAGTGCCAATATAACAACGAACTAAATGAAGATCTATTTTTGCTTTATCAACAAATATAAAATTACCTTTTTCATCTCGTTTTTCTTTATTTATAGTTGCTTCTACAAAATCTAATTTTCCAATTTTGCAATCCATGAGAATTGAATCTAAAATACCAAATATTATTTTTTGAAGAACTTCTTTATTGTCAGTAAACAGAAATGCACAATTTGTAAAATAAATATCTGTATCAAAAATGTTAAATGAATTTTTAATCTCTTGTTTTAAAGATGCAACATTTTCAAACATTTTAAAATAAATTTTTACTTTTTTGCTAATTGTTTCCATTGATTAACTATACCTGACTCACTGGTGTTTTTAATAATTTTTTTCACTCCCATTCATTAGCTACCCACAAATCCACACTATATTTTTCTACATAATCATAACTTATGAACGCATACCCTTTTTTCCCCCAATTAGTTCCCCAACTATTTCTAATAATAAAACATTTTAATAAATCATTAAACCCACAAAATAAAATGGCATGCCCTCCAATTTGACTATCTTTTGAATTTAAATCTCTAATAAATCCTTCACTACTTACATTATAAAAATTAGTATGAATCATTAATCCACCAACAATCCCTAATTTATTTGATAATGCGATTTTCATATGTTGAATTTTATTTTCATCAGTAATGCGATAATAACTAAGTACCTGATTTTTACGAGCAGTTCTATATGCTTTCCGAGGAGGTTCAATATTGAAATTACGAATTTTGTATGGCCAAATTTTTTCCGAACATGCTCCTACACTATTTAAGATTTTCATGCCAGTTCTAATTGTTCCACCGGAATCTCTATCAAGAGTACCTTCTTTTCTTCTTATTTCATAATAAATAAATAATGGAGAATATTGTTCAACTTTTCGACTTACAAATAAAGAATTTACATAATTTTTAATATTTCCCCATATAGATCTTTCAGGACATGTATTAATATTAATATTAATATTTTCTTTTCCGGCTTTTCCATCAATAAATGATGGAGATTTTCGTTCAAGATAAGTTCTTAATCCTGCTAATGCATGACCAGTACATGCGCCTAAATGTCCTTGATCAGTAATTGGACCTTGCAAATTTCTTAAATCAATAGAATTAGGCATTTCTTTATTTTTTACAGGAGCTTGTAAAAATAAAAAATCTCTTGGATCTTCTTTATCTGGTAATAATCCATAATTTATCATGTAATAATTTTACGCCCAGACTATATTTTAACTAATTCAAACTGTTCTGATAAATTATGACCATTAATATTTATTTATATTATAAAATAATATAAGGATTATAATAATTCTTATATGTATACAATAAATGAATTCTCTAAATTAATAAATGTTACTAAACAAACTCTTAGGAATTGGGATAAAAATCAAAAATTAGTTCCTATAAAATTAAATTCTAAACATAGAAGATATACAGATGAACATTTACTCAAAATCAAAGGAATCAAAACTTCAAAAAGATTAAATGTGATTTATTGCAGAGAATCTACTAAACAACAAAAATCTGGTTTAATTGGTCAAGAATCTAAAATCAAAGAATTTTGTTTCAAAAATGGGATTCAAATTGATGAAGTCATTTCTGAATTTGGTTCTGCATTAAATTATAACAGACAAGGTCTTCAAAAATTAATTAAATATTTTCTTACAAATTCTATAGAAAAATTGATTATCTTCTATAAAGATCGGTTAGTAAGATTTGGATTTGAATTTTTTGAAAAATTGGCAAGAGAAAATAATTCTGAAATAATCATTTTAGATAAAAGTGAAAATAAAACAGAACAACAAGAATTTGCTGAAGATCTTATTTCAATTGTTCATTATTTTTCAATGAAATTATATGGAAAAAGATCTTATAAAAACAAGATTAAAAAAACAGAAGATAATCTTCGAGAAATTAAAGATGAAATCATTAAAAATTAGAATATTCCCAAATTATTTACAAGAGATCAAAATAAATACTCTTAGTAATGAACATAGAATTCTTTATAATCAATTATTAGAACAAGCTCGTAAAGGATTGCAATCTAAAGATTTAAATCAATTTTATAAAAATTATAGAAATTTAAACAATCTTACGATCAATTCTAAATCTGCTCAAAATACTTGCAGAACTCTCATTAATAATATCAAATCATTCTTTGCTCTAAACAAAAAGAAAAATTCTACTGCTAAATTTCCTCATAAATTCAAAAGTTGGAAATATTTCACTTCATTTATGTTAGATTTCAATCAAGGAAATGGTGGGTTCAAAATAAATAATAATCAATTAGAACTCAATCTAAATTCCATTAAAAATAAATTAATTATTGATCTTCCAGAAATATTTTCTAAATATGAGATTAATGATTCCACTATAAAAACTATTACTTTTAAAAAAGAAGATGATAAATATTTTATTATCTTTGTGTATTCTGAACAACCATCAAATCTAATCTTATCAAAAGATAATTTTCTTTCAATTGATTTAGGGTGTTCTCAAATAGCTACTTGTTTCTCAAATGTTGGTAAATGTTTCTCAAATGTTGGTAAATGTTTCTCAATCAAAAATAATCAATTTAAAAAATTAGAAAAAAGAAAAGGTCTTCTTCAATCGAAAATAGACATCAAAAAGAAATTTAGTAATAATTGGAAGAAGATAAAGAATAGATTTAATAAGATTTCAAGAAAAATAACTAATAAGAACAAGGATTTTCAACACAAAGCATCTAGAGAAATAATTGATATTTGTACGGGAAATAATATTGGATGTTTAATAGTTGGTGATATTAAAACAAAGAAATTAGTAACAAGAGGAAGGAGCCCACAAGAGAGAGGTAAGAATAAATCAACTCAGAACAGAGGAACATTGAGTAGATTTAAAGGATTTTTAGAATATAAAGCTAAGAATCTAGGATTAGATTTTTATAAAGTAAATGAAGCTTACACTTCACAAGAGAATTGTTTAACAGGAAAGAGAGAATTTAATTCTGATTTGAGTATAAGAAGAGTAAGATTGAATAAATTTATAGAAATTGACAGAGATTTAAATTCAGCAATAAATATTGCTAAAAGAATTATGGGTAAATGGTTTACCCAAGTAGAAAATTGGTCAGAAATTCTGACCAATTTTCTTGAAATGTATATGAATCAAAATTCGAAATTGATTTGTATATGAGGATTTTTATATCTTTTTATAAAAATTTCAAATCATTTGTGATTCACTTTCCAAAATAATTGGACCCCCATTGAAAATTACTTCTACTCTGTTTTTAATTTTTAGTAAAGGAGGAAGTTCTAATACCATAACAGTAGTTCTTGAAACCTTTAAATCTTTAGCTGGTCTATGTTGTTCAGGAATTTTCATCCTTTCTTCTTCAGATAATTCCCTAAGAATTTTTCTTCTGGCTACGTATGCACCTCTTTTAAAATACGTAGGATAATCATTCCAATTCACACCTTTTTTATGCAACATTTCTAGTTTATCCGCATTCCCTTGGTTCATTAATTCCTTGTGTGAATAATAACAAGATGCCGCCATAGTTACACTATTTTTTGTAGCATCTAATTCTCTCCACAATAATACATTGACAGTCTCAATAAGATTCGGAACTTGCCAAGCTCTACAATCAAAAAATGCTAAAGGCTTATTCGGAAATACTTTTTTAGAAATTTCATTAAATTTAGCCGTGCAAAGACTTGAAATTACACTGATTATTTTCTTAACTTTTCCTTCAAAATATACTTGTTTTTCGCAACTATCAGAATAAAGAATCAAACTTATTTCATCTGATTGTGTATAACCCATTACGGCAGCAGTTTCATCTACCAAGAATTTTGTTGTTTCAACCATGCAATTTCTGAAATCATCATCATAAGGAGTTTTTAATCCTTTTGTCCATGAATGAAAAGTTTTACCATCCAATCGTACACAAATTGGCAATAAAGGCATAAATTTAGTTTTAGGGTCTAAAGTTTCATACATTTTCATTCTATCACCAAATAAATCTTTAGTCATTTTTATTCCTTTATGAATTGCGTTCACGTTCTATTTTTCTTAATGTTTCATCAATTTCTGAAATTTTGATCTTTCCATACCAACCACAAGTAAAATCTATATGCAACAATTGATCAATATATTCTGACAAGAAACGATTTACGCCATCTTCTCTCCAACAAGAATCATGACAACTTAAACAAGTCCATTTTCCATTATTATTTACAAAAATTCCTACATATCCTTCCCATATCAATAAAAGTTCTATACGTTTTTTGTTTTTTAGTATAAATGGAATTAACATCGCAACTTTTTCAGGATTTCTTCGAAATTCTTTTTCATATGTTTCACATATAATTTCTTGTAAAATGTTCTGCACGTTCTTATCCTTCTTCTTGATGACAAAATATTTCGTGATTTATTTCTAAAATTTCTTGCACATTTGGATCATATATACCTCTTCTAACATAATTTCTTCAGTAAAACTCAAAAAGTTTTCTTTCTGATAATGTCTGCCGCATCATATAATCCAAAATGATTAGCTAATTCAATAGCATAATTAAATTGTTTTTTAGCTGAATATTGAACAGGTAATTGATGATTTTCAGACAAAAATTTCTCTATTACTTCATCTTTTTCAAAATCATTCATAATTTCTTCTTCAACTATTTCTATTTCACTTAATCTTGCTGTAAAAGTCAGCCCTTTATAACAATTCTTCTTTTTTAATATCTAAATTCTTATTGGAATTTTTTGATTATCTGTAAGAAAAAACCATCTTTCATTAATTTCTCCTTTTCTTTATATGAAGGATAGAGAATTGAATAGTAAAGAGAAATCAGGTATAATTCCTAAAAGAAAGGAAATTTATGACAGAAGAAAATAAACCTATTATTATCGTTGATGATACTTCAACAACTATAACAGTTCCCACACAGGATGTAGCTAAAATTCTACAATCTAACGAACCTTCTAAAAATGAAATTTCACTACCAAATCTTGAATTACTATTTTATCCTAATTCCATTTTAAGACAAAAAAGTGAACCAATTGAAAAAATCACAGATGAAATAGTTCAATTGGCTAAAGACATGATCCAATATATGGGTGCATTAGGTGGACTCGGTTTATCAGCTATTCAAGTAGGAATTCCTAAAAGATTATGCGTTTTAAGAGATGAAAAAGATAATGCATTCTCTTTAGTGAATCCTGTCATTGTTGAAACTGAAGGTGAAATCAAACTTAAAGAAGGATGTTTGAGTTTTCCTGGAATATTTGCTCAAGTGATTCGTCCTAAATCCGCTAAAATTAGATCACTTACAATTGATGGAACTGAAAAAGATTTTATTCTTGAGGGTATGGCTTGCAGAGCAGTATTGCACGAAATTGATCATATGGATGGAATTTTATTTATTGAAAAATTGAATAAAATAGAAAAAATGTTTATTCAAAATAAATTAAGATTATTACCAAGAAAAATCAAACAATGGCAAAAAAAGAAAATAGAAAAATCCCTCTTGCCATAAAAGGGATTTATTAAATTTTAATTGACTCATTTGTTAAAATTCTTTATAAAATCTTATAAAGTTATATTATTTATCATCTAATCATTTATTAAATTATACCTCTTTTAAATTTTATTGAATATTTCTAAACATGATTTATAATTTGATATCATGGAAGAATTTAAAACAGCTAAAGAAGTAAGAAAATTATTTGGAATCACTTCTCAAACTCTTTGGAATTAGAAAAAATCTAATAAAATCAAATGGATTCAAATCACCTCTCATAAAATTCTATACGACGTCTCAGGTCTACTCTCATCTTCTAAAATTAAAAAAATCAATGTCCTCTATGCTAGAGTAAGTAATACTAAACAAAAATCAGATTTAGATCGTCAAATAATCATTCTTAAAGAATTCATGATCAAAAATGGAATTAAAGTAGATGGGATTTATCAAGATATTGCTTCCGGCATGAATGAAAATAGAATTCAATTCAATGATCTTTTAGAAAAAATAATCAATCGAGAAATTCAAACTGTCTACATTACTTATAAAGACAGATTGACAAGATTTGGATTTAATTATAGATTAGTAAATGGAAGATGGGATAGAGGAAGAATTGTAAATAATTTGAGAAAAAGATGTGGATTGAATGGTATTGAACTAATTGAGGTGAATGCAGCATATTCAAGTTTTGTAGGCAATGTGAACTATGGAGATGATCACACACCAGACCAAGTAGCATCATCGATTGAGATAGCCCGAAGAGGCTATAAGAAGTATGACAAAGGATGGTTTTATCCAGTGAAGAAGAATATTGAGAATCTAAAGAAGCTATGGAAGCAAGACTTAGATTGGAATTCTTTGAGTTGGAAAGAATTATTCAACTTGTCAAAAGAATCTAAATTGAAATATAGGTTCTCTCTAATTCGAAAAGAGTTCTTTAGACTGTTTTCATATAAAAGTAATATAATTTTATATAGCTTTTTATGAAATAGTTATTTTAAACTAATTTCATGATGAAATTTTAATCTAAAATAAGGAAGTAGGCTGGCATTGGTTTTTATGCAATAAAACCATCATCATTAAACGCCCAGTGGCTATGACAGCTCGGCAAATTTGCTCTCCTATTTCTAGGGCGAGAACCTTGAGTTTATTAGGAGAACCACTCCTCAACCAAACTTCCTATAAAGTTACAACAAATTCACGATCTTTCGGAAAATACATCTCGTAATGGTGCTTATTGATAATTTCTCCAAAATTTCCATAGTATGTGATTTGATCAATAGTATAGTTCCTCGGACCATGAAATTTCTTCTCCTTTTACAAGGAATACCGTAAATGCGGTATCTATAGTAAAAAAGGAGAAAAACCATGGCTGATAAAAAAACATTGGATATTTTTAACAATTTTGTCGTAGATTACAATCTTCCAAAACATAAAAAAGAAATGGACACTTCTGGAAATATTGGATCATACGTAGCAACTGGATCTTCCGCAGTCACAAACTCAATGTGGAGTGTCAATAATTTTGTTATGAGCGATAATAACAATAACAGTGTTTCTATAGGAGATATTGATAAATCTCGAAAAAATTCTCTTATTAAAAAAATGTTCAATTGGATTTCTCACAAAAAAACACAAATTACAGCGTTGCCAGTTTCTAAAGCATTTGAATTGGTTTTGAAAAGCAAAGAAGAAATCGCAATCTATGAAACAAGAATAAACACTTACAAAAAATTAATTGAGAATGCTCAAAAACTTGGACAAATTGCTCTCGTTGAAAAATTAAAGGATAATGAATTTGTAAACAAATTTGAAAGTCAATTATTTGCCATTGATTTTAAGAAATTCATAACTGAAGAACAACTCGCCACAATTTGTGAAAAATGTGAAAAAGGGCTTAGGCTTGATTGGATCAAAAACTTTACTCGAGTGATCCCAGAAGAAGCTATAGCAGTCAAGGAGAAATTGGACGCTCTTAAAATATTTGATAATTATGTCATATTACATTTTGATCCAGAAAATAGAAATCGTGATAAAACAAAACAAGAAAAAGATCCAATTCTTTTCGGTGTTATTCGAGAAAGTCGTAAGCTCTATTTCATTTATGATTGGGTAGACGAATTGTGTGATTTAACATTTGATAAGATTTTAGATTTCTTTTCTGAAACCGAAAAGAAGGATCTAGAAATTCAAGATAACAAATTTCATTTATGATTGAATACTTTTTGTTCCTCGTAAATAACATGATGTTTAAAATGAAATCCAATTTCCCTGACACCACTTTTTATGAAATAATTTGAATTTTGCGAATGCAAAAAGTACTTCATTTCCAGTCATTTGCAGACTAGTCTCTCCTGGACCTTTATAAAGAAAATTCAAGATTTCTTCTAATAACATATTAAAATTTTCAACAGCAAGCATATTTTGAATGTCTTCTTGATATGGCAACCAAATTAAATTTTTCTTTGCATCTTTAATAGTTATCAAATTTACCACTGTGAAAATAATCGGAATTTCAGATTCATCAGTTTTTTGGATGAATTTATGACCGATAGATGGTTTCCACAATGGTTGAATATCTGTATCAATTGTGCACATTTTAACATAATTAAGAAATTGATTCACCGTTGTTCCTCTATCCATTTTTTATATAAAATAGTAATATGCTCCTGAGATTCGGAAAGCACAATAGGTTTATCAATAGGTCTGTCACACAATAATTGTGATCCATTAGGTCTTTGAACCAACATTAATCCTATACAGGAAGTTGAACACATTGCATTTCCCCATTTGCATTTACTTTTACTCATGTCCGTAAATTTTATAAAAACCTATAAAATATTAAATACATTATATCAGTAATAAATCTTGTTTTTCCGCTTCTTGTTGAGTTTTTATATCTTTTTCTTCTAATTCTTTTATTTTTTCTTCTTGTTCTTTGTATAATCGTTTTAATTCTTTTGGAGCTATTTTAAACACTTCTTCTCTTACATTATCCACAGAACCATCAACAACCATAAAATCTCCAATGCTTAATCCTGATGGTGTTAATGGTTCAATTTCAATTTCTATGAGATTTGTTAATCCATCAGCTTCATAATTAAATCGATATACAAGTTTGTTTTCGACATCAAAAGCATCAACAAAGAAAAATCCTTTTTCTTCTTCAACATTAAACTTTTTTTCAAGTAAAAACATTTATTTCACTCCTTGCAATTTTCTTAGTGCTAATGATATTCTATGCCAATCAGCAGCTTCAATACAATATTCTATATTGATTCCATCCTTATAAGATGAACTTCCCATATCAGCATCCCATTTTTCACATTGTTGTTTATATTGTTCATCTACAACTTTACAAGTTTCAATCAATTCTTGTATTAAATTATTTGTGATCATTAAGTTTTTCTCCTGAAAATTTCTTCATAAAATTTTTTTCTTATAATTAAAGAATATTTTGGGTTCTGGAATCCCCTTTTCTTCATAAAATTTTTTACTTAAATCTGTAAATGAATTTAAATACTTCTTCATAGTCATTTCCTTCTTATTTGATATAGTTGGCATCATCAGAAATGATGCCAACTATATCATCTCCTTCTTGTAATTCTATTATATGTTTGATTGTCCCATCTATTAATTCGAATTTTGCATTATAATCAAAACAATATCGCTTTCCACTTTCTGCTATAACTTCAAAATGAGTTGCTGCCATCTCTTGAGCTTCTTGTAAAAATAATAATGAAGTTAATCCGAGAATATCATTTTTAACCAATCCTAAATTGTTAGAATAATCTCCACCACATGCTTGAACATCATTCATAGCTATAATAAAATCATCTCCAGTTCTAGCTATCGGAACACAATCAACCATATATTCAGGAATGATACACACTGCTGAAGCATGAGTTCCTAAATATTTTTTAGTATATTCCAATCGTTCAGCAATTTCCATCACTTTAGGGATTTCTTTATATAATTTTAAATTTTTATCAGCTTTTAAATCATCGAAAGTAACATTAGCCGGCATTTCTCTAGTCGCTTTATTGACATTTTCAAATGATAAATATTTTAACATTTTAGGATCAAAAATTCCTTCTTTGATATAATTTTCTTTTGCTTTCTCCCATTTATCACGAGCCACATTTAATCCATCTTCAGTTTCATCTGTATATTTTTTCTTATTATTTTTTTCATGTTCTTCCCATGTTTTCGAATAATCTATAATAATGGATTCAATAGCTTTTGCTACATCTTTAATTGCTCCTTTGCATTTTAACTGTCCGAAAGCCGCAACCGGATATGCTCTTCTTTTAGTGATATGATCATTATTATTTGACACATAATTTTCAACCATCATATCAACTGCTCTTCCTTTATCTGAAAAATCTACATCTATATCAGGAAAAGTTGGAGGAGAATATTTTGCTTTAAAATCTTCTTTAGGTTCTTCATCTGTAATCCCTAAATGATATAATAACCAAGAATTAAAGATATTTTTTGTTTCACGATATTCTTCTTTTGAAGCTACATAACAAATATATGGTTCAGCATTATATTTTTGAAAAAAATCAATTTCAATTCTTAATCTATCATCAATTTCGATATTATGTTTTTTTAAGATATTTTCTAAATTCCATTTATCATGTTCTTCTTTATAATGATATAATTTATACATTGCATAAGATAAACAAGATAATTCTGGTTGAAATCCTCCGAACAATCTAGTTGGGTTTACGAAACGTTCAAAAAGTAAATCTCTGCGAATTGGATCTATTTGAGTAATATCTAATAAATAACAAATCAGAGAACCAGCGGCTGATCCTCGACCCATCCCTGTCATAATTTCTTTACTCAATTCAATTTTCTCATTAATATCCAATGTAATTTTTTCTATTTGATTATTAAAAAAATTCAACACTATAAATTCTGAATCAATTGAAATAACTGCATATTTAATTTCATTCTTGTAAAAATAATCACCAACCTTCAATTGGTTGGGTTTAATTATCGTCTTTAATTTATGGGCTTTTTGAATTATATCTCTTACAAGTAAAATATATAAAAAACTTCCTGATTTTGCTAATACTTCATATTCATATTTAACTCGTTTTCTGTATCGTTCTTCCAATTCTTCAGACATTGGACCAACATACTTTTCGTATTTATCAAGAAATTTATCGAAGCCTTCTGCTGTCAATTTTTCAAAGAATTTCAAATTATCCATATTTAATTCATTTTTGAAATCTGGCATATTAATTTTACCTATCCATTCAGAAAAATCAATATGTACTTTTTTATTGATCTCGTGAGTATATTCTATAGCCTTATTGAAAAATTCATCATTAATATATGGATGTTGTTCTTTTACTAATTTTTTAAGTTCATCAAAAGTTGCTACCCAATGAGTTTTCGAAGAAAATGTAAAACCTTCACGTTGAATTTTTAATAAAACATCTTGACAAATTTCATCTTCAGGTCTAAGATAGTGAGCATCTGTAGTAATAATAAATTTTAGATTATAATCTTTTATCAATCCCATCAATAATTTATTTGCATCTCTTTGAGCATTTAAATCTGCAAGTACGAGTTCAATATAAAAATCATCTCCAAATACATCCATATATTCTCTAAGTTTTGCTATAGCTAATCCTTTTTCATTTGGATGTTTCAATAAACATTGTTGAATTTCTCCGGACATGCAAGCTGATGAACAAATTAAATTTTTTGCATATTTTTTTAAAACAGAAATATGAGTTCTTGGCCTATAATAATATCGATTAATATTAGATTCTGTAAATATAGTACATAATTCTTTGTATCCCTGTTCATTTTTAGCAAATATATTTATGTGAAAATTATCTCGGATCGGTTCATCTCTATCATCTTTTTGTGTAATGTACATTTCACAACCAATAATTGGATTGATTTTATGTTTTTCACATTGCTGATAGAATTCAATAACTGAACTCATACTCCCATGATCTGTAATTGCACAACCAGGAAATTGTTGTTCTTTACAAAATGCGACATATTTCTCAATATCAATAAATCCATCGAGAAAGGAAGTCATTGAATGAACGTGTAAGGGTATATATGTATTTATCATGATAAGAATTAATACCGTAAAATTAATTACAATTAAGAATTAGATTTAAAATTTTTATATTTACAATAAATATAAAATAAGGTAATATAAATTTATGCCAATAAGAAAAAGAAGTCACAATTCACGATTAGAAGAAATTCGAGAAAAATTCTATAAAGACATTGACAAAGAAATATTTTACAATATTTTGAAAATGGATCCTACCACTATCGTCAAGGGTGACGAAGTTATGAAAATGGGGAACTATTGTAAATGGCTTTTAATCCTTTATAAGAAAAATGAATTGCAATTAGATGATCATGATAAAATTAATGAATATCTAATTGCTTTTAATGAAGTTAGGTATATGAAATCATTACTTGAAAGATTAAATAAAAAAATTGGTGATCCTAAAATATCTACAGTCGAAGTAGAAAAACTTATTAGTAAACGCACTAAAATCGAAAAATTAAAAATAGATCCTGATATTATGAAATATAAATCTCATGGTGATTTGTATTTAGCACTCAAAGATTATTTGGAAGATGAGGAAGAGGAAGAGGAAGAAATTGAAGAAACCGATATTGAAAAATATATAAAAACCGTTCAAACTAAAGTGTTATATAAAGATTCTAATTGGATGTATATTCTCCCATTATCTTATGATGCTGCTGCTTTTTGGGGGAGAGGAACTAAATGGTGCACAACTGGTAAGGGGGCTTTTACAAATTACAAACAACTTCATATAATTATCAATAGAAAATCAAAAGATGAAAAAGGCAGGACTGAGAAATACCAATTTGAATTTGGTAGCCATCAATTTATGGATGTGCACGATAAATCAATCAATAAGCAACAATTATTGGCAAAATTACCAGAAAAAATGATTGAAATTATCTTAAATGAAAAATTAAAGGATGTTTTAAAATATGATAATTCAACAAAATTAGTTGGGGATAAAATTCTTATTGAAGGTGATGATTTTCTATATTTTAAATTTGTTTTTGATTTATCTATCCAGAAAAAAATTGATACTTCATTAAAAAATAAATATGAATTAAATGATGAAATAATCAAATTAATAGAACCATATTTTTCTGCTGATTGGCAACAAAAATATAAAACTCCAGAAAAAGCAATTGAAAATGATAAAACATTAAAAATATTCTTACAAAAAACTTTTTCTGAAGCTCAAAGATATCAAATAGAAGATGATATCAGAAAATCTTTAGAAAAACATTATAAATTTACGATTATTCCCGGAAAAGTTTCATTAATTGTTGATGCTATAAAATTTTTCGATGAAATATTTAATATCAATTATGACATTTCTGATTTGTTCAAAAACATTAAGTATGTGCCATCAACTTTTAGATTAGAAGAATTTTTTATTCAACTTCTAAAAGAAAATATTTCACAACTTGAAAAAACTGCCTCTATAGATAAATCAGCAAATTTTGATAAAGATGTTGCTCCATCTACTAAAAAATTCTGGAAAAATATCAGAAATGATAAAACTCATGAATTTGGTAAACATCCAATTTTTGCAGTTTATGGTGAACAACTTTCTCAAGAAGGTTACGAAGATATAAAAAATAGAAAAGAAGAAGTCAATCTTCCTGATGGACATATGGTTCTAATGGAATTATTTCAAAGAATTATGATGGAAGAGCATCAACATAAAAAACAACTTGAAGATCTTGCTGTACGAGCAGTTGCCGAAGTATGGGGTATTGATGAAAAAAGAATTCGTGCTCAATTAACTCAACATGTTGATATCAATACTACAGTAGAAGATTTATCGGACGAAGATTTCGAAGAATTAATTGAAGAAACTCCAGGATTCAGAAAATTGGTCAATAAACGATTAAGTTTGAATTCATTAGTTCATGGATCTGCTGTAAATGCTATGCTTACTCTTCATAAATTCTTAATGCAAGAATTAAATCAGATTAGCCCTGAATTAGTTGATCTCTATGATAAAATTTCAGTAGGTTCATATAGAATGTATTGGACATTTGATTTTTCTGGAATGGGTCTCGGTCAAATGGCAGCTGGTTCTTCTAAAGTAGAATACGAAAAAAATTCTGAAGGAGAAGAACAATCAGTAGTAATTGCTAAAGCATTCATATTTCCGGTTCTTGTACAAGAACTCTGCAAAGGTGTTGCCGAAATGATTACTCACCATGGATTAAGTGGTATTGATGAAAAAACTTTAAAGAATGTTTTGATTAAAGCTGATGATATAAAACATGAACCTTGGTTGATTCAAATTGGTACTCAAATGTGGAGAAAATTTTCAAAAGCAATTCAAGATATGAATGCTCGTCGTGAATTAAAAATTCCTGTTGCGAAGATCTTAATGTTTTTATCACAAGAAGATCCAGATACAGTTCATAAAGTAATTGAAGCATGCATTGATTATCCCAAAGAAGCTGCGGATCTTTTAGACGCTATAATTATTAAAAAGGAAAATCTTCGAGAAATGCTTGAAGATCTAGAAAATCCAGATGAGGAAGATTTAGCCGAAGATCCCGATGACTGGAAAAACGGATAAAGGAAAAATTTATGAATCTTAAAAAAATAGCTGAAAGAATTAGAAAAGTGGCAAAGTTTGAAGGATATGTGTATGATGATAAAACTACCATTAACATACAAGTGCCATCATTTACTGTAAAAGCAAAAATTAGATTTTATAAGACGAAAAATCAAGAAATTATTAAACAACCAGTCAATATAGAAATTGACACTCTTGATAATAATATAGATGAAGTATTAAATAAGGTTGTGCCACCAGCAATTATAAAAGCAGTTAATGGAAAAATACCAGATAAGCTTAGTGATAAAGATTTTTATATTGGTGGGTGGACATCTGGTTTTCCAAAATCTGTACATTTTAATGTCGCATAAGGAAAATTTTATGAATCTTAAAAAAATAGCTGATGATAAATCGGATTTAATTTCAGTGATTAGAGAAAGCATGGCAGAATGTGGAAAATATAATGATAAACAAATGGAATCATGGTATAATAAATTAATTAAACTACCGAATGATAAATTAAAATCTATTATTACAGATCCACATAAGTATGGACTAAAATGTCAAATATATATAACAGATAAAGTGCAAAAACTTTTGAATCTTGAAAAAATAGCTGAAGAAATTAGGAAAGTAGTTTCTATTTCAATTTATGAAGACTCAGAATGGTTAATTAAAGAAATGACAGGAATAGAAGATTGCCATTATTTCAAACAAACCAGAATGGATCTTCAAACTCCAAGATACATGGAAGAATATCTTAAAATAGGTGGTCTTTATTTCATTAGAAATAAAATAACTAATGAAGTTTATGGCTATTCACCAAAACTAAAGATATTTCAGAATCGCGATGATAGAGCAGTTAATATTGAAAAATTTCTCTCAGAAATTGAAAACGATGATTTCATAAGAGCATTCAAACAATTAAAAGAAGAAAATAAAACAGCTCAAGTTCATGCTCCTGAAAAGAAACCTGTGACAAGACCTTTACGTACACCTGTAAAAACAAAACCAACTCCCGAAGATGATCCATTTAAAAGTCCAAGACCAAGGGTAATACCAAAACCAAAAAATACATATATCGGAGAAATAAAATGAAACTTTCAAAAATAGCAGAAGAAATAAAAAAAGTGGCGAAAGATCCTATTGCTAAAACAGATTTGGTTGAAGGTCTTAAAGTTGCGCAAAAAGAAATGGGATTAGAATTGTCATTGATTAATTTAAATAGTCATTTAAAAAATTTTTCTTTTGATGACTTATTACAATCTAATAAAATGCAACTTATTGATGTTATGGAATACAAATCTGAAGATTGTGGTGTATTGGCACCTATAATCAAAACTGGGAAAATAGAATTTTTGATCGGTGTCAATCAAGATGAAAGATTTATTATCTATAGATTAAATTATAGTTATCAACATCTGAGGGGAAATAATGGATATAATATTAGAGCACTTTATTTTGTTGATACTAAAAAGGTTGTTATACAAAATGTTTAATTTTTCTTATTTTGAATTAATTCAACTAAATCTTTTACTGTGTTAACATTATCTCCTTCTTCATCAGTAATTTCAATATTGAATTCTTCTTCTAGATACATGATAATTTCAACTTTATCTAACGAATCTAATCCAAGTTCACTAAATTTAGTATTCGAATCAAAATTTTGAATTCCGTATTCTTCATGTAATAATTTTTTGATTTTTTCATAATACATTTTTCACTCTCCTTAAATTTTCTTTAATATAAAATCACCCATTGCAAAATCATATTTTTGAGTGACATTTTTAACTGTAGCTTTCAATTTAAAAAATGAACAAGTTTTATCTGTTGTTAATTTAGAAAATGTGGCCACAAACACAGAACCAGAAGTTCCTTGTATTATATATATATACCTTATATTATTTATGATTTTTGCATCTATATCAGAAACATCAAACACTTTATCTTCAGAAGTAGTTCCTGATAAATTAATAGGGACTAAATATTCAATATCTTGATAATTAGACCATAATCTTGTTCCTAATCCAAAAAATAACAAATTAGTTCCTGGTAAACTAGAAGTAACTGTTAATTTAAATGATTCTATTCCATCAATGTGTAATGGTTCTGATAATTCTCTGTAAATATATTTTCCAGCAGGTGAAGCAAAATTATATGTCCTCCCGGTCTGCCATATTGGTCCAGTTGTTTCCATATCAATTAAATCATCTACCATTCCATAAGATACTAATTCATTAATATTGAATGGCGTATATGAAACTGATAACATTTCAGAAGTTGATTTGGCTCTTTTTAAATAAAGATTTACTTCTGCTGTATTAAATTTATACAGAAATAAATCTCCATAATAAATAGATTCATCTGGAATTGGCAATATATCTGTTTCATATATTGCTTCTTCTGCTGAACCAATTTTCAATCCATCAACCGTTTCTAAAATATTTTCTTCAAAACCAATTTCTTTATCATTTGTGTCTATAAATTTTACAGTGTATTCTTGACTTCCCAGTTTTACCTTTTCCCCAATTTCAAATGGAATAGTTTCTTCAATCACTGTTATAACACTCGGAGAGAGCTCATTTTTTTTGTTTACGATGTTAAATCTATCTATATAGAGAAACCCCTTTTCAAATGTAAACTTTTCGTCTGTGGGGCTCGAGAGAGCGTAGGAGATATAGTCTGAGCCGAGTTTAATCCCATATTCTGTATAAATAGGAGAAATTTGATCAATTTTATTTCTGATGACATCTACATCTTTTTCTCCCCACACAATTACATCGAATCCATTATTGATAATCGTTTCATCTCGTAATACCATTTGGCCTATTGCCCCAGATCCAAATGATCCATAATCATCATTTGCCCATTTTGTAGCAGAACCTATATTACCAACAACAGATATTGGAAATCTAATATCCTGATGATTAACAATAATAGGATTAATTCCAAAAATTGAATATAGAACATCTTTCAATCCATCATTTTTATCTTTCTTTTCATAAATACCTTGAAGATAAGTCCGTACTCTTAATCTGTAGGATAATTCTGAATCTAAAGAATCGGATCTATTTGAATCAAATCTTGCTCCCAATTTACCCCAAGTTTCTTCAATTTCAACAGAATTTAATTTTTCATTTGTTATAGAATAATTCAATAATTTTTCTATATGAATTCGATTTTTTACCATTTCATTTATAAATGGAAATGAAGGCATTAAATAATCAACAGCTTCAAAAAATACAGGAATAGTTTCAAATTGTTTATTTGTTTGATCGTATAAAACAAGATAAATTTTATTCGGACCTTTACGAGGAGTTATTTGAAAGAAAAATGTAGCAGATTCATTTATAAATGCGTAAATTTTTGCATTACCATTATAGACTTCTACTTTCCAACCAATTGGATTCGAATGATTATGAATTTCTGCTTTAAATTGGATTGGAGTAAAAAGATAAGGAATTAAAAATCTATCAGTAGCATAAAATGGATCACGTCTTATCGCAGAGAGATAAAACTGATAATATGACTCAGCTATATTAATGCCAGCAAATTGTTCAATATTAAATAATTCAACATATGGATCAGCCATTTTATAATCCTATTGCAAATTCTAAATCTCTACGATGTTCTTCTTCTTCAGAAAGAATTTCCATCAAATCTTTTTTTAATCCTAATTCACCTAATTGTTCAGCTTGGCCAATTCTATTTTTATATCGTGAAATTGCATCCATTTCCCCATCTAAATCTTGATGTAACATTTCAATTGAATCCTCAGAAATTTTTCTTGTTTCGACATCTATCGTTGAAATGCCGCCAAGGGTATTAATCCATTCACTAATCTTTACAGCGTGTTGCATTTCTTCTTCGGAATGTTTTATTAATTCTTTTTGTACACTGAAAAATTCTGCACCTTTAATTTGAGCAGCGTGTTGAATGTATTGAATTGCCGCAGCATATTCCAATTCAAGATCTTTATTTAATTCTTGCATTATATCAAAATTTGTTATCTGAGCAATTTTTTTTGCAATATTTTTTAAATTCATAGTATCTCCTAAAATTTATCAATTTTGTTTTTAGCATTTAAAGCATACTCATATGCCGATTTAGGATCTTTAGCTATTTCAGATTCTAATTCTTTTAATTTTTCTTTTAATTCTGGTTTTCTCTGGATTATTGATCTAAGAATTCTAGCTTCATTCAATATATCTCTTTCTTCTTGTTCAAATTCTATTTCAAATTGGTATTTTTGAATTGGAAGCAATTGAATCAATTCTTGAAGTGTAAGATCAGATTGATTTTGATAAGAATACAATCCTTTTTTTCCAATTACAGTAAATTCTTGATTGTCTTCTCCTGTCATTTCAATCTTACTCATTGCTGGGAGTGTTAACAAATATTCTAAAGAATGAGATTCTGAAGCGTGTCTAATTAGTTGTGAAAGGGTCATAATATCCTTTAATGAAATTTAATTGCTGGAAACATTCGTGGATTCCCGATAGGGTTTGCACTATTCTGAGGACCACTTGGCGTACTGCGTTTATAAACAGAATGCCACCAATACATATCATTTGTATTTATAGTTTTTTGCGTTATTTGATTTGCAGATCTTGGAGAAGCAGCATTCGTTCTCCCAGTATTATTTTGACCAACTCCTCCACTATCAATTGCGTGATCACCAAAGATATATGTATTTGCAGGTCCATAAACTCTTTTACCGATGGAACCTCCGGCAATACTATCAAGAGCGATATGAGTTTTGATTTTATCCATCATTGTACGATATTCTTCTAATAAACTTTGAATATAAGAAGAAATATCCCCTTTATGATCATAAGTCAAAGAAATTGTTTGACCTGAATAATCAAAACTCAAATCAACTTCCATAATATATTGAGCTTTTAATGCCCAGATAGAAGCACCATAAATAAAACATAATCTCCAATTCATCATTACTTCTTCTGCGGCAAATGCTGATTTTGGAGGATGTTCATTAAAGAAATCTGCTGACATTCCCATAGCTAATAATAAATCTGCATCTGTATATCCCTGAACTTTATTCATAGATTTTTGTGCTTTATCTATATGAAATCTAATTTCAGGCATTACACTAAAATGTAATGGAGTGATGATTTTTAATTTAAGAGCTTTCATTTCAGGACGAGTTGTTGAATTATATCTGTAACGATACATCATTACATAATCACCTCGTAACAATCCTGGAATTTCTACTTCATATTTTCCAACTGATAAATATTTCAAATCTTGTCTTCCTGCAGAATAAACAGGATTGGCATCATTTTCAGGTAATATGACAATTTCCAATTCATTTGGATCTATTAAATAACCATCATTGCTCACAATTTGAATTACATAATATTCTGGATTATTCTCGAGATAAAATAATATTTCATCTTTTTGTTCTGCTTCATGCAATTCCGCACCAACATCTTCGACATCTGCAACATCAATCACTGTAAATTTTTCTTTTTGAGTTCTATAAGTGCCTGATATTGTCATACCATATTCGATTTGCCAATCTTCTCCTGGTTGAGCATCAATCGGAGTATTCCATACAAATCTAAATTTCCCTGTGTCTAATCTATCACCGATTCCCATATATACTTGGACTTGTTTTGGACTTTTAATTACAAAATTGGGTTCACTTACATTGCCGATTCCGAAATTATCTGGATCTCGAGGCGAACCAGATCCATCATGAAATATGCGTTCAAAAACAATTCTTCTACCTTGAATTGCTTTCAATAAATTAAAATTGTCATTTTCGGCCATAAAAATTCCTCTTTTGAAAAATTATAATTGCGGTATATTCTTTTTATGAGTATATGCCCAGTATGTCGAAAAAATCATAATCATAAAACATTTTGTTCTCAAAAATGTTCTTTTTCTAAGGAAGGGATGACGTATAAATTAAAATTCGCCAAGCAAACTAATCTTAAAAAATATGGAGTAGAAAATCCATTTCAATCTGAAAAAATAAAAAATAAAATAAAACAAACTAATCTTGAAAAATATGGAGTAAAACATTCTTCGCAAAACATATTTGTAAAGGCCAAACAAAATGCCACCAATCTTGAAAAATATGGACATAAATGTTCTATGAAAAATAAATATGTACAAGAAAAATCCAAGCAAACTAATCTTAAAAAATATGGAGTAGAAAATCCATTTCAATCTGAAAAAATAAAAAATAAAATAAAACAAACTAATCTTGAAAAATATGGTTGTGAAAATGTCCTGAGCTCTAAAAAAATTCGAGAAAAGATTAAACAAACTAATCTTGAAAAATATGGAGTAGAGCATAATTTTCAATCAGAAGAAACTAAGGAAAAGATTAAACAAACCAATCTTGAAAAATATGGAGTAAAAAATCCAAGACAATCTGAAAAAATTGAAAATAAAATAAAACAAACTAATCTTAAAAAATATGGTTGTGAATGGAATTTTCAACATGAATCCATAAAAAAGCAAATAAAACAAACCAATCTTAAAAAATATGGAACAAATTATCCACAACAATCTAATCCAATTAAAACAAAAATATTAAAAACTAAGAATAAAAAATTCTATAATAAAATTTTGAATTTTAAAACAATCAGGCCATTATTTTCATTAGAAGATTATACTAATGGTCATGAAAATTATCCTTGGCAATGCATAAAGTGCAATAATATTTTTAATCAATCAATTTTGAATGGAATTATACCTAGATGTCTTAAATGTTATCCAATATTTTCTGGCTTTTCAAACATAGAATCAGAACTTCAAAATTGGCTCCAAGAGCACATTTCAATTGAATGCAACAAAAGATATTATGAAAAGAAATACAAATATGAATTAGACATCTATATTCCTTCAAAAAATATAGGGATAGAATTCAATGGGCTTTATTGGCATTCCGAAATCGGAGGAGGAAAAATTCCCACATATCATCTCAATAAATCAGAATATTTCTTAAATAAAGGAATTCAAATAATTCACATATTTGAATCAGAATGGATTCAAAAACAAGAAATTGTAAAATCCATAATATTAACTAAATTAGGATTAATCAAAGAAAAAATCCATGCTAGAAAATGTGAAATAAAACAACTCAAATATAAAGATTGTTCTGAATTTTTATATCACAATCATATTCAAGATGAAGTCAAATCATCTATCAATTTAGGATTATTTTTTAATGAAAAATTAGTTGCATTGGCAACATTTGGTAAACCAAGATATAACAAGAAGTATGAATATGAATTATTGAGGTATTGTAATAAATTGAATACTAATGTGATGGGTGGATTTAGTAAGTTGCTATCATACTTTATTAAGATTTATTCTCCAAAATCTTTAATTACTTATGCAGATAGAAGATTCAGTAATGGAAATGTGTATTTAAAGAATGGATTTGAATTAGTAGATATTTCTGGACCAAATTATAAAGATTAATATTTAATTTTATTATAAAATTTTATATGATTTATAATATTTTTTATAAATCAACTTTGAGTAGATTTATAAAATTTAGCATAGCTAAATTAGAATAGAGAAATATAAGCAATTTAAAATTGCTAAACAAGCAAGGGTAGATGGTTTACCCATTTTGAAAATTTAATTTTCAAAAAATGTATATGAATTATTATTTGTATACGAGAAATTTTTATATCTTTTTATAAATTTTTCAAATCATTTTTATACTAAATATGATATTTTACAATCCCGCATAAAGTATCAAAAACACAAACTATCTAAAATTCTTACTATCTTTGATCCTAAACTTACTGAATGGGAGAATATGCAAATCAATGGTTTCGATAGAATATGGGATTGTGGAAATTTAGTATTTGAATTAAAATAATTCTCTTATTAATTTGGAGAGTTTTTTAAACCGTGTTTCTTGATCGTTTGTGATCTCTACACGATTATTTTTATCCTTATAAAAGGATAAGTCTTTTATCAATTCTAAACAGCTCTTAGCACGCTCTGGTATTGGTATATTATCATCATCGATTTCTGCATCAATTTGGTTAATAAATGACATATCCTTTTCAAGAAAAACCATGGTCAATGGGAACTTCATCCCATTCATAGTCATATAATCAATATCTGAACCGAATTCGAACATCATTCCATCATATTCGCAATCTTTTTCTGATTTAAAAACCTTCATGCCCCGATATTTCTCATCAATTGATTCTGGAACCAGAATATTTAATTTTTTGTCACCATTATAAAAAATTGCTTTTTTCATAAAATTGTCCTTTGAAAAATTATAACTTTTTAAATTTATTCAGGTATAGTATAAAAATGATTCGAACATCTAAACATCTTTTAAAATTTCAGACTTCTAAGAAGACTCTGATTCTTGATCAATTATTTAAGGATTATGAGACGGATCTTAAATTTTACATGGAAAAGATTATTTCTAGAGAACTTCCTCATAAGAAGATGTTGTCCACTAAATTGTTGCCAATCAATAAACTTCAACATTCTCAATGGAGAAAACAATGCTATCAACATGCATCTTTAGAAATAGAACATCTTAGACGAAATTTCTGGAAATATAAATTACATAAATATAAAAAATGTATGAAATATTTTCTTAAGAAAAATAGACAATTAGTATTTCTTAAGAAGAGATTCGAAGAAATTGGTATTATTGAAAAATTAAAGATTCCAGATTTCAAAACAATTCAAATAGAATTAGATCAGACAATGTGGGATTCTAAGGATTCCATTCATTTTGATGAATTTATTCTGATTAGATCTCCCTATATGAGGAATAAAAAATATGCTCATACTTTTAATCTTCCTATAAAACACCATAAACATTCTAATAAGTATAAAGATTGGACTCACAAGAAAACTATATTTCTTCGCAAAGATCTTCAAGATAGATATTGGTTAAAGTTTATTCACGAAAAAGAAGTTCCTTTGAAATCTTCAGGAGATATTTTAGGAATCGATATGGGATTTATAAATCTTCTAGTTACTTCAAGACAAGAATATATTGGAACTAAAGATCTCCATAAAATTTATGATAAAATTTCTCGCAAGAAGCAACCAACAGAAAATTATTCCGGATCTAAAAATTTTAGGCAATCATTGATTTATAGAAATGAATATATTAATCATTTAGTGAATAATCTCAGTTTGAAAAATATTAAAGAAATTAAAGTAGAAGATCTCCGAGATTTGAAGAAGCGTAAGAAGTGTGATAATAAATATGTTAGGTGGGTATATAATTTTACCCACAAGAAATTGAACAGATTTTGTGAAGAGAATGGTATTCTTTTTACTATAGTCAATCCTGCTTTTACGAGTCGGGAATGTTCAGAATGTGGATTCAGACATGAGGACAATCGAGTGAGTCAGTCACTCTTCAAGTGTCTGAAATGTGGAATAGAATTAGAAGCAGATTATAATGCTTCTAAAATTATTAAACACAAAGGAGCAGGAGTTAGAAAAATTTTTGACTCTGATATGATCCCTTTGACGCAGAAAAAGATTTGCTTTAATTAGTAAAATCATCATTTTCTTGGTTCCATGGGTATAAATCCCATAGTCCTTTTTGTTTACTAATTTCTATTACTGAACTTTCATCGATTGGTTTATCCGTTTGTTTCAACACATGCATTGGAGGATTTTCTAATTCGGTACTCAATGACCCAATGATCATTTTAATTTTACCTATACCACCTGTAGCCAAAGCATCAAATTTAGAAGCGTGGACTTTTATTTTAAATGGATAAAATCCATTAACTGAAGATTCTATATTTGTAATAAGACTACTACCATTTAATTCAATTGATCCTAAATATGTAGGTTGTTGAACAATAATCCATTCATCATTTATATAATCTGTTAACCAGAAAATTATATTGAGCCAATTAGGTTTTTGTGCTGTGAGAGAATATGCTATTTTCATAAAAATAATTTTAAACGGGGAACAAAAAAGGCGATTAAGCAAATGATGCTCAATCGCCTTTAATTTTATAAAACAGAAACTCGCAAATTATTTTCTTCTACCGCTATTATTTTTAGAGTAGATAATTTTCTTAATTGTTTTCATTGAATTATCAAATTTGATATATTCTGAATTAAGAAATTCAATTTCGAGTTCTTCGCAAGATTTTCCATTTTCGAGTTCAGGATTACTAAAAGTAATTTCATATTTACCACTTTCGAGGCGATCAGCAGAAACTACTCGTTTTCCTTTGAAATGGAGATATCCTGCAACATTTAGTTCCGATGTGGAAAAATATTTTCCATCATCAACTACCTGTCCTTCTTTAATTGTTACAACTTTTTCTTTTGTATCATTCATCTGTTGAAACTATTTCTTTCTGAACTTCTTTTAAGAAATCTTTGACCTTCTTAGCGTTTTTTGTTTTACTTTGTAAGTAAGCCAACGATTCTTCGTTTATATCTGTAATGATCAATCTTAATTGTTCAATATAATCATCTTCAGTTAGAACTTTATTCCTAAACTGATTTTCAAGATCGTAAATTTTTGGTGGAATTAATTCCTCAGCTTTTTTAACAGTTTCTCCAAGAACATTTCCAACTGTTGCCTTTCCTTGTTCAACTTGTTGAATTGTATCAAGAGCATCATTCATGACTTTTTGTTCTAATTGTGATTGTCTTTTTGTTACATTATCATAGCGATTTTTACCTTTTTTGGAATAATATTCATCAGCTTCTTCTGAGGTAAGAATTCTCAAATATTTTTTATCCATAACCAATTGACGTAATTCATTCGATTTTTTTAATTTATCAAATGTAAATCTTTCTGTAAGCGGTAATGGATCTGGACCCTTAGGAATTGTAACAGATTCTCCTGTTTCAATATCAATTGTAACTACGATATTACCTTGAGGATTGGAAACATTTTGAACCCAAATTTCTTTTTCTAGACCAGAAAAATGTTCGTGAAGACTTTTGATTTTAAGTGCTGACATTTTAAATTCTCCTTCTAACTTTAATTTTTACTAACTATAAAAAAATATGGGGGTAAAAATTCTACCCCCATAAATTATATTACCTACGAGATCTTCTATAACTTTCTGCCATTTTTGAAAGACGACTAGCTCTTTTGGAACTTTCATCATTTTCTAAATAAGCACACTTCTCGTAATCGAATTTCTTTAATCCGCCACAACGACCAGAACATTCCGGTTCAAAGTCTGGCTTTGTATTTCCCGAAACACCTAGATCATCTAGATCGTCAAGATCTAAGCTATTAAGATCGTCATCCAATACAGGTTCAGCATCTGGATTAGATTTCAAAATGATTTCATCATCAAGATTATCTTCCACCTGAAAAGGACTATACGGATCATCATCAATTACGTTTTCGAAAAGGTCGTTACTGAGAAGATCTTCTGGAACTTCGATGCCGTCTAATTCGCCTTCTTCAATAGCTTTCTTGAGGAAATGACGAGCAAGATCGACTTGATAAGCAGCAGTACGATTACCCTGCTTTTCAAAATCTTCTGCAGTTTTGTCCAATGCTGTCAACATATCGCTGGCAACACGAACAGCTGCTACCTTTTTAATTTCTGATGATCTATTATTCATTTATAATTAATCCTCCCTAACTGAGTTTTATACCTTTTTGGAAGCAATAAAAGGGGGAGAAAAAACTCCCCCAAATTATTTATTTGCGACCAACGGATACAGCCTTCGGATTAACGATCACCTGAGAAATTAATTCATAATACATCCAACCACGAGCAGGTTTGCCTTCAAGGCTCTGGCTAAATGGTTCACTCATCAGATCCTGTCTGATTGGCATACCACCCATGTAATCAGGAGCAGTACATGCAAACACTTCACCAGGAGCAACTACTTCATACACGCCTGTACCAGCTGATGTAATAATAGCAGCATTGAGAACTGTTGCAACATAACCAGCAAGAATCATTTCTCTCTGAGTAACTGGATCAACCTGAGCTGACATATATTTAATAATGTCTCCCATTTCACGTCTGTTGATTAAGAATTTATCAACTACCAAACGGTTTTTTTCAACCTGATATTTGATATCTTCAAGTGAATTGAGGTTGAGATTAGCAAAATAAGTCACATCATTAACTGTGACAGCAGCTTTTCTCAAAAGAGCAATACCAGCACTATCTTCCTTGTATTCAATACCTTGACGAGCTTTGTCCTGAGCTCTTGCAAGAACGTCGTATTGTTTCTGGAATATATCCTTTAACAACACTGTAGGACGAGCTGTAACTTCAAATTCAGGTGGATAGATGTATTTGCCAGTAACTCTTGATTCTGGAGTTTCTGCATCTTCTGCAACAACCCATGCAACAACATGAATATCTTTATCGTAACGTACGATTTCACCATCACCGACAGTACGAACTTTGAGAACCTTACGGACCCAACCTTCATAGTCGATTATTTCTTTAATCGGATTCAATAATTGCTGACCGATAATGGCATGACCTTCACCAGTCGGATCATTGAACGCTTCCCGAATTGCCTGACCAACTTCAGCATTATTGAACATGCTTGAATCAGCAGCAATTTTCTTTCCAAGTTCAGCAGCCATCCAAGCATCTTTATGTGTCAGAATGTGCTGAATCTGTGAAAGTGCATCTCTTTTATTAGATGCGTTAAGTTCACCAGTTTTATTGAAAACTGATTCCTTCGAGTAATCTACCGTTCCAGTTTTCAGAGTTTTACCAGCTGGCATATTGAATTCACTAATAAGCGAACTAGCACCACCTGCTGTCTTTATTTGCTCCGTAATAACTGGAGATTTTCTATAAGGATTATTCATCTTTCCTATTCTCCTTTTTTCTCTGTTAAAATAATTTCAATTAGTTAGCTGGATATTCAACTGTTAAAAACGGATATGCAGCAGTAGGAGCAGCATAAACCTTACCAAAAAGTGGACCAGTGGTTTTATTAAATATTCCACCAGTTTTCACTTTTAGTGCATCGCCTATTGCATATGCTTCCTTAGTGTCAAAAACATTTGTCGGAACAATCGTGTAATCACGGAGCACTGTAATTTCTCCAGTAGCTGCGGTATCATCCAAATTACCATGAACGTTTGTACCTTCAGTAATTAATTCCACTTCTGAAAGCTGATAAACATAACTCACAAGAACTGTGGAACCATCAGCAATATCTCCTGCTGGAACTCTTTGAATTGTACCATTAGTTGCATTCACACTGTAATCAGAAAGTGTAAATGTAGATGTTTTTGCTACATTAGTAACTTTAACATCCTGAACTAATGATTTTTTCAAATTAGTAACATCGCTACTAATTAAAACTACTGCTTCATCAATAAGAGCTTTTTTACGAATAAGTGCTTTATCATTCCAAGCACAACCAAGAACAACGCCAGCCGCATCAGTAGAATAAACTGGACGAGTTGCTCTTTTTCCGCCATTATCAATAACAGCAAGAACTGTGCCAGCTTCAAACTGGGCAGATGGAAGAACAGGTTCTGAAACCTTTCTACCAACAACTTTTACTGCATTTTTGTCTATCATTTCGAAAATCCTCCTTAAACTTATTTAATGTTATTTCTTAATAGTAAATGCACCATCAAGAACATTTTTGTAACCTTTAATGCTTGATGTTTTTGTAAGAACTGGAACATTACCTTCAGTAAGTCTTGCAGCTTCTTTTACATCAACACCTTCAGCAGAAACAACTTTTGCAGTTTTTAATCCAGCATATGTAGCTTCAACTTGAACTAAAGATTCATCATTAAAACCTATGTAACTTGCGGTTCTTTCCATTAATTTGTTGAACCATTTTTCACCAGCATTTTCAAATGCTATCTCAATTGCATTTTGAACAAGAGAAGCAGTATGACCATCAATTTCATTTTCGTCATTATATCCCAGAAGTGTAGCAAATTTGTCGAATAATTCTGCCTTAATTGGATTTTCAACAAGATTTTTGTTGAGTTCGACACTAGCGAGTCTCATGCATTTTTTATGTTTGCGAATAAAATTTTCATTTGCTTCACGAACTAAACTGCTTTTTTTACTCTCCTTTTCCTCTTCCTTCTTTTCCTCTTCCTCATCCTTTTTTTCTTCAGTCTGAGCTTTCTTGGATTTCTTTTCCTCTTCTTCCTTCTTTTCCTCTTCTTCATCCTTTTTTTCTTCAGTCTGAGATTTCTTAGATTTCTTTTCTTCCTCATCCTTTTTTTCTTCAGTCTGAGATTTCTTAGATTTCTTTTCCTCTTCCTTCTTTTCCTCTTCCTCATCCTTTTTTTCTTCTTGAGCAACAAAATTCAATCTAGCTTTTCTTCTTGCACGAAGTTCATCAGCTAAACCTTTTTCTTCTATGCTCAATTTAGACATATCCTCAGGTTCTGGAACCCTTTCATTAGGATCTGTCGAAGGATTTCTCATAGAGGGTTGAAGTTCGCTAATTGCTTTATCTTTAGCATCAGCGATATCCTTCGCATCTGATAACACAGGAGGCGGTGCGTCTTTATGAAAATCAGCAGGATTCTTATCTTGAATAGCTGTATTCAAATAAGATCCGCCAACGCCAGTACCTTCTGGTAAATCTTTGCGAGGATCATTTCCCTTCTCTCCTTGAGCTTTCTTAATCATTAATAATCCTCCTTTTAGTTGACTATTAGTTTCTCACACAATTGCAACATTGAATCAGGCATATTATCCATATTATTCCGTATGAACCCCATAATTTCCATTTTTGCTTTTTTATTAAAACCTAAATCCTCTAAGAGAGTGACGGCAGACTTAGAAGAAGCAGCTTTACATAAAATTTGTTCTGTGAGTGCAGTTCTATCAGCGGGATGACGCACTTTAGAAAATTCAGAATATTCAACTCCATAACATTCCTCAAAACAATAATTCCCATTTACATAACTGCATTTCATAAATCTAATATGATTGCAATAATCAGCTTTTTTTGCGGCTTTTTTTCCACAAATAGAACACACTGTATAATCAACATTGCAACCCATACTAAAAGATTTTACTCGACCAGAAGAAATTCCCATAGCTCCTTCTTTGTCTTTTTTCTTATCACAACAAACGATGATATCAATATGTTCATCATTTGGATTTAATTGGCTATAATGACTATCTAATAAAAAACCAGCTGCTTTTTTAGGATCATCAGCTTTATGTTCTGTGTGAAGCGGTTTTAAATTAAATGTTTGGTACACAAATATATCATCACTTCTTTTACGAAGTAATTCTTCTCTTGGAAATGCATCACCATTTGCATTTGTAGTTTCCTGAGCTCTTGCTCCTCTAACCAATGTGGTCACACCGCGTGCAACTGCGTAGACATAATCCTTTGGATCAGAAGAAATATTATAAAGTTTTGAAACTTTTTTAAAAATATTAGAATCTAACAGATTTATATTTGCTTTATGATTAATAGAAGCATGTTTCGAAAATTCGTCACGAAGAAAATTATATTCTATAACATTTGATATATCAATTGTTCCGATTTTCTTGAACATTTTGTTCCCCTTCCTTTTTTTCTTGTTTAGCTTTTTCAAAGGCTTCAACATTTAATCCTAAATTAGTTGAATCTTTTTCTTCATCTAATGTAAATACGTGTGTAATTTCTACTGGACCCGTCTTTTTAAAACCCATGAATTTAATCCTCTTTGTATGATTAAGGAAATTTAAAATCATCTTTTCAAATAATTTTAAAACAATCTATCTTTTGAGAATTAAAAACTGTATTTAGAGGAATTCTAGAATTTATTTTAAATGAAAGAGTGAATTTTAGGAAATTACTTACCAGAAAGAAAAAGTGTTCCTAAACGACTAGGACCATCATTATCATGATTATCAACGACTTTATTAAGATTATTAACACTTGCTTGTTCATATTTTTTATTTTTAGCATATTCTCTTTCAACTATACCTTCTTGTTCAAAAATATCTCTTGTTGTAGCAATCTTAGAATCTGATAATCCTTCTTTGATTAATTCGCTTTCAACTTGATCCCAATCTAGATTTTTTTCAAGAGCAATTCTTGCGATTTCTTCAACATCTTGGAAATTTATGTTATTATAAGTTCCATTTTTGTCCCAAATTTTTGTATCAAAAACTTCGGAAGGAACACTATTTCCACCAGCACTTTTTTTGAGCCTTTTTATCTGACTAAGATTTCTTAAAATATTTTCTTTTTTATTAAATGCTTTTTTATCTTTTAAAGATCCCCCTAAATTAAAACCTTGATCCCCACCACCAGGAGGGAGAGGAGGAGTCATTTCAGCTTGATGCTTTTTCAGCCATTCGTTATCTTCTTTAATATTTTTACGTTCTTCATCAAGATCTATTCCTGCACCAGCCGCATAAGTTCTAACTGATAACGCCCCCATTGTTTGTAATTCACGCCAAATACTTAACAATGAAGTATCTTTTGTACCTTCAAGAACTTTATTCCATTTGATTGTGGGCAAAATTAAATCGCGATCTTGATCATTTATATTTTTTTGAATTCGTACATTATGTTTGATTTCTGCAGCTGATCTTTTATAAAATTTATGAACTCTAGCAATTGGTTTAAAAAATTTTTCAATAATATATGCATTCTCGATTTTTTGACGAAGTGTTCTTAATCTTTCTGTCATTACTTGTAAAGATCCTTGCATTGAAGAATAAGTAGATTCACCAGATACAAGTTCTCTTGACATTCCAAGTGCCATAAATTTCACTTGAGATACAAAATCCCATTCACGAGATATCCCCATCAGTCTATCACTTACTCCAACATAATCTACTTCTACACCATAATGATATACTAAAACAGAATAAGGATCTGATTCAGCTTGCATCAGCATATCAATAAATTGCTGAGTTTGTTCTGGAGAAGGAATCCATCCACTATTTGCATCACCAAGTTTAAATAACCTTAATGGAGCAGCATTTCTCTGAGCAACTGCAATAGAAGCATTATAAATTGCATCTTCATACATTACAATTTTATATAAACGAGTCATCAAAGAAGTTCCTTGGTAATCATATCCAGAAATTTTTCTATACAAATATGTAGTATTAGCATTTGATAAAGGAATCTTTTTATTAACAAGCAATTTTCTTAATACATCTGAAGGTAATCCTCTAAACATTTCTTTTATTCTAGGGTCTTTACTATTGATGAACATTTTTAATTGAGGATCAGGGATTAATGATAAAAATGGTTCTCGAGAAAATATCGGCATATTAACCACTTCAATATAATCAGGGTTCTGAAGAACAATATCTTTCCATAAATAATTATTACCATCAAACGTATTATGAATAACTGCTTTCCCAAGAGTTAAATATTCGCGAGTAATATCAGGTAATACATCCAATAAATTTGATCGATCTTTTTGTATTTCAAAAATTTCTTTGATTCTTGGATCATCAACATTTGAAATAATGAAATCTGACCAAGGCAATTCGGAAAATAAATCAATACAAGTTCCTGCTATTGGATCAAATTGATAAAGTGTTCTCCAAACTCTATGTTGTTCCTGAGAAGTTTTCGGACCAAACATTACCTCTGGTCTGCCCTGATTAAAATTATAATAAGCAGGATTATAAGTGTAAGCAGCCCCACCGCCACGTTTCATCATAGCACCAGATTTTGTTTTTATAATATTCTTACTAACAAGCTGGGCAGTAGTTGTATTTAATTTATCGTGAATTTGATCTTTTTTCTTCTTCAACTATCATTCTCCATTTTTTAAATTTTACATCATAAGATGATATACCCTGTTTACCATCTTATGTACAAAAAGGATTTCTTTGATTCTGTTGTTTAAATTTGGGTTTTAATTGATGAAATGGTAAATTTACTTGTGTATTATTCATTGATATTACTTTTGTTTGAGTTTTTTGCTGTTGTTGCCCTAAAAACATACTTTGTTGTCCTAATGTTGCCTGAATCATGCCTCCTAAATTTGGCATGATATCTCGCTTCATTGTATTAAATGTACCAACTTCTTCTTTTTTAATAATTTGCCCAGCAGCACTAATGGCATTACTCAGATGATAATATCTATCGTCTTTAGATGATTTCTTTTTATGTAATCCAACCCCAATCAATGAACTATTTGATTTTTCGAAATATGTTTCTCTTAATAATGCAGCACCACGAACAACTGGTTGAATTAAATCATCTGAACCATCTTTTGCTTTTGCGACTTTCTTTCCATCATCTTCTAAAGTCATTAATTCTAACAAAACTTTTGAATATGGTTGCCCTTTCATTTTAAATGTCCATTCTTCTCTAGGTAATTCTGCCTGTATAAATCTAATATTTCCAACATTAAAATCTCTTTTAAAATCTAAATACATAGTATATCCTGTATTTACCTTTTTAATTGGAATTCCCTTTGCCTGAATATCTTGAAGAATAGATTCTGATTGCCATCTATCACATGTTACATATCTAACATTTAAATTTTTTGCAATTGATTCTAATAATGGTACAATACATAAAAAATCAACTTCACGTTCAACCAGTCCTGTCAATGGATCTGTAGTTGGCAACAATTCAATAATAGCTTCTACTATTACTTTAAATTGTTTTTCATCTTCTAAATCTAAACGTAATACAGAAATACCAAATCCGTGATTATTTAATCCTGGATCTAGAGCAATAGCGTATACTCCTTCTTTATCAAAAATGCAATCTGAAATCCCTACTCCAATAAATTTTGCCATGTTTCCATCATGTAAATCAGCATCACGATTATAAAATTGCACATTAAATAATGGTTTTCGAACATCTTGACAGGAATTAATTCTATCCAAATTTATAACGTACGGATTTTTTGCTCCAGGAGGTTCTGCTGCATAATCTCTCATAGCTCCAATATAATCATCTTCAAATTCTTCTACTAAATCTTCTCGTTTAATTGTCGGATTAAATTCCCAAGTTGCATATTTAAAAGCAAATACCTTTTTTTGTTTTTTGGCTTTGTGATATTGTTGCATCAATTTATCTTGTACTGAAATTGGCGATGAACACGTGGCTAATATTCCAGTAAGCGGATCTAAATCACCATCATTGATAGCTTTAGTATTTGATAAAGATCTCATAGTTCTTAAAGATTTTTTCATCATTCTATAAACTTCATCAGCACTTCTCTTTGAACCAGAATCATAATCAAATTTCGCAAACTCGTCTATGACTGATAATAATCGAGTAGCTCCAGCTAATGAAGCAGAGTTTGAATTTGCTGAATCACAATAAATATTTTTATTTTTAAACCAAATCTCTGATGTGTTTCTTTTAAATAAATCTCCAACATTATACCCAGTCAAACTCTTTTCCAATGTTTTTAAATAACTAACATATTCAGCAAACCACGGAGACATATCAAAGGCATTTGTAAAATATTCCCAAACTGTACCTGCCGCTTGTTTGCCGGAAGTTGCTATGAATGTCATGGTTAATCTTTGGCGTTCTATCATGCCACCAAAATAAGATGGAATATCATCATAACATAAAGCTTTGTGTAATTGATAAGTTCCAATTAAACCACCTGTAGTCACTGATTTTCCAGATCTCATGCCAGCAACTCCAATAAATTCATAATAATCATTTAACAATCCGTCTTGTCTCATTTCTAATTTTGTTAATCCACATCTTGGACATTTTCCATTTTCAAATCTATGAATATTTTGAATTTCAATTGGTTTCATATTCCAAATCAAATCTGGATTTTTAAACACTTTACATTCACAAGCAGGACAAATTAATTCGTAAAATTGATGTAATACTTGCATACAACGAGTAAATTTAAGAGATTCAGGAGAATTCATATATTCAGAATTAATAATCCATTCAATAATGTTGGGAGCTTTTTTTAATTTTTTTTCCTTCAATCTACTTTTTAAAGCTTCAACTTTACCTTCTTTAACAACTCCTAATGAATTAAAAATTAAATCTTCAACAAATTGCCCCGTAGATGTATTAATAGAATTTTTATGTTGTTCTTTTCTATTGTTTGTCATTGCTTTAAAATTTTTTTCAAAACCTTTTAAAGATTTAACATCATTCAAAATTTCATCCAGATCTTTATCATTTTGTTTCAATGTAATTAATCCCTTCCAAAATTGCTTTATCTAAAATTACTTTCTTTTTCATATCATTTTTATTTATAGAAAAGAAAGCTCCATTAATTCCATTAATTTCTGTAGTTCCTGCAACAATTCTATTATTCATTTTATTAGAAATACTTTTTACATTGGTAGAATAATTTCCAAATTCAGCATATATTATTTGAGTTTCATTTACTTTATTTATCTTTATAATTCCATTATTGTGCCCTATATATAAAAACGAACTATCTACCATCAAAGAATTTATTGTATATGGAGTTAATGTTGTAGAAGTCATTGTAATTGTAAAATCGCTTGTGATTGGAAATAAAAATGATCCATATTGAGGTTTTTTATTATCTATAACCCAAATTCTTCTATATCTCATATCATATGCTAATAAACATTTTTCATATGAAGAAGAAAATTCTTGAAAATGTGCATTTTCAGAATAATCATAAATCGTTACCTTTCCTGTATATGGAGAGAATATAATGTTATCATCAACATTAATACAATCAAATAAATTCCCTGTGAATAAATTTGCTGAATATCTTGAAATATAACCTAAAGCAGTATTCCGTTGAGAAATATTTCCAGAAAATATATACACTCCCGAATCAATTATTTTGTATGCAGAATTAGTCAAAAAATTAATCACAACTATTGAATTTAATGTTAATATAATTAAGCGGTAATTCTGAAATATTATTTTTTTGATATTTACATCTTCTAAAATATATCCGGAATGTGCAACAAATTCCATTAATATAGTATTAGATTCATCTACTATTTTTAATGATGTATCATAATATGCAATCATTTTCGTAGGAAAACTATATGAAGTTCTACAAGAATTATCAGAATATTCTCTAAGATCATTCATATCTGCAGCAATGATATTTTCTGTATTAATGTAATTCATCATTTAAATTATACATTCTAGGCTTAAAAATTATCATTTTAAAATCTTCTTTACAATAGCTGACAATGTAAAAACACAGAATTACTGAAGAGGGGTCGTCACTTTCTAATCCCAAGAAAATTATTGTTTAAAATAGTATTATCAAATGTTGTATTCCAAGTTCCATCATTAGAATTGTATCCTAAAATTTTATTTACAGCAGCTTCAGTGGTTATCAATAATGTTTCATCTGTTGTTATCCAGAAATCACTTATATTCAATCCACTAATTATTTGATGCACGTCTGTTCCTGATACTCCCGAAGTTGGATCTGTAATATGAAATTTCGTTATAGTGGCTTCATTGTAAACATTCATGCAATTAATCATGTTTACATAAATCTTATAATTATTTCCTGAAATCCTAATTGTATTAATGGATTTTAATGTAGAACCTTTTAAAACATTATTTGTTGTTGCTGTGCATAATAATTTAGCATTCCAATTTCTAGTTGATTCGGCAGATCCAAATGTTACCTGAATTATATTTTCTCCAACTATTAAATGAGATGGTGTTATTACTAAATTTTGCCAAGATCCAAAAGTTGTAGTTCCATAATCATGTCCATTAATAGAAGTTGTTCCATTTGTTGTTGAATCCAAATTATATCGAAATGTAATTGGAATTTGTGATCTTATAACAAATTTAAAATAAAATATAGTAGAATTTCCAGAAGTACTTTCATTATAAGTCGCTGATTGTGGACCAAATTTCCATATTGACACTGCAGTCCCTGAAACATTATAAGCTGTTTCATCTATTGGAGTTGTCTTATATCCATTAATTGATAATGATTTATAAAATGAAATTCCATCATCAAAAAATAAATTCTCATTATCTATAAAAAATCTATTTCCACTCCAATTTATTTCCTGAGTTTGATTAAAATTAGTTAAAAATCCAATATGATCTGTTGAAAAACAAATCCCATACCAATATCCTGTAGTTCTGAATGTGACAAAGCCATATATCGTTGAGCCTGTCCAATCAAAGGATCCATAATTAGGATTCTGATAATAAAATGACCAACCTAATCCACTATTAAGAGTTTCGGTAGTTCCATTATATTTTTCCCAAATACCATCTTCAATTCGAAAAGCTTCATTTGATTCATAATTCAAGAAATATAATTTTGTTTCATCTTTACAAATTATCACATTTTTATCTACTCTTAATGAATCACAATTAACTAATCCATTTGCATTATAATTTAATGTGTATAAAGAATTCCGATTCTGATCATGCCAAACTAATTTTGTATTATCAACAACAAGATAAGCAGTTTTTTGAAAAATTGCAGAAATATTTGCTCCGGTAAATGATGCATAATATGTTTTATATAAAATAGAAGGATTTAATAATGTCTCTTCAACTTCTTCTATACTTGAATTACCACATATTGCTATTTTTGTTATTTCTGATCTGGAAGTCAAATCATGTAAAATTGTATTATCTAATCCGGAAGCAGAAGTTTTTACTTGATTTTCTGTATTTAATCTATACAAGAAATTATTTTCAATCCAATAAAGAGATTTTTTCATTAAATATAAATCTTTGATTACTGATGTAAGTTCTGAATCAAACCAAGTCATTGTTGGAAAATCATCTGATTCAAAATATAATGTATTTGTATCTCCTGGTAAGTCAACTATGAATTTCGGCGTTACCGACGCACCAGCCTCTCTGGAATACACTCTGACACCTCCATTCGGAGTATAAAGGATAATTCCCTTATCAAATTTTGTTTCATCGCCAGACGTAATGGGAATTTCTACATTAAAACTATTAATTTCCCATCCGCCTGTCCCGATAAAAGAATAAGAATAATGTCCTAAATATTCTAATTCCCGATATATTACATTTATACTAGAAATTAATGGTACTTTAGTATTATCATCGGTTCTTAAAAGGATCACCATATCAAATCTTTCATTAAATCCTAAATCACGAATTTTACCAAATGATTCTTCAACCAATTGTACAATTTCTGTGGCAGTCATCATATTAGCAGTTTGAGTTTTTGGATCCCCTGAAAAACTATTCCATTCCCATTTTCCACTTATTAAATCTGCATAACTATAAGTAGTAAAATCATCAAAAGAAAAGAAATATCCTATAAATGTATTTGATGGTTGATTTTGCATGATTGAAATGGTTTTTGCAATATCCCCAGCTTTCATTTCAATAAAATTAGTTGTTTTGAATAATAACCATTGATTATCATAAGTAGTAATATTTTCAGCTAACAAAGAAACTTTGTTACTTTCAACTTTAATTTTATTTCCTGAAAGTATTTGTATATTAGCTGAAACAGTTGCATTAAATTCTCTTGTAACAGAATTATTTACAATTTCAATTTTTGTCCAATCTGGCGTAGTTAAATTATCCGTAGTTTTTAAATTCATAGCTAAATCAAAAGTCCCTTGATTAATGTAATCAGACCAATCTTGCCATGTTAATCCTTCAATTGTTGTTTTCAACATGCCATTTGTAGTAATATCATTTTCTAAATTTGAAACATTTAACCATCCAGTAGTATTTGCATAATATTCTACAGTAGCTCCTTGAAATGTTGGAGCCTGAGTAGTAGAAAATGCTTTAACTGCAACAGCCAATCTGATTTTATATGGGGATTGAGAATATTGTTTCCAAGCATATTTTGGAATATTTTTCAATTGTTCCAATGTCATTCCATGATCTATAAAATCTTGAATTTCCAACGAAGTACCCAATCCTTGCCAAGATCTTAATGATATATCCCAATAACCATAAATAGATCCATCATTAAATGACACTAAATATAGAATATTTATAGAATTATCGGTTATTGAAGTTCCTCCATTAGGATTGGATCCAATAGTTCCTCTTTTTAAATTGAATGGATTGATTTCGTTTAATATCTGAGTAGAAAATGACGTCGGATCCCATGATGTAATCATTTTAGTAAAATGGTAATTATTAATTTCATAAACACCAGCAGTTTCTTTAAGATGAATCCAACCAAACCATGGATTTGGCGTCCATACTGGATTCGGAGGAGACGGTAAAAATGGAGTGTCGTCAATAATTAATTCTGAATCAGTCGTTTGAAAATTTAAATAATCATAATCTGTGGCATCATAAGTTTTTGATGTAAAATATTTCCAATTGGTTCCTCCATTGAATGAAATCAAATATTTTATTTCTGTATTAATTGGAATATTGTCAGTAATTGACACAGTATCAATTTTATCCCAATCAGTTACAGATAAAGTCCCTCCTAAAGTAGAATGACATACTTCTCCATTTGAAATAGGATATTGTGATAAAGAATTTATTGCTAAAGATCCTGTTATGAAATCAATTCCGGCATCTTTTGTATGAGCGATTCCTGAATCAATCATTTGTTTTTCTTTTTCAAGATTTCCTAATTGAACGTCCGGCTTATCGGAACATACATTAATTACCGAACTTGATTGCCAATCTTCTAAAATTTGATGAACTCCAACAAATCCTCCTGTTAATCCTTCATCAAACAAATTCCTAATAGTTTGTTGAACTTGTAATGTTGTTGGATTATTTAAATATGCCCCACCAGAACCTTCTGCTATTGCTTTTAAATCATTATTTTGTTCTCCGGGATTTCTAGGATCTACAACAATAATAACAACATGATTGAGAAGAGCAAGAGAAATATAATATGATGAAGAATAAGTTCCATATTGTGTAGCAAGAAGAAGAACTTTTCGACCAGAACCAGACCAATCATTTTGAATCAAATCATTTAAAATAAAATTATCCCAATATCCAGTTCCTCTTTTTTTTGCATCGTCATATAAATCATAATAATAATCTAAACCAGTTATTGGAGGAACATTACTTTGTCTATACCAACTTTGCCATTTATATGTATGTCCCCAAGTATGATTAATTTTTATAACTCTGGCATTATCAGCGTGTAATCCTACATAATGTGAAGACCCTAACATATCTAGCATTTCAACTGCTGCTTCACACCATTGTTTAAATGGATTCATAGCAGCACCACCACCCCATGTATCAGTGCCATATCTATAATCTAAACCAGTTTTTATAGAAAATCCTTGACGATCAGATGTCCAATATCCTTCAGAATTTACTAATTTTATTTTCGGATTTATACCAAGTGCTGCAATAGTACTAATTTTACCAAAATTTAAATATGCCAATTTATTTTCATCTTGAAAAGATTCTAAAGTATTTTCATCATTATGATTAATTTGTATATTATTACAATAACTATCATACGATGCAATTCGTTCATAAGTTCCTGTGATGTTAGTTGATGATTTGAATAACGAATTTCCATTATCATCAATAGAACAAATAAAACATTCTTGATTCACTAATTTTTGAATTGTTTTTGTCGCATAATTCAAACGAAATCCAGCAGATGCTGTGCCTAATACACCATAATTTTTACATCCATGAAAAAATTTGGGAATAGATGAGATATTAGGAAATACCCCTGAAGATAAATTTATATAAGATAAAGCAGAATTTCGTTGTGAAATAGTTCCATTATATTGAGCATCAATAGTAGTTGTTTTGTAAATATTTTCAGTGGCAAAATCAATCCAATAAAAAGTATTTTCTGAATAAATTGTTAGTATTGAATTTGCAAAATGAATTTTTAAGGGAATTGTATTTAAAATGTTATTTGCAGCATTCGTAAATCTCATCCAATATCCAATAGAAAGATTATCATAATCAAAAATATCAACATGGTCATTTGAAATTCCAATAATGATATTTGATGGAAATATACCTAATTCTGTATGCCAGGATGAAGGAGCAGATTTCCAAGAACCACTAATTTGTTTGAATAAAAAATATTTTGAATATGCAATATCTGTTTTAATTTTAATAATTACACCATCAATGAATAAACTTCCATCTTCATTAGAAAATAGCAAAGAATTTGATGATTCAGATATTTTTTTGATATTTCCAAAAGATTTATAAAATCCTCGAGATGTATAATCTAAATATGTTTGATCTAAATCTCGAACATTATTATTTGGGATAAGATGGCTCATAGAATAAGTATACCGTCTGAAAATGTAAAAGAGGATGATTTAAAATCACCCTCTTTTATTTAATCATAGCGAATGGAAAAAATCGTATAAAGCATTTTTTACTTGTGTAACCTGAGGCATTATTTCTGTATATTCATCGATTGTCATTTGATCAACAGAATTTTCCGGAATGGAATCGATAAGATCTTTTAAATTTCTTAATCCTTCTTTCATTTTTCTTGCTAAACCTTGTCCAATTTCAAGGTGACCATTCATACTAAAATCTGCTTGTTTACGAATTTGATTTGATATCACCTTTAATTTCATATTCTAATTTCGTCTATTTCTCTCAGAATTTCTGAAGCACTTTTTTTACTTGCTGCCATTGGTAATGGTTCTAATTCTCTTTCAAGCATTTCAAGATCCCTATCAATATCTAAATCATTTTCTAATGATAGAACTTCTTCAGTTTCGGGAAATGATTCCTCTTCTTCTGGAATAATTTCTTCTTCGGCCATTGTAGGAACGAAGAATAATTCATATTCTTCTCTTGGAAGTCTGCGAAGAGCTTGTTCAAGAGTTAAATCTTTGTAATAAGGAACTACAAATCTTTTATCTGTATAAAAATCATAAATACCAGGAGTAATTTCGAGAGCTAAAAACCAATTTTCTGTACTTTTTCCATAGATTGCTCCAACATTTACTCTGCTAGAAATCTGATTTAATTTCATATCGAGATATACAGAATTCAAAACTCTATTTGATGAACCGTAATCTTTCCAAACAAATGTGTTTAGTCGCATTCCATATTTCATTAAATTGCGGACCAGAATCGCTGGAAGACCTAAATCTTTAACTCTGGTCATTTCTCTTTTAATCTGAGCTTGTTTTAACATATAAATCTCCTTAAAAATATTTTTATCTGATACCAGCATTTTTTACAATCAATGCTGCAACCCATTGTTTTGCACTTTTATAACCTGCTCTTTCAGCAGCGACTAAAACTAATTTTAAGTTAGATTCTGTAAACTGCAAATTTAAACTTTTTAATGCTTTTCCACCAAGTTTACAATCACGTTTCAAAAATTCTTTATACGCTTCATGAGCTAATTCAATTATAATCTGAACCGCTCTATCAGAACGTCCCATCTTCTTAATAAGATCGCGATTATATGAATCCCCCAATGGTTTTCTTTTGATCATATTTTTAAAAATTACATGAACTAATTTATGACATTCAATACAAATTTTTGTAAGATTTGATTTCATATCATTCCCACCAAGAGCACGATGAACTTTATGATGTTCTTCCGTTAATTGTTCAATAACTTTTTTTCCACAAGCTTCACAAATATAGGTGTCCATCAGCTCCAATATTCTCCTGTAATAATTATCACAAATGTAATAGGCTGAGTTGCATTATTAGTAATACCAACTTTAAACATTAAAGATGGATCTTTCATCAAAATTTGATCTAATTGATAATTAGCAACTGTTTTACTTGGACCAGCAGTTATAGAATCTTGTATAACATCATTAAGTAAAATTGTAACAACATATTGAGCCTGAGTTGCGGTAGTTGTAACCCACACATTTACTGAACGATAAATAGTTGTATTTCCAAAAGGAAATTGAGCATCGGTTACAATAACAGATGCACCAGCTCCTAACGAAGGAGTTTGTTTTACACTAAAAGTATTCCAAGACATATTAAGCTACCTCATATTTTGGGAATATTAAAGTTCTGGTTACATCAGACAAATTTGTACCACCAGAATAATTAGTATCAGTTACTTTTTTCCTTTGTAATGTAGTGCCAATAATTTTTTCAATAAAAATCAATTCGCCTTTAATATTGAACTTCAATCGAATTTCTGCTCCTGGTTCAACAGAAGTATCTGATTCAATAACTTTTAAACTACCATCAGATTTTAATATCGCCTCATTTTCACCATCAGTTATAATAGTTTTTGAATTTGCAGAAAATTGTCCAACTTTACCCATGAATTAAATCTCCTTTAAGATTAAATTTTAATTCTTCGATCTTTCTGCTAATTTCTTTCTATAATAAGAAACTTTCTTTTCTCTCCATTCAGAATCTCTGCCATACGGTCCCTGAAATTTATTTCCTTTCCCAGTTGCTGAATCTGGATCAGTATTATCATTGATGGCTTTTTCTTGTTTTGTTTCTCTCATGACATCGGTATCAGTTTGTTTTTTCCTTTCTCTCCATTCAGAATCTCTGCCATAAACTCCAGGATATACTTTCCCATCTCCAGTTCCAGGATCGTATTCACCAGGAGTAGGAATTGTAGAATCAGCACCAGTTTTAGCACCGGAAGAAAAAGAAGCCACAACTTTATTTCTTTTTGCTAAATTGTAAGTACGTTCAATAGCTTCAAGAACAAATTGTGGTTCTGTTCCATAACGATTCATATTATCAATTGCAAAATCAGCAATTTGATGAACATCAACAGATCCTTGGTCAATCCAATGTTCTACTTCTTGCTGAACATTTTTATCATATCTGGAATAAGTTTCTTCCCATTCATTTTCATCAATTTTTGTATAAAGTTCTTCACCAGCTGCATGTAATTGTTTTAAATAATGAACAGCATCTGCCAATTCGGAAGAATGACTCATCATAAAATTAGTTAAGCTAGTAGCTGATTTTGTCATATTCTTTTTCAAAGCTGCTGCGATTTCACGCACATTAGGAGCTAATTCAAAATCACATTTTCTTCTTTTATCACGTCTTTTCTTCCAATCATCAGTTTCGGTATCCGAAAAAATACTCGGAAGTGGTGCCTGGATTCCATCAGCAGGTCTTTTGTCTTCTGCTAATCTTTTTAATTTTTCTGATATTTTTCTGATCATGATTTTTAACTCCTATTTATGTTCTGCAAAATCAAATTTATTTAAAGTATTTTCTTCTGTTCCTCCAATTACATTACCATAATTTTCAATCAATTCCGCTAACGTAATTTCATATTTATTCAAATAATCATCTAACAATATCGAATCCGATATTGCATATAATTTATCATCATAAACACAAGCAGGTAAAAAATGGTTTGAAAATCCTTCTAAATTTTTCGGTATTCCCAATCCAACATTTGTAACTGCTCCATAATATTGAGAAGTCCCAGATCCTTCAGTACTTTGCCATTCATCAATTATTGTAATTCCCGCATTATCAGTAGTTACAATAATCTTATTAGAATCAATATTATGTTTCGAACCTCGATTCGTCACTTTCACTGATTCTATTACATCGGATCCATAGATTCCCGCAATTAAATTATACGCTCCTGATGGAATAGAACCAAATTCCATTGCATAAATTATATCTATATGTTCTCCAAAATATGTTTCTGATGCTTTTAAATGAATTTTATAGTAAACTGCTATATAAGTATTATTATTTGAAAAATTTTTCAATACTATATAAGCATCTCCATAACGATTAACATCACACCAAATTGGCTCAAAATTTGTCCCATCTTTCTGTAAAAATATTGTCTTTGTATTTTGACTAATATTGATGAAATCAAATCCTTCTTCCGTACAAACTCCTAAATAAGTATCCGGAGAATTTTCTTTTACTTCATCATAAATACCAACCAATGCTAATCGTTCATAAATAGAATTTTCTAATCCAAATGGAAATAGTTCATAAAAATTATCTGCATAAGAAATGAAATCATACATTATCGATTGTAAATTTGTATCATGTCCTAATCCTAATATATGTCCTATTTCATGAGCAGCTGTCATTTTTATACTAACTCCTCCATTCGTTTGATCGGTATCCATCCTCCAAATTTCAGCACTATCAAAATGAACATCGCCCCCAACATAACCGATACCTCCAGCAACTTGTCCTGGAGAATATGCCCAAGCAACTGTATTTCCAGATTCATCAATGTTATACATTCCAAATCTGAAATCTCCAATATTATTTGCATGAGGTAAAACATATGTCCCATATGTGGGATCACTGGGAACTGAAGTTCCTGTTTCATTTCCAAGATTTGTGAAATTCACAGTGAGATTGTGAGTATATCCATTTGAAACATGAAATGTAATTTCTAATAAATTTTTCCATTCTGTAAATGCTGAAATGATTTCATCTTTAAATTGTGAATTCGTTACATAAGTACTTTGAATTGTCGTAGTGGTTTTACTTCCAGGGACTGACACCCCCGCCAACATAAAACTGTAGGAAAAAGTAACTGTTTGATCAGAAGTTGTTAAGTTATTGACAGCAGTCACCAAATTCGACCATGGAGTTCCAAATTGTGACCAAGATTGAGGTGGTTTCGAGGGAATTGTAGTCGCTGAAATATTGTGAACATAATTTGCTGCAAGGAGAACTCTATCCCAATTTGTATAGATTCCATCTTGATCGCGATTCATGATATTCTTTTCGAATTTTTTACTTTGAATTCCATTTAATTCATAGATGATATCATTTTCAAAATCAATTACAACAATAGATGGATCGTGAATATTTATTCTTAAGACAAATAATTTACCATTAACAGTTTGCAAAAAAAATTTAGTAGAAGTTCTCAGAGCTTTTTGCGGTCCGATTGGAAACATCATCCACATTTCGGGAAGACTCATTGTTAAATTATAAATAGTCAATTGATTCTTTTTCATCAGAATCCCAACTTTTGATGGATGAGTATTCAGGGCACTACGATAATATGGATCTCGCATTCCTGGAGCACGAGTAATCATTGTTTTTATACCAGTAGTAACAACTTCTAAGAAATAAATAGACCTAAAAACTTCAACATTATTTTCTTTATCAATATATCGTTTATTTCCGTCTTCAGAAAAACTTCGGATTCCATATTTGAATACATCTGAGTTTGGATCGTAATATTCTACTTGGTTTGTCTTTTCAAAAATCATTCCTCCATCAATTGACACAGCTGATAAAATTCTGAAAAGACTCCCATCATATCCTGTATAATATAATTTATATCTATCAGCAGCAGAATAATATTTAATGAACGGTCTAGAAGCTCCTACAGAATCAAATACAGTCCCCAAACCAATAACAACACCTTCCTTATACCAAGTCCACCCGTCATAGGAAACAGCAGTGCAAATACAGTAATTAGAGCCATTATAAGCTTCGTACCACATTCTCAAATATTCACCGATTTCTATTACGCTAGCCCATGCAATTCCGTTGGAATCTGGTTCTCCAATTATTCCAAATAAAAGTGGTTCATAGATATTTCCGAATTCATTGAATACTGGAACAAAATTATTTGTATCACAATCAGGTTTTAAAAAGAATAATCGCTCTTTTTCACCTCTCACTCCTGTGGCAAGCAACCAACCAGAAGTTTTATATTTAGAACTATTTGGAATTTGAGTAATATGTTTAATTCCATTAGAAAAAATTGAATTTATAATAAGAGGAATTTTTTTATAAGTGTAAAAATTTGCTGTATCCACACGAGTAACTAAAGTCTGATAATCAGTAGATGAATATTCTTTGAACCAACATTCCCATTCTTGAGAATCAACTCGCGTAAAACAAAAAAAATCTGTTAATTTCTCATTGCTTACAGATTCACACGACCATGGAATGGTGTAACTATGAAACCAAGTCATTTGATTGACTTCGAATCCTAATTGTGAAAACATATCAGTATTTGGCTGATTATAATACAGAACATTATCGAAATCAATTCGCATTTTATCTTCATCATACCAAGTGACTGCATTATTGTTTCTCCAGAAATCGGAGACTCGATCATAAGTAGTGTCATGGATGATAAAATCTTCGTAAGCGTAATCAATGATGACGCCATTTGAATCTTTTATAACTGTTGGGATTCTTACAGAATTCTTTTCAAACATAATAAAAATTATAAGTGTATAGTCAACTACTTTCAGCACAAGGCTGAAGGCTTGTACCAACCAGATGTGATACGTATGGTCTATTGGCTGAGACCTGGCTCTATAGACTTTTCGGCAATAAAGAGTATATAATCATTTCTTAAAGATTTGAAGCAATCTAAATTTTGGGGAAGTGGATTATGGAGCAGAGGAGCTTATTTAATTGTTCCACTACTTGTTGATATTTTCCCGTCAATGCTTTGAACTTCTACATAAAAACTATAATTAGTTTTTGATCCATCAATAGGATTAACTTCAATTGTGACTATTCTTTTTATTCGTTCTTTATCAGATGTAATATCACGTCTTAATTCTTGAACTGCCATCAATTGTTCAATAGCTTCTCGAATTTTTGCCCTGATTATGAATGTATTTCTAGAATTTTTACCCTGAGCGCCAATAATTTCATTTAAAGAAAATTGCAAAAATTCGCTAATGTCTTGTTCTAATTTTGTTTTTTCTGTAATTTCTTGGAAATTTCCAAATCCATCAATTACAATATCTTTTGTATCTTCAGCAATTTTCCATGTAGTAGACATAAAATAATTTTACCCTTTTTAAGCAGAAGTTTCAGTAGTAGAAGCTTGAGTTAATTTTTCTTGAGCGGTTTTTATTTTTGAAAGATCAACAGTTGCCACGTCAGTAATGCAATCACCTTTTACCCATCCTCCACTGATAGTTTTAGCTGATCCCAACCATTTTACATAAAAAACAACACGATCCATACTCCATTTTTCATTATTACTTGTCCCCGTAGACGCAATCGAAATACTATTAATTAGTGCTCCTGCTTTTAGAGGAATATTTAATGTCATATCAGTTGAACATCCATCTTTTAAGATAATATCGTAACATTGTTTTATTTCATCAATATAAAATTGAACTTGTAATACTCCGTTTGTTCTTTCTGGTCTTCCTCCAGTTAAAGATCTCATTTCATCAACTTTAATTTTTGCTGCCGCAACTGACATTCCCACAATTATAGAATCATAAGGTACTGGATGTCCTGAATTCATAGCAAATGCTATTCTTCTTACATCTTTTAATTCTAAAATTGATGAATAAATCATTTCAGTAGTCACAGACAACCATTCATTTCTCATTGGATCAAAACCAAATACATGTCCTGATTCAGTATTTAACCATGGTCGATCTTTTTCTTCGGGCGGTTGAGTTCCAAGAAACATACTTTTAGCTTGTATTGTTTCTATTTTTTGTGCCAATTTTGCCATATCTGCTGTTGCTTTTTTACTATCAGCTTCTAATTTTGAAACTTTTTGATTTATATCAAATGAACTTTTTTTATTTCTTTCTGTATTTGTTTTATCAACCATTTTTAGTCCTTGTATTTATTGTAATTCCAGATTTTTGTTTCGGAACAACATCTTCAAAAGGATCAATTATTGTAGATGGATCAACTCCCTCATATATTTTCATTTTTTCAAATCTCTTTCGTTCTACTTTTGCCATTTCTGCAGTTTGTAATTCATTAATAAAATTTAAATAATCTTGATCAAAATCTTCATTATATAAATTAATTACTTCCAATTCTCCAAATGGAGTTCTTTGTGATTCTCCTGATAAATTAGCTTTTATAATCTCAGTAAAATCATCTGTATTTGTAATTTTAATTCCTGGAGCCAATATACCTTGTTCTTGCATCTCTTTAATGCTAATTCCAGATCTCCATGCTTTATATATTTTATGTATATCACTAGTGCGATGATCTTTAAATGATTTTTTAATAGCTTCAAAATAATTATGATTAAGCGCAAATGCTAATGGATAAAAGAAATTTGTTAATGGACCAGATTTTTTATTTTCTTCTCCACCACTTCCAAAATAATTTTCTAAATCTTTTTTATCAAGGAATACACCTAACATTTTAGCCAAATGATTATGATCTTCATCTTCACGTTCTTTTAGTTCTATATATTCAGCAATCCAGCATAAATCGGTCATACTTTTTGCTTGCGATGAGGACGAAGTGATTCCTTTTCTGGAGATAACATATTGTCTGGCATTGAAGACATAATCGGTTTTTCTAAGCTTGGTGTAGAGTTCGGTAAATTTTTTTTTAACTCTTCTTGTTTTTCAAGAATCAATGAAATATATTCATTACGCAATTGAGTAACTACTTCTCTATCTGCTTCTTTCAACAAATCGAGCATAGCTTCTGCTGCTGCATATTCTTTCTGTTCAGGAGTAAAATGCATAGAAATTTCAAATACTTCTTCTACAAGTTTTCCATCAATTGCAGAAATACCTATTGCAAGTGTTGAAATTCTCTCGGTGGTAATTAAAGCAAGATTATTGGTGCCATATTCAAGATTTATGAATTTATCTCTCCATAATTCTTCACCTTCATTCAATGATCTGAATGACCAAGTGTGGCCACCAACTGTTGTTTCCGCTGTTATTCTTTGGGAAACTAATGCTTCTTTTAAAGATTTTAATAAATCTGACATAGTTATACTCCTTAACTTGTAACTAACTTACTTATACCCTAACTAACTGTTTTTAATTTTGTTCTTTCAAAAATCTTTTTACTTGTTCTTCTGGAGTTCTGCCTCCATGATTATATTTGAATTCACAATTTGGGCATCTATAACTCCATGAACCAGGACGATCATAATCATCCTCATTTAAATAATGACCGCAATTATCACATTCTTTTCCTTGCCCACTTCTTTTTCTTTTTGCTACCATACGTATATTTTCTACATCTTCATCTAATTCGTAAACAGGTTGTTCAAGAATTTGATTTTCTGTAGGAATAAAATAAAGAAAATAATTATTCTTAGGTAATAATCGTATAGCTCTATCTAATGATAAATTAGTATACCAAACACTTGTTTTTTGATTTGTGTATACATCATATCCACCAAATTTTTCTAATAATAAAAACCAATTATTATCTTTGTCAATTCCATAAATTGCTCCAATGTCCAATTTATTAAATAATTGATGAAGTTTCATTTCAACATAATTTGGAGTCAATGGATAATTGGCACTTGATAAATCAGCCCAAACAAAAGAATTAGGTCCAATTCCTGCTTCTCTCAATTTTATTAATAATTGAGGTGTCAATTGAAGTTCTTTTACGTGTATTGTCATTCGTTTTAATTGTGCTTTAATTAAACTTGATATTTTACGAAGATTCATAATTTAAATTCCTTTTTGAAAGAATTTTAAATCATTATCGAAGGTAATGCTAAATTTTTTAAATGAGAAAGTGTTTTGATATCATCGATATGTTTAGTTTCTTCTATGAAATCTTTTAGCGTAAGCCACTTATCACTTTTCATATTCGGATAAACTTCAAGATTTAAATCAATACAATATTTTTTAATAATGTGCCTCATAATTGCGATTTCCCAATGTGGCATCCCCATTGACATACAATCATAATAGATGGTACCAATATATGTAGCTAAAAATTCATCTGATTTTATGTTTGTGTTTAATCTACAACTAAAATGCTTTACAATACGAAAATAAGCATCTAATAACAATGTAATTTCTGGAGGTTTTTCATCAAATTTACTTCCTTGAAATTTCACATCTAATCCTTGTTCAATTTCTTTATCGTAAATCTTACGAGATAATACTATTCGTGGATTATAAAAAGAATGATATCGATTTGAAAATTTATGAAAATCATCTTCTGAAAATTCTTTTTCTGAATTAATGATATATTCATCATTATTTATCATGCAAGAAAGTTCTATAATAGTTCTATACATTGTAGATATAAAGTGATTCTGAATTGGTTTGTTTATTAAAATGAGATTTATGATCTTGAATAAATATTTGTTTTAAAAATCTCAGATTATTTTGTTGACAAATTAATTGAACATCTTTTTCAAAATTACTATTTATCACAAAAGCAAAATATTTAGTATTTTGTTTAACAGAACATTTCACTAATTGGTCAAACCATTTCTGCCATTCTTCATAATTAATAAATTGATTTCCATAATCTTCAATATTATAATAAGGAGGACAAGTAAAAACTGCTTCATAATCTTCAATTGGTGTAAATTGACTCGCATCATTATTATAAAATATCTTATTATCCATTTTTAAAAAATTGGCAATAATTTTTACTCCTTCGTAAGTTCTGATATCTGAATCATTATAAATATATTGTATTTTCTTTGTTCCTAATAATCTATGTCCCCATCCTCCACAAGGATCATAAAGAGAATTGATATTAAATTCTTCAATAAATGCCTTGATCCATAAAGGAGAAAAATGACTAAATCCTCGATAAATTCCCGATCTTTTAAATCCTCTTAATAAGTCTGCATCTGTTAATTCTGATTCTTTTTTATCTAAATAAAAACATCTATTTTCTATTAATTTCCTTCTTCGGATATGATCTGTTTTAAATAATTCAATTTCATTTTCAAAAAAATGTTTTTGAAAATTTAAAATTATTTTATTTTTATTAGGCATTGCCTGATAATTACCATCTTTTATTGTAAAAAGTTGATATTCTCTCAAAAGTTCTTCCTGAGAAAAAGACAAAGATAAACCATTAATAACACGATTTATCTGAATCAAAATATTATCATAGTTATAATCAAATATTTCTAAAAAATTTAATTTATTTTCTTTTGCTATCAATCTTTTTTTAACATCTCCACCAGTCCATGTATAAATTGCATTTTTATAAATTTTATCTGTCAAAGATTTTTCTTCCATTTTGTTTAAAACCTGTCTACATTCCTCATCATTTTCATCAAAAATTTTTTTCCCATGCGTCCAAAATGCTTGTAATTCTATAAATAAATCTGCCGATGGTATATAAAAATCACAATGAAATGGATAACGAGGATCCGATTTATATTGGGCTTTAACATCTGGATATACACTTTTTAAAATTTGGAAAATATCTATTTCTGGCTTTGATGTATTAAAAGTACCATTTTTTCTTCTAGTTTCTTGCACTTTATTTTGCACATATTCAGATTGAATTGCATTAATAAACCCATATTTTTCAAGACATGTTTGTTCAATTTTTTCCCTTATTTCAGGGACTAAATTCACATTTTTTACTTTATATTTTTTTAAACAAGTTTGTTCTCGTTTATCCAAAAATTCTTGTAATTTTAACGGATGAGTGACACCATATTTCTTAAAATTAGTATCTTTTCCTTTTTGAATTACTTTCAAATCTGCTCGACGATCACAACCATATTTTTCTAAATCAGTTTGAGCAGATTTTTCTTTAAAATGGTCAGTCTGAAAAATATGATCTTTGCCATATTTTTCATTTATTGTTTCTGAAATTTGTTGTTTTATGCTATCAGCTTGAAACACATTTTCTACACCATAGATATCAAGTGTTGTGGCTATTCTTTTATCCTGAATCTCTTCGTAAAATTCCTTAGGATGATTTAAATAAGTTTTCTTCTTCTTATCTTTTACAGATTGAAGTTGATTGGTACTTGTGACACCATGTTTTACAACACAATTCAAAACTTTTTGTTTTTTAAATTCGGGAGATTGGTTAATGTTTTCATATCCGATTCTGATAAGGTTTGTTTGAGTCCTTTTCTGAAGCATTATTTGTTGACCTTCTTTGCTGTGAAAACATGTCTTACTACAAAATAATTTACCATTATGAATTTTATGACAAATAGGGCATTCCATAATTGAGTAATACCGTATAGTCATAAAAAAACCGGATAAAAATTAATTTATCCGGTTTTAAAATCATGAACTAAATATCTTAACTGTAAGATCTTCCAAGAACTTCTATTGTAGCTGTTTCAGAAACTACTTTATCTCCATCAGCAGTATATGAATCAGGAGTTATTTCCGTGAACCAACATCCAAAATAAACTATAACAGATGGTCCACCAGATCTTGTGGCACCTTCTTTTATAGGATCATTTTTTGCATCTGTTCCATTTTGGCCAGCCACCATACTGCCTGCATAATCTGCAGCAACACCATTACCATTAGCTGGACTTGCCCATATTTCCTTTACTTCGAAAGGAGAACTTTGTTGCAACCAATCTTTTGCATCTGCAAACTTTTCTGCTGAAAAGGAAGCAAATAAATCTGCTGTCCAAAGAGCAATTCTTGTTACGGATAATGAATCTGATTCAACAACACCAGGAACAATATCAACACCTTGACCAGAAGTATTTGCATTTAATTCAAATACTCTTCTTGTCCCACGTGTTCTGGATGGTTGCCAATTCTGGATCATTCCAATAATCTTACCATCAGCACCTTGAAGCTGAATTGAGTGGGTAGTTTTGGTCCCATTACTCGTAGCAACATCCTTAAAATTTCTAACTGTATTTTGCGTTAAAGCCATAAATCCTCCCTATTATTTCTGAGGTTGGAAAGTTTGGTCGACAGTATATTGTCCAAACAATCTTTTGATTGGGTATCTAATATTAAACCAATATTTAAAATTATAAGTCGTTTTAGATATTGGGTCTCTTTCAACATAGATATCACCTTGTGGATTAATATCTCTGTCTTCATCGTCTCCATAAGGAGCTATCACTTCAGCACATACACACTGTCTTAATTTCAGCGCGATTGCAGATCGGATCAGCGCAATACCTTCGCCAACATTTCTTGGAACATATCCGATGATTCTTGCATCAAGATATTGTCTCAAGGTTTTGGTTACGTAATCCTGCTGGACCATAGCTGAAGGAATCATGACATCATCTGATGTAGTATCAGTTGTAGTATCATCAAATATGACATGAACTCCGTCCTTATTCTGAATTACCATTACACCAGCAGCAGCAAGATATTCTCTTTCTTTTGTAGTATATTCACCAATTTCATCAAATCCAACAACCTGTTTTCTTAACAGAGCTTCTGCTGGACTTGCAAAAGAAGCAAGAACAGATGCACATGCAACTCCCATATAATTTGAATCAAGAATAAACTGTTCTTCTGAACCATCTTTCAATAAGAAAGTTTTCTTTATTCTATCTGGAGCAAGTAAAAGATAACGACCTCTACCAGGAGCATCACCAGCTTCTCTCAACACTTTTTTACCAGTATACACATAAGATCCTGGTTCATCAACATCACCAATTGGAGTTCCAATAGGCATACCAAACCAACCTAATCTTTCTTTTTGACCAGTAGGAGCTGAAAGAGCATTTACAGATTCTTTTAATCTTGCTCTAACTTGCTGAGTAGTATTCAAACAAATCACATCTGTAATTCCTTCTTTTTCCTCAGAAGCTTCAATTCCTGCAATATAATCCATAAAACTATAAACACCATCCCCATCACGATCTTTTATTTGAATATACCAAACAAATGGAGCATTGTTTTCAAAAGCAATTTGAGCAGCCATTGATAATTGATTTCCGGCAGACACACCACCAACATCAGCAACTAATTCATCAAGTGAGAAAGCCAATTTAGGAGCAAAATAATCTGCATCTGCTCTTGAATGCTTATAACTCACATAATAAATTGCGCCAACCTTAGGTTCTTTACCCGAATGAACATAATTGAATTGAATTCCATCCACAGGGTGATGAGTTCCAACATCGATATAATTTGTTCCTGTAATAATGGAACAATCAACAAGAATACTGGCACTTGATGTTAAATCAACAACTGCAGTTAATGAATCAGCTTTATTTTCCAATGACACATACCAATTTCCCATATTACCAGTAACAGTTCCATAAACATCATGAAAAATGTTTAATTGAGGAACAGTTTCTGATACAGAAGTAGTTTTATCCCAAGAAATAATATCAAGAGAATCAACTATGAAAGTATATGTATCATTTACATGATAAGCTGAACCAGTACTTGTCATTTGAATTGAAATACCATCTTCAAGAGATATACTTGCGGCACCAACCACATTAATATCAGATCCAGAAGCAGGTGAATTTCCCCACCATGAAAATCTAACATCACTTAATGCTGCTCCTGTCGCTGTGATTGTAATGGTATAAGTTCTTTCTTCAAATTTTGTGTAATAAGAAGTCGGATTAATTTGAATCAATCCAGTACCAACATTTGTATCACCAGCTTCAACTTCTTGAATGACTGTTTTTAAATAGACATCAGTCCCCAATTTGTAATTTGATTGTCCTGGTTGATCACCAACTGTAATTACTTCAAACACATCATTCTGAGTTAATTCATCAGTAGTATCTTCTTGTGTAGATTGATAAGAAATTTTATATAATCTACCAGGACGATAAATATTATCTTTGATGAAAATTTCATTTGCTGAAGAAAAATCCCAATCAACTTCTGCTAAATTATGTGGATTCCCATTTTCATCTTCCCAATAAATTACTGTATCACCTTTATCCTGATTTGAATTTCTGGATAAAGTTGCTGTATATGGTGAAGTTGGACTAACAGTGAGACCTTCGCCTTTCACATAGCCTCTGATAATCGCTTCTGCATACACTTGCTTATACTCGTCAGCAGCTCCAATGATGCACACACCACGAGGAATTTCAGTAGATGTATTAGATACATTTCTAAAAATCTTCTCGATTTGCACACCAGGAGCAGTGTAATATGCTTTACTAGTAGCCATTTTTACCTCCTTAAAAGATTCATTTTTATCTTTGAAAACTAACTAAATTTTACAATTACTCTTTTTAATTATTTAAATCAACTTATAAATAAAGTTTTTTACGATAAGACTGTAAAATCCTACCATTTTTCTTAACCATTCTTTGTTGATCAGTTAAGACAAAATTTAATTGAGAAGGAGTTCCGATTATAAAAATCTTAGAATCTGACCAATCATTATAAAGTAATTGGCCACCAACTTCTTCTTCTCCAGTCCATTCCCTTACTCTCCAATAATAAGTATTTTCAGGAATCATCGGAATATTCACTTTATTAAAACAACTTACAGTTGCAGGAGCGCCATTAATTCCAGCAATTCCAGATTTTCCAGGAGTGCCTTCACCAGCAGGAATCCAAGTCCCTGTGCCAAAAACTGGATCATAATTAGTTGAATATTCAGCAGCATTAGAAATCACATAATTAGGCATGCCTGAACATGTAGCAAAACGATATAATGGGTTTATTCCTCCTTGACTATTAAAAGTGGACAATGTATCAATTTCAATTCTGAAACCTGCAGTTCCACCCTGAGGACTTGCAACCGAATACCAAATTAATGGAATCTCAGTTTCTGAAGCACTTACTACTGTAAAATCAATTGGACTAATCAATTGACATTTTACTTCTTGTGTCGGAGTAGTTACAGTGAAACCATCTATAATAATATCTGACAAATATGCCGGATCTTCTGCTGTAATATCATGAGATCCAACAAATAAAGTGCCAGGAAGTGTAACTCTGATTTCATTAATATTTGCATAAGTTGATGAAAGAATAACACCGCCAACCTTTATTACAGTAGAAGCTGTAAAATTATCTCCACTTATTTTTGCATTAGAAATTACATCATCATAACCTTTTGTATTCGGTATAATTGTTGCAATATCTAATTGATCCATTACATTATAGTGAACATTACCACTTGTAACATCACTATAACCAGTTCCATCAAATGCTTTTGCATTAAAGAAATAATTACCATAAGTTGGTAAATGAACACTTGCTTTAACATAATATCCTTCCAAAACACCATCTACACCAGTTATACCAGAAGGTCCTGGATCTCCCGATCCTAAAACAGCCCAAGAACCAGATGTAGTTGGTTGTCCAGGAACCCAATCAATAGAATATGACCAAGAAATTGTAGTGTCGTAATTTGCACCACTTCCCCAAGATTCATGTAAAGTTGGAACAGGAAATGCACTACTTGTATCACGAGCTATTTGAATTTGTTGAGTTCCATTTTCTGGATCTTCTCCCATTTCAAAAATCATTGGTACAGTTAACGAATGTTGAATTTGGGTTGTCAATGGAGATCTTATAATTGGAATTTCAGGATTCACATTTCCTGCTGGAAATGTATAATCATTAAGAATTACTTCATAGATATATCCTGTAAAATCTCCATAAGCAACTGGAGTATTACCAAAAGAATCAAGAATAAAAGATGCTAATTGATCTCCGGCAGCATTTAATTTTGTTAAAGTATGATCTCCTTTATTAACAACCCATAAATTTTGATTTCTATCAAGAGATACAGAAGATGGCTGATTAAAACTATGAGTAGCAGTTGTTTTTCTCCAAATTTCAGAACCATCAGCAACATTTAATTTCATAACAGCATTTGCATTAGTATTTACAAATACACAATTGCCATCTGGAGTTGGACAGCCATAACTTACACCATCCCAATTTGCTTCAGTACCTGCAGCATTCCAGTCAACAGTAGCGGTTGAAATCGTAATTAGACTAACTGTATCATTTGTTGGACAAGCTATCCATAATTTATTATTTTCATCAGCTATTACACCTCTGGGACCAGTACCAACACCTGTAGAAATTTCCGCTTGAGCGATAAATTTTACAGAAATATCGCTATCAGGAGATTCATCATCAGCACCACTGGAGAATGTAACAGTTTCAGGACCAATTGAACTTGTCAATATATCTGTAACATTTCCGCCAGTTGCTGTAATACTAGATATTAATGCTGTATCAGCTCCAGAAATTAAGGTCCAAGAACTTTCTGATGAAGGGTTATTAAAGAATGCTCTGAATTCTTCAGCATTAAATGGTGAAGCTGTAGAAGCAGCAGGAGTAACAATGATAACAACCGTATCTTCAGTTCCGGAAATATCTACATGAGCTTTTTCATCAACTTGACTAATCGCAGCATTCACAATTAATTGAATTGTATTTCCATTACAACTAGAAATTTTTGCGTCTTGTAAATACGTAATTTGACCATTTGTAAATTCGGTAGTAATACAATTAGCAGCAGCTCCACCAAAAAATGTAATTCTACTATTACCAGAAGAAGGTTGATTATTCTCGATTTTAACTTGACCAGCAATTGGAGATCCTGCGGTGATCACAGTGTAATCATCATAAGAAGTTGGTAAATCACTAGAATATGTTTTATCTATAGCAACTTCTAATGTATCATCAGATTTTATTGCCAAATTATTTCTAGGAATTACAAATATATTATTAATTCCATCAATCGTTCCAGAAATTCCTGAAGGATTGGCAGAATTTAAATTATCAACACCATTTAGATTTTCTTGTCTTAATCGGATCACTTTGTCACTATTTTCAAGAGCAACCCAGATATCTCCATTATCATCACAACAAATTCCAAATGGTCCAGTACCTGTGGTAATTTTATAAGAAGTAACTGTTGAACCAGCACCATCTAATTTCGAAATTAAAGTTGGTAAATATGAACCTGAATTGGCTACCCATGCATCTCCATTTTTATCAACGCATATACCCGTCGGAGAAGTTCCAACATTGTAACTTTGTTGTAAAGTAGCAGGAGAATTTGAATCTACACGACCCGCTTTGTTGACAGAATTTGCTGTGAAGAATACATTTCCATTTATGTTATCTACGGCAATTCCAAATGGAGCATTCATACTGTCGCCACCAGCGTTATATGAAGCCGTCTGGGAACCAAGAAAATTTACTTGACCAAGTTTATTATCCGACTGAAACGGAATAAACATGTTATTATATAGAATTGTAGCCATTATTTAGTCTCCTAATTGAAATTTTATTTTATAAAAGAATTTTAGTTTCATTATAAAGAATATTTTAAAACAGGTATTTGGTCGTATGATCTCGAGATGAAAATTTTTAATTTGACTAAATTTTTACCTGAAAATTTGGAATAAAATTATTTTTATTGATTTTAATTAGGAAAACAACCTTATAACATAATGTTCAAGAATTTCTTCTAATTTTTGTTTCTCGAAATCCTCGAAAGTTTTTTCCATAAATTGCATTGGTTTTAATCCATCATGAGTCCATCCGCCACGATTAATTGCTTCTTGAGTACATCTTCTGAAAATAAGAGCTTCACCATTATCTCCAACTACATATGCTTCCCCAGGACGTATTTTCCCAGGAGCAACTGGAATTGGCACAACTTTTCCTATAAGCCATCTCATTACTATACGTTCTTTTCTTGGACCATAAATTCCAGTACCATTATTTAAAAATCCAAGATGAGGAGTTTTATTTGTCACCCAACCCACATGCTGATTCACTCCCATTGTCCATCGTTGCTGAAGTTTACCAGAAGATCTTTTAAATGCTTCAACTCTTGTTTTAAACTTCAATGTTTCAAACATCCAATTAGCCATTTCTTTAGTTGTAGCAACACGAATCTTTTGAAGATGACCATCATCAATCAATTTAGAAAAAAAATCTTTTGATGGAGCAAGTTCAAGTGTAATTTTCACAAATTACTTTTTCTGACCAAATTTTTCCAAAAGTTTTTCAAAATGCTCTTTCGATACTTCGGAAAGTCCATCAATTTTTGCTTCTACTTCACCATAAAATTCTTTTTTTGATACATCAATAGTGGTTCTTTTCCAATAATGTCCAAGCACTTCTGGTGGAAATTTCTTTTTTCCAGTAGGCGTTAAGCTAAATGTAGCTTTATAGAAATTGCTTTTTTTCTCGACAGCCATATCGCTCTCCTTTTTAGATTCACGTTTGATTTTTTTGACTTCTTCAGATTTTTCATCTTTCTTAAAATCAACTTTTAATTCTTCTTTTTTAATTTCTTCCATTTGATATTTCCTCCGTATTTTAACAATTTTACTTCAGATAATAACAATTCTAATCTATTTTGAAGGTATTATTCTTATATGAATACAAATTGCCTTATTTGTGGAAAAGAAAATTAAATCACAGAAATTTATACACTTTCTCCAGTAATTGTGATATTTAAAACTGATACATTCCCATTTAAATGATCAGTTGCTTTTAATTGAATCTTTCCTGGAAATAACGCTGTAAAAGTTCCATCTTGTTCAATAGTTGCTAAATCTTTTTCATTTGCTGGAGTAGGAGGTAATTCCCAAATAATATCAGTACCTTGAGTAACCTTTTCATTATAATTATAGACTTCACCAACTTTAAATGAGAATTTAGTATCTTCGGCAAAAAATACACCCTGAGTAATCTGGTGAGCACTACCAGTAAGAGATCCCATTTTAAGAGGTTCTATCTCACGAGTAATCCAATCTTCAAAATCTATCTGAAAGGAAAGACTTGAAATATATACTCGATCCACACCGTCGTCAGAACGGGGAATTTCACTTTCTCCTCCATGATCTACCTGATTCGGCAACACTATTTTCCAACGTTCTGGAGAATTCACAGGTGGAAATAATTGATTTTGATATTTTTCTGAATAAATCAAAATAAAATGTGATAAAGCATCTGTAAGATTTGTTCGTTCATTATGACCTGCACAACCAATATCAATTGACACAGTTAATTGAGCTCTGATTCCTATATCCCAAGCACCAATTAATTTACCTTGTTCATTTACACGAGTACAAGAACTTCCGGCAGATAATCCAAAAGAAGTTTTTTTGATTGTTCCAGAAGCTGATGAAATAGCAATCATTGGAAGATGTTGATCTATCTGAGGAAATTTATCAATGATTTGCACCCACGCATTACGAGAATCTTTTTGATCGGACGGGAATTCTTCAAGGAATTCTATTTCTTTGAATTGAACTTCATCATACATTTTTAAAAAATCCCTAAATGCGACCATCAATGCATTTTTAGTAGTTTTGATTATTTTACCCCACATTTTGTTCACTCCTCATTTTATCAATGGCATCTTTTGCTAATTTCCATTTTTCAAGAGTGGATTTTCTGATTTTTGCTGGATCGGGTAAAGATGCACCATTCATTTGGCAATTTGCAAAATATAATAGAAAACCATCCTGGTGATGTGGAGGAATGTTATCTATTTCTTTCGAAAGATCAATTTGTTTCGTCATATCTCTCATGTATTTTCCTGGAACATATTTAGCACCACGAAATTTCTTGAGAAATTCTTCACCATGTTTTAAATATTGAGATAATGATCTTGAATGCAAATTCACCGTAGACCCCATACCTATTTCGAAAGATTTTGTAATTTGTTTATATTTTCGATAAAGACCCCCATCGTATGACAAATATCTCTCAATTTCTGGCCATGGACCTTTTATAACTTCTTTGACATAATCATATGCGAGATAACGTAAAGAATTAAGTTGCGAATTAGTTTCATCAAAAGCTGTATGATAATCAATAATTCTTAGCATGTTTCTTTCTAATTCTGACCAACGTCCACCAATACATTCATTGCAATATAAGATTAATTGTCCGGTATCCATTTTATCTGGAGTCTTCAAAATTTCTTGTTCCAATAATTGCCAACGTCCACCAATTATATCTGCTGCATATTCTCCTGCTCTATACAATTTTTTGCCATTCAACAATAATCTTTCCGCTTCTGGCCATCTTCCTTTAATAATATACTGTGCATATTTGCAAAGATGAAAATTTCTATCAAAATGATCAGATTTCAACATCCCTATTTCGCCTTCTGACCAACGTTTACCATTCATCATATTCTTTGCATACATTGGGACATATTCGGGATCTTGAGCTATTATCGGTTCAGCTTCTGGCCATCTTCCTTTGATAACATTTTTAGCATAATCATAACAAAGACTAGGGCTATTTGTTTTCAAAGTGACTTCTTTTAATTTATCAATCAATTCAGGTTTCGGATTTCTTTGAATAATACTTTGCAAAGTTTTTGCTTCAGAAACATAATCATGAGGAGCTTCTTCGAATTCTATTTCAAATCTATATTTTACTTCTTTATCTGGTAATAAATCTATTAATTCTTTCATCGTCAAATCTTTTTTGTCAGCAAATTCATACAGACCTTTTTTTCCAAATATCGTAAAATAATCACGTTCATTATCTTCTCTGGTTGCCAAAATTTTAGACATCGGAGGTAATGTCAATAAATATTGAAGTGGTTTATTTGTATATTCTGTAGTCGCAGTCTGTTTAATGAATTGTGATATTTTCATCCAATGACTTCCTTTATCTTAGATAATAGCTCATCAAACTTAAATGGCTTCACCATATAACAAAGTGCTCCAGCTTGCAATCCTTCTTGAATATCTTTTCTTTGAGCTTTTGCTGTCATAAATATTATTGGTATATCTTTTGTTTTATCCGATTTTTTTAATTTTCTGCAAACTTTAAACCCTTCTTCTCCTGGCATCATCACATCAAGAAGTATTAAATCTGGATTTTCAGTTTCGGCAACTTTGATGCCTTGTTCTCCATTCTTTGCTTCAAGAACTTCATACCCATATTTTTTTAAATCGAAAGATAAAATATATCTTAAAGCATTATGATCATCAACTATTAAAATTTTCAAAATTTACTCCTATTTCTTCTCCATTTCTTAATTTATCAATTTTGTCTTTGGCATTTTTCCATTTTTCAAGAGTAGATTTTTTAACACTTTTTAGCTTTGGAAGTTTTGCTCCATTTAAACTGCAATTAATATAATATAACATAAATGCATCTTGATATTCTGCAGGAAATTTATCAAAATCTTCTCTTTTCAATGTCCATTCATATGGATTCACTATTATGCCATCAGATCTTTTAATCGTTACATTATTGAATTGACCAAATATTTTAGTTTTCCATTTTTCAATATAAGATTGTCCTTGTTTAGAATAAATATTTAATGATTTTGAATGTAAATTTACTGTAGATCCTAATCCTATTTCATAAGATTTTATTAATGTTAAATATTCTTTAAAATATTTAGGATCTTTAGCTATTACAGGTTCTCCTTCTATCCATCTTCCTTTAATGATATCTTTAGCATACCAATATGCAGATTGAGGATCTTTAGCTATAGCAGATTCCGCTAATTCAAATCTTCCTCTAATAACATATTGAGCATAATAATAAGACCATTGAGCACTTGTAGCTATTATGGGTTCAGCTAATTTCCATCTTCCTCTAATAATATCTTTAGCATACTGATATGCCCATGTAGCATCTTTAGCTATTACGGGTTCTCCTAATTCCCATCTTCCTCTAATAATATCTTTAGCATACTGATATGCCCATGTAGCATCTTTAGCTATTACGGGTTCTCCTAATTCCCATCTTCCTCTAATAATATCTAGAGCATACTTATATGCTAATTTAGCATCTTTAGCTATAGCAGATTCTCCTAATGGGAATCTTCCTTTGATGACATCTTTAGCATAATAATAAGCCTCTCTAGAATCTTTAGCAATTTCTGGTTCTATTAACGAGAATCTTCCTTTAATAACATCTCGAGCATAATAATATGCCCATTGAGCACTTTGAGCTATAACAGGTTCTCCTTCTATCCATCTTCCTTTAATGATATCTTTAGCATACTTATATGCCCATTCAGCATTTTGAGCTATCGCAGATTCTCCTAATGGGAATCTTCCTCCAATAATATCTCTAGTATACTTATATGCCCATTCAGCATTTTGAGCTATCGCAGATTCTCCTAATTCAAATCTTTCTTTAATAACATCTTGAGCATAATAATATGCCGATTTAGGATCTTTAGCAATTTCAGATTCTAATTTTTTTAATTTTTCTAAT